GTCCATTTCGAGGCTGAGACGCTCAGGGCGTCGCGGCCACGGAAGGGTAAGCGCCCGTTCGGTTATCAGGCCGATGAGATCACATTCTGCCGGGGATCGGTCGAAGTTTGGCATTTTCAGTCCTCCAGGTTCAGATCATTCCTTGAAGGCTTTCGCTTTATTCATCCGATCTGAAAGACGGCCCCGAAGGGCCGGGAGATCATGCAGCTTTGACACTAGCCTTGATCTGAAGGATCTCGACTTTGCCACCGGCATAGCGGACATAGACGGCGATCTGCCTGCCTGCGATGCCGGACTCCAGCGCGATAAGCCGGAGTTTCTGGTCATTGTAATCATTGGGCTCATAGGCTGTGGTGATTTCATTGACAGGCTCGATATAGAGCGTGCCGTCGCTATCAGCCCATGCGCCTTCTGCCGAGGCGACCCGGCACCCGCCGAAAGCATTGATCAGCCTCCCCATCACATCGCGTTTCACGCCATCGAGGGGTTTGCCGTCATTGTCAGCCTGCGGGACGATGATAAGACCTTCATTCATGATTAAGCTCCATTTTGTTTGATCCCAGGACGTTGCCGCCTGTCAGATCGGATGAGTAGCAACCCGGCGCTGGCGGTTCGTGCATAGCTTCGCACATTGCCTCGCTTGGGGCTGATCTCGGGAGGATGGAAGTCCTTGCTTGCGCGTCCGGTCCGCTTCGCTTGTCCGCCTGTGCCGCTACGTCGGTTCTGGCTTTCCCTTGTCGGGTCCGAGGGTCTCACCTCAGTCTAGCTGGCGGCCCGTATCGGGCCATCGCTCCGTCTATGATTGTAATATAATTCTTTCCGTTAGCATTGTCAAGTGGATAAACAGACTATTTTCTTGTTTTTTGCACTTTTTTTTGGTAATCAGAGATTCGCTAAGTAGAAATCGGAGAAAATCGATGCTTGACAAGATCAAACTCAAGTTTTCTGACTTGATGCAGCATCATTTCTGGACGGTGATGCTGGTTCTGGTTATCGTGCTTCTGCTCGGATCTTACGGGCTCGCCCTCGCCGATCACCCGGAATCGCGCTGGCTATGGTGCGGTGTGGCAGGTCTGTGCTGATCGCATGGGAAGAGACTGGGAACCCATCGAAACCGCGCCAAGAGACGGAACGGTAATTCTGGCTTATATCCGTAGCGAAGGCGACAATCCGCCAATAATGCAGACAGTTTCCTACGCCAGAAACTATTGGTGGGACATGAATGATTGCGGCTTCGATGATGCCGTGACCCACTGGATGGCGTTGCCGCCAGCACCGGACGCTAGTGACTGAATGAGCGCGACTGAGCAGAAAATCCCAGACTGGATGGTCGCTTGGCAGAACAGCTATGACGATCCACTCTTGTTTGCAACCAAGGTGCTGGGCTTCTTGCCCGCTGGCGTAGATAACCCCGATGGGGATCTTCAGCTTGAGCAATGGCAGCATGACCTGTTGGCCAATTTCTTTATCGGGCCGGACGGCAAGCCAGCACCAGACGCAAGGCATTCCATCAGTGCGGGCCATGGCGTCGGGAAAGCCCAACCTATGGTTGAGCCAGTATTAACTCCTAGCGGTTGGATTGAAATTGGCAACTTAAAGGCTGGTGATAAGGTCGCCACCATTGATGGTAGCTTCACCACGGTCACAGGTACGTTCCCACAAGGGGAGAAGCCAATATTCAAAGTTGTCCTTGATGATGGGACATTTACTTTTGCGGTTGAAGACCACCTCTGGTTGACAACCTCACGCTTAGAACGAAAACGTGGCAGACCCCCGAGCATTAGGACAACGGAAGAGATTGCTAAGAGCCTGACCTTTCCGAATGGATTAAGGACAGGACTCAATCACCGCCTACCTCAATTCTCAAGACCAATCCAGCATGAAGAAGTCAGCCTGCCCGTTCCTCCTTATTTCTTGGGGGCTTATCTGGGGAATGGGGCGGCAGGAAATGGAACAATCTCCTTTAACGCCGAAGACATCGAGCACTTTTCATCCGAGTTCGCGGATGAAATATCAGATGATGGTCTAAAAATTGTCAAGAAAACCGAACGAAGCACAGTGGCTCTGGGTAAAATCACAAGCTCAATTAAGAGCGCGTTGCGCGATCTTGGGTTGGGAGAGGCTAGATCATGGGACAAATTTATTCCAAAAATATATTTATATGCATCACCGGAGCAACGGCACGCTCTTCTCCAAGGTTTAATGGATACAGATGGAACGCCCGGAGCTGGCAATAATGCAGCAACTTTCGATACGTCGTCCGAAGCTCTTGCCGATGGTGTGAGCGAAATCGTGCGGTCGTTGGGGGGAGTGGCGCGCCGGAGCGGGCGTCAGGGTCGTCTAAACGGAGTCGATAAGCGCTGGTCATACCGCGTCTTCATATCCCTGCCAGAGAATTTGATGCCGTTCAGATCTCCACGTAAGGCAGAGAAATATAATCCTCATCACGGCAGTAGAAATAAGGACAGAACGCTCGGTCGTTTCATTGTCGCTGTCGAAGAGGCCGGAACCGCAGATTGCGTCTGCATATCGGTTGCGCATCCATCTAAGCTCTACGTCACCAGAGATCATATTCCGACCCATAACACTGTGGCACTGTCTATTTTGGCAATATGGTGGATACTCACACGCTATGACAGTAAATGTGTAGTAACGTCGAGTAGCCAGGACCAGTTGAGGGATGCTTTTTGGCCAGAACTTAGGAAATGGGTTCGCCATCTTCCAGTAGAGCTTCAAGATCAACTTCAAGTAGATCAAGAAAGAATATACATAAGATCTGAGCCAGAGATGGCATTCATCGTGAGAAGAACTGCAAGTAAGCACAACCCAGAAAGTCTACAGGGGTTCCACGCCAAGTTTTTACTTTTTTTGATCGACGAAGGATCGGGCATCGAAGACATTATATTTGAAGTCGCGCAAGGCTCGCTGTCAACCGAAGGTGCGTCCGCCGTCATGATGTCCAACCCGACACGGCCTGACGGATTCTTTTTCGACACGCATCATCGCTTGCGTCATCGGTGGAAGTGCTGGCGCGTTTCGTCAGAGGATGTTCCCAGAGCACGCCATCACATCGAGGACGTGATAGCTGCGTATGGAAAAGATTCAAACCGCCATCGGGTGAGAGTACAGGGCCTATTCCCAACCGCTGCCGATGATGTTGTCATTCCGTTGCAATGGGCTCTGGACGCTGTAGACCGCGAGGTCGTGCCGCTAGACTATATTCCGATATGGGGTGTGGACGTTGCTAGATTTGGAGATGACTCCAGTGCATTAGCCAAGAGGCAAGCTAATCGGCTATTGGAGCCTGTCAAGGAGTGGAAAAATAAAGATTTAATGCAGTTAGTTGGCATACTTCATGATGAGTACATCAATACTCACGAAGATATGCAGCCAAAAGAAATACTCATCGACGTTATTGGGATCGGTGCTGGCGTTGTTGACAGGATGCGTGAATTGGGCTTGCCCGCACGCGGTGTCAATGTCGGCGAGGGAGCGGCATCGGTTGAAAAGTGCATGCGGCTCAGAGATGAGCTATGGTGGCGATGTAGAGAATGGTTTCAGTCCAAGGACTGTTCAATCCCTAACGATGAAAAGCTTATCGCACAACTGACCAGTCCGACCTATGATTTCCATTCGAACGGCAAGATCGTGGTTGAGAGCAAGAAGGATATGAAGGAACGTTCGCTGAAGTCTCCGGACCTGGCCGATGCGCTTTGCCTCACATTCCACGGCTTCTCGAAGCGCAAGATCCCGATGCGCCGGACCCGAGGCCCGGCCTTCCGTAACCCATGGGCAGCATGATGAAAACTGAATATGATTTCACACTCAATTGTCCGTGGTGCGGCGTCGGAACAGAATATTCCTTGAGTGAACACTTTAAGGATAAGGATTATCTGATAGCTCAAGATCTGTACGAAGCACTTGAACGTGTTCTCGCCATCGCGGATCGGAAGACGGACGAGTTTGATGCTGCCCGAGCAGCTCTCGCCAAGGCCAAGCCCATGATGGCGACAGGAAGCAAACTAAGGAGAAAGAACAATGAAATTCCAAGACAAGGCAACCGATATCGTTGACGCCTGGGTCAGAGACAATCTGATTTATCTGAAAGATGGCGGCGGGGCGAAAGGCTTGTTCCATGTCGCCCATGCCGATCTTGTGACCAGGATCGACAAGGCGTTGACCGAGAATAACGCCGATGCCACCAAGCTGAAACGCAACGCTGCAAAGAAGAAACTTGCAAATGCCTCCGAGTAAACATATCAAAGATAGCAAGAGTCACTGGCAGTTACCAGCGGTTGACCCAGCCTTGGCGATAAAATATTGGCATGATGGTTTTGGAACACTTGAAATCGCCAATCTGCTCGGCGTGCGTGAGTCCCTGATCTACAATTTCCTATCGAGGTGCCGTGAAAGACAAATCCTGGGAAAGCGGACGCCTGTCCACCAAGAGGCTGGATTACCTGATGAAGCACGTGTACTTCAAGGCGAAGCTGATCAGGCCGACACCGAAATGGTTCCCGGCCTCAAAGGGGAGTGTCAAACAGAATGACGGACAAGAAGCAGCAGGAAGCGGTGATCAAGAAGATCCACAAGAGCCTGAACATTCCTGAAAATTACTATATCGCCCCGATCGTTTATCAGCGTCGGTCACGTAAATGGGGTAGCAATCCTGCCCCAGATCCCGATCCGCTGGATCACGGGACTAGACGTAAAGCTCTCCATCAGCTATGCAAGGCCAAGATCATTGATGAGCCATCGCTATATCCGGTGTTGGAGCGGATGGTGGATCGTCTTGACAAGATGATGGCTGTAAGCGACAGGAAAAAATATCTTGAAAAGCTCGGTAAGTAGACGGGGATTTCTGGGGCGTATGGCGGCGCTGCCGCTGGCGGGTGGGGAACTCAAAAAACAGGCAGCCAAACTGGCGGGGGTATCCGGACTGATTGCTGATCGCGATCTTGACCGCGAAGCAGTCGGCGGGTTGCTTGGCTATGAGCGCTCCAGCGGCCCCAAGGGCCGCGCACTGGTCGAGATCCTGAAATTCTCCGGCATCCCCAAGTTCAAGAAGGAAGAATGGGACTGGCGGGCCAAACGCACCGCGCGCCAGCTTGATCCGGACATTGCCGCCTTGCATTCGATTTCTCTATCCGCTGCCATGCATATGCAATATAAACGCAATCTCCAGCGCTATGAAAGCGAATATTTCTCGTCTCTGATCAGCGAAGAAGATCGCACCACTTGGTTGAAGCGCTTAGGAATAGATTGGCTTTGAGCATGGCAAGCCATCCTAAAATCAAATCAGGAATGATAGAATCATGAAAAACGGCCCTGTTTTCCCAGATTAACAAGACGATATAGTTGTATTACTTCAAAAACCTTTAGGTTTTAACTCGCGAATCACTTAACATTTTGCGTGTCAATAGCTTTTTGCCACGGACAACGCAATAATGTATGATCCCAATGTCGATCAAGCCGTTATCAGCGAGCGGGACGCCATCCTTGCCGATCTGGAAGAGACCGATAACGTCCCGCCATCGCTTCTGGAGAGTGAAACCCTTTACCGCACGCTCCGATCATGGTTTGAGCTTGATGCGGCGCACTCGCATGAATGGCGCACCAATGCGCGCGAAGATTACGACTTTGCTGCTGGCGATCAATGGGAAGAAGATGTAAGGCGCGAACTTGAGGCGCAGGGCCGCCCGGTCATTACCTTCAACCGTGTCCTTTCCGTCATCAAGGCTGTTGCCGGTATCGAGATCAATGGCCGTCATGAAACCATCTTCATTCCTCGCGATACCGGTGAGGGCGATGTCAAGATCAACGAGATCCTGAGCCAGGCATCACAGTGGATGGGCGACGGCTGCGACGCCGAGGACGAGCAGTCTGAAGCCTTCCAGGACAGTCTGATTTGCGGGATGGGCTGGTCTGAAAGCATCATCGACCATGAGGAAGATCCGGACGGCAAGTACATCGAGCGCCGGGTTGATCCGCTGGAGATGTATTGGGATCGCGATGCCAGAGCCAAGAACCTCATCGACGGCAGGCGGATCTGGCGGGTGCGGCGAATGTCTCTGGATGATGCCCGTTCTTTTGTGCAAGGGCTTGGTGTCAATGTCCCTGATAGTGAATTAAACGCCGCATGGGCCGCCTCAGCAGGTTTTGGCGACACCAGTGACCCCAAGCCGATCGAAGATCGCCGTTTGCGTGATGAAAATGTCGAACTGCCTTTCGATCCCCGTTCCGAAGTCTATATCGTCCAGGTGCAATGGTGGGAGCGTGAGCGTTACTGGCGCGTTGCTGATTTTGGCGGCAATCAGACCTCCGACCTGAGCGAAGACGAGTTCATGACGCTAAAATCCCGCGCTCAAAAGCTCGGGATTGATGTCATTGCCGCCCCAATGACAAGGCGCAAATACAAGCAGGCTTTTCTGGGGGCTTCCATCCTTGGCCCGATCAGGGATTGCCCCGCTGGTAACCGGTTCAATTTCACCTGCATCACCGGCGAGAAACATCGCAACAAGGGTTATTGGTTCGGCCTGACGAGGATCATGCGAGATCCCCAGCTTTGGGCAAACAAGTGGTTGAGCCAGACCCTGCATATCCTCAATTCTACCGCCAAGGGCGGGATCATCGCCGAGGTTGACGCCTTTGACGATCAGCGCCAAGCCGAAGCCAGCTATGCACAGCCCAACGAAATCACCTGGGCGGCGCGCGATGCCATTCAAAAAAACAAGATCATGCAGAAGCCAGGCGTTGCCATGGCGTCTGGCCATTATGTCAACTTGCTCGAATTTGCAATATCCTCGATCCGCGATGTCACTGGTATCAATCTTGAACTTCTGGGGATGCGCGATGCCAATCAGCCCGGCATTCTGGAAGCTCAGCGCAAGCAGGCCGCGTTGACCATTCTGGCCACCCTGTTTGACAGTCTCCGGCGCTTCCGTAAAGAAGTTGGACGCATTCGCCTGCATTACATCCAGAACTATCTGTCCGATGGTCGATTGATCCGGATTTCTGGTGGCGAGAATTTCCGCCTGATTCCGCTTCTGCGCGACAACACCATCGGCAATTATGATGTGATTGTCGATGATGCGCCGACCTCACCGAACCAGAAAGAGCAGACTTGGGGCATCCTGATGCAGATGCTGCCGATGTTCCGCGACATGCTGACGCCGGAAATCGCGATGATGATCTTAGAGTACTCGCCACTACCAGCCAAATTTGTCGAAGCAATGAAACAGCTTGCTTCCGAGCCCAACCCAGAAGCCGCGATGCAAAAGCAACTGGTTATGGAAAAGGGCAAGGCCGAAATCATCGACCTGCAATCCAGAGCCAAGAAAACCTTGGCAGGGGCAGGGCTTGATGAAGCCAAAACCGCATCAGAGCGTGTCGGTGCCGTCCTCGATATTGCCAAGGCGGCGTCAGAGATGGGTCAAGCCAAGCTGGATCAGGCGCAAGCCGAAGCCATTGAGGCTGATACGGCAAGACGTGATGAGCTTTCACGCCTGCCGCCGCCCTCGGAGTTTGATAATCCGTTCCTGGTCGGGCCGGATCTGTCAGGGCCGCAATTGCCATCTCTGCCGTCGCTGCCGGTCTATCGCGGTGGTGGTAACAATCAACCGATGCCGATGGGTCTTGCCACCCAGGGCGGCATCGTTCCGGAGGCGGAACCAGAGCTGCTGGAGCCGCCTTTTGCCAATGTTTATGAGGGACGATAACCCATGTCAGACCAACCCAACCAGAACCAAAACAGCCTTAATCTTGAAGAGCTTGATTTTCTGAAAGACAGCGGCGAAGATGTCTCCGATCTGATGCCCGATCTTGAAGCGGCCTTGCAGGCGTTGAAATCGGATGCGCCTGATCCAGCACCGCGCCAGGAGCAAACCCAATCCCAGCAGGATAGATCATCTTACGAAGATTGGCAACTGCCGATCAATGACAAGGGCGAGGATGTCAAGCTTGAAAAGCGCCCTGATCCGGCTCCAACTGATCCTGCATCGCAATCCCCACAAGCCAATCAGCGGGTTACGCAGGAACAGGCTCTTGACCCTTATGCGGCAGACGCACCAAGGCAAAAGCCGGTTGATCAGTCTGCTGACAAGCCAGAAGGCGAGCAGGGCCAGAAACCTCAGGGTGAAGATGAGTTCGAGCCTGGCGAAGTAACTGTTGATGCTGAGGGCAAGCTGCGCGATGCCAAGACCGGCAAATATGTGCCTCATCAGGCACTGCATGCCGAACGGGTCAAGCACAAGGAAACCAGGGAAGAAGCGCAAAAGCTGCGGGAAGAAAACGCCAGAGCCCAGGAACGCTTGAATCTGCTTACCCAGATCATGGAGGGCTCGCAGAACCTCCAGAATAATGGGGTTCAAGATCAGCAGCCCCAGGAAGAGCATGACATCGACCCCGAGCAGGATATTTTTGGGGCCTATGCTCAACTGAAAAAGCGCCATGATTCTCTGGCGTCAACCGTCACCGAGATCAAGAACCAGACCACCCAGCAATCCCAGGAAATGAAGATCAATGACAGTTTCCGCCAGGATGTGGTCCGGTTTGCGCAGGCCCAGCCTGATTTCACCGAAGCCTGGCGCTATCTGATCGACAGCCGCAAGAATGAATTGCAGGAAATGGGCTTCACCAATCAGCAGGCCATCGACGCCCAGCTTGGTGAAGAGCAAAAGATGATGGTGCGCAAAGCCTACAAGGATGGCAAATCACCAGCATCGGTGTTCTACAACATGGCCCGGCATCGGGGTTGGAAGGCCCCTGAAAAGAAGGTCGAGACCCCAGCGCCGACACCTGCACAGATCAACCAGATGACGCAGCAGCAGCCAGCCCAGAACGGTCAGCAGGCACCACAGGTCAATCAGCAAGCCGCTCAGCAGATCCAGAACGCTCAGCGCTCCATGCAGGCCAATGCCAGCCTGTCAGGGGCGGGGGGCTCAGCCGGGGCGGGCCTGACCATCAAGCAACTGGCCGAAATGGATGAAGACGCGTTCGTCGATCTGGTTGCCCGTGTCGGTCGCAAGAAATTTGACTCACTGCTCAGTTGACATCGCGCTGGACTGCAAATCCGGAACATGCAGGTTTGAGCCCTGCCGCCGTCTCCAATCTTTAAGGGTGCATCATGGTAAAAGTCAGACCCTCAACGCCAGAAGAAGAACAGGAATTCGGCGATATCGATGTTAAGGAAGCGATCGATGCAGGCGAGATCCGCGAGGGTGATCCGGAACAGCTGGCATCACTCATGCTCAATGGCGGCGAAGTTGTGCTTAGTGATCAGGTTCGCGCGTTCATGGCGGCTGAAGGCATCAGCGAGGATGAGTTCATCGCCATGCTGTTGAAAGAAGGCAACCGGGAGCAGTAAGGTGAACTACCCAGAACCATCTCGCGCTCGCCGCATCCGCGACAAGCAGCGCATGAAGGCCAAGGCACGGCGGATCTTCACGAAATTTCACGAGACGCCGATTGATTTCTGGAAATCGAATGACGATCGGCTTCGCTGGATGAAAGATTGTGAACGCCTTGCGGATAATCTTGCGCATTGCAGCCGCTGGTGCTGCAACAAGCGGAGAAAGCATGAAGGTCCGCCGATGCAGGAGATCCGTGAAGTCATGAGGGCAGAATACAATGACGCCAGCACGGTTTAAGATCTGGTTTGCAGGTTTCTCTGAGGCCATCACCGATAGGCCGACATTCGAGCAATGGGCGATCATCAAGATGCGTGTCGCAGAGCTTGGTGGTGATGACAAGGACAAGCAGTCATCAAAGCAACACAGGGGCGGCATCGCGCGGGCCAATGCGTTGACTCCTGAGCGCCGAACCGAAATCGCCAAAGCTGCCGCTAATGCCCGTTGGAATCACTCATGAAACCATTCCAGCATAATCCCGGCGATTCCTACACGTTCATCCTGCGCAAGCATTTCCGCGCCAAGCTCCGCATTACCAAAGCCATCCGCGCGCTGATGCGCCGCAAGATGCCTCTGTTCGAAGCCATCAGCGCCATTCGCACCATCCGCCGCAAAGGCCACGCTGTGGTCTATCTTCCCAGTGTTGATGACATCATGGCCTTGATCCGTGATCTGGATGCAGCAGGGATCTGGGGACGCCGCTATGGCGGGGCCTATCGTCCGGTCTATCCGGTGCCGTTTGAAAACTGGAAGATCGGCATGGAGTTCTGGGTGGGCTCCGGGGCCGAGTTCCCGCACCGGGTTACCGATGTTGGGGTCAGAACCATAACGGCCATCTACCTCGACAAACCCCACGACACCACCTGGTATAATGGCCCGCCCTATGCGGTGGCGGAAATGAGTTTTGATGAAAATGATCTTCAGGTCTGTTATCTGGAGAAACCGGATGGGTGGCTGGAATAATGGTGCCCCTGGAGAGACTTGAACTCCCAACACCCTGATCCTAAATCAGGTGACTCTACCAATTGGCCTACAGGGGCATTTAATGATGGTGCGGGCGGAGAGACTTGAACTCTCACTCCGAAGAATCGAGGCTTAAACCCGATGCGTCTACCATTTCCGCCACGCCCGCTTATGAAGTCTCTTCCACAACGTCTTTAGCCACCCATTTCCGGATTGCTCCCGCTGTCACCCCATACACCGTTCAGCGATGGCATTAAGGGACAATCCAAGACGGCGCAGATTTTTGGCACCGGCGATTTTCTCTGGCGTTGCGCGCCAGTTTTGCACAAGGATGTTTGATCTTCGCGGCAGATCAAGCCGCTGGCGTTTGCCGGATATCGATCCACGGCTGGTGCCAAGCTCACGGGCGATCTCGTCAACGGTCAGCCCCTTGTTCCACATATCGATGAACCGGTCTACTCTGGTTGGGTCTTCTGCCCAGAAGTCTGAATGGGGCATTGTTGGTCTCCTTTGTCTGGATCGGGGAAAGGGCTTCGAACCCCTATTGTCAGAATCAAAATCTGATGTCCTACCAGTTAGACGATCCCCGAATAGTCAGTGTGCCTGCGTTGCTTCTCTTTTGCGCACTTCGTCTTCTACGATCTCGATCAAGGTCTTCTTTATATGATCGAGCCACCGCTGATCAGATGTGTCTTTGCGCTCAGCTTCGTGGGCGGCAAAAGCCTTATCCCGCATCTGTTTTTGCTTCACGATGCTGAAGGTGGCGAGGTTTTTGAACAGCTCTTGGTCAGTCATCTTTACAACCTCAATTTGGTGAGCCCCCGATGAATCGAACATCTCCGGCATCCACCCTTCTGTTTTCAAAGCCAACGGGTTTACAGCCCATTGAAGGGAAGGGAGCCCATTAATTTCATACCACGCTTGACACCGAACATAAAGTGTTATATCTACAGAAAATCATGTCAATCCAGATCAGACTTCCACATCATCCGCACCCTCGACCGAGCCATTGAAGCTCGGCCTGTCAGGGTGTGGGGAAGTTGGTCATCCCGTCTCACTTGGAATGAGAAGATCGCCGGTTCGAGTCCGGCCACCCTGACCAAACCTGCTTTGGTCTAGTGGTTAAGACGCTCGGTTGTGGACCGGGAAAGCGCATTTCGATTATGCGAAGCAGGACCATCCTAATGCGTCGTGATCAGCTTTGACAGAATCTCACCATGGCGCTTCTCCGCCAGATTTGCTATGCTCCTGATCTCGGCAACCAGCTCTTTGACAGTTTTTTCGATTTCATCATAATCACCCTCTGTGAGGGTTTCTTCGCAGATCCTGGCGATATTGCGGGCTTCAGCAATGGTGAAAGGATGCGATATGCCATCATTGATGACAATACCGATCGCCGGATCTTGGGTATCAGCATTGATGCCGATCTTGAACACGGCGCTGAAATTGCCATTGGTGGCTTTCAGATCGTGCATGAAACTGATGACGCGGGCAAAATAGCCGCCTTCAGTGGTGAGTTCTTCCTTGTCTTTCAACATCAATCTTTATACGGATCTTTCTCTCCGCTCCCTGCCATGACAACGATAAAGGGTGACAGCCGGTGCAGAACACGGGCGGTCTTGTGGTGATAGCTCAACACTTCATCAAGGCGGCGATAGGCCATCGGACTCTCATCGAGATCACCGCCGATCAAGGTAACGCCGCGCGCCTTGATCCAGTCATCCATTTCAGCCCGGCCAAATCGGCGCTTGGCTTCCTTGCGGCCAAAGACCCGGCCCGCACCATGAACGGTGGAATAGAGCGCGCCCTTGCTGTCCTCGCTTTCGATGCCTTCGAGAATGACGGCATCATCGCCCATCGAGCCGCCGACAAAGCCGCGCTGGCCGGGGAAGGCTGGCGTTGCGCCCTTGCGGACTACCCAGAGGTTTTTGTCGCCATGTCGCTCGCGCCAGGCGAAATTGTGGTGGTTGTGAACGCTGTCCGTGACCTTACCGCCGATCATCTGTCGGACCCGCTCAACCACCCATTCCCGGCCCGCATAGGCATAGCGCCCAGCCAGTTCCATGGCGGCGATATAGCGCTCACCCAGTTCGGTATTATCATCAATCACCGCTGGCGGCACATGCATGCCATCCTTGCCACCGGCAAGTTTAAGATAGCGGGTGGCAGCGGTATGGCCAAGCCCGCGCGAGCCGAAATGCACCCCGATCCAGACGAACCCGTCTTCATCTTTCATGAGATCGACATAGTGATTCCCAGAACCGACAGTGCCGAGCTGTTTTTGCGCCTTGCCGCGAAAATCCTCCATGCCGGAGGCTTTCCAGGCTGCATCATCGTCAAACAGGTCATGCTCGGCGCGCTCTTCATTGGTGCGGCCCACGCCGAACGAGATGGTCTTGGCGATATCGCGAGCAAGTGGCAGCACCTTGTCTTCGATGGCTTTGAACGGCACATCAAGCCGCACCGCCAGGTTGCCACAATTGTGAACGAACACACCGCTTGCAAGCCCGAAATTATTAAGACCTGGAACGGTGAGGCAGTAGACATCCTCAACATCTGTGATGGGTTCGATAGACACGACCTTATGGTTGTTTGCGGCTTCCGCTAGACGTTCGATAAGTGATGGATACCCAGGCTTCCAATTCTTTCCTCTTCTTGCTATTGCGGCGGCTTCTGGGTGTTTGAAGCGTGCGTGGATGGACAATCCAGATGGCCCACGGGCAACAAAGCCGCAGATTGGGCAGATATGTGGAACTCTGGACCGCTCTGATGTGCGCTTGATCGTCTCCGGATCAGAATTGAACTTGGTAATGTGCTGCGCACCTCGCAACCCATTTTCACTGATGCTCTCGCGGAAATGATCGGGGCGCTCGTTCATATAGGAGACGATGTTGGTCGATGCTGTCCTGCGTCGCTTCTCCATGAATTCGTCGTCATGGCGAGCACCTTCCCAGAATTTTTTGATTGCCCTTATCCTGTTGGCATGGAACTTTGGCGTATTGAAGTGCGCTCTATCGCGCATTGCGGCGTGCATGGCATCGTGCGCAATTTTCCCCATAGGTTGCAGGTTTGACGGAGTGTTGTCCGATCGAATAAAGTTCCTATGGTGAAGGATCATCTCATCGCCATCGAGATCTGGTGCCGGATCAGTCATGCCAGCACGATAGACCATCCAGTGAAGACGCATCAGTCTCTTCGTGTTGTTGTTGCGCACGAGGACGTAACCATCGCGATCAGCCGTCATGTAAAGCGGCATTAGGGGCTGGTTTGGCACAAGGCAATCGGCACGCTGATATGAGCCATCGCGCAACATGAACTTGTGGTCAGGAGTGCAGCGTATTGTTTCTCCGTTATCCAAGGTGACGCGAACTAAGCCAGCCGACCGGCGTGTTTTGTAGCAAGTTCCCTTCGCTGGAATTGGCTTTCCATCCGGTTCGCATGCTAGGATGTAAACATCCTGCCCTTGAATTTCCGCCAACGTTGGCGTTTGACCATCCATGGTAAAAATGCGGGTATCACCAGTAAAGCACCCAATATCAAAGCCAACCCCAGAAATCGAGATCTGGCCTTCATAAGCGATCACGCCGCCCACCGGCTGGGCATAGCCAAGATGGCCATCAGCGCACAAGGTCGCACCGACCACATTACCTACAGCCATGCAGTTCTTCATCTGCTCAAGAGTGGCATATTCGTGGTTGCCGAGCACGGTCAGCGGGCTGTCGGCGTATTTTGGATCTTGCGGAGCGATGGTTGCGCCAAACGCTTTGGCCTCACGCGCCATGCGCTCGTCTCGCGCGGCCTGTCGGAATGTGCACCAGGCTGGCATGGGTCTCAGCCCCTCACGCGCGATCTTGGCGTTGGGGTCGATCCCGGCAGCAATGGCCATTTCGTAAGCGCGTTCCTTGTCTGGATCAGATCTGGTCATGCCGCTCTACTCTTTATATAATCCCGCCAGAAGCGTTCAGCGCTTTCCAGCGCGGCGCGCAAATTGACGCGTCCGACCGGGTTCTGCGAATGGATCGCCCAGCCTGGGGGCTGAACACCAGCTTGCGCTTGGCGCTCGATATAGTTAGCCACCGGATAGGTGGTGTCGCTACCATCGAGATCATGATCGAAGGAGATGAACGCGACGCCGCCATTACGGATGATGGTCAAGGCTTCCTCGGATGTCTTGGCCCAGACCCAGCGTTCCGGATCGGGCGGCTCACGAACGTCATCAATCCACAATCTCATTATCGATTCCTGTATCCGGCTTATTTTCTATAGATATATCATCCTGCCGGATAAAATCAATGATGGATTTGATTTCCTTGGCGACAATCTTCTTGTCCATCTCCTTGATCAGAATCGACAGGCATAGAAAAATGCACTCATCGCAGATGAAGACTGAGGGGCCAGCGATCAGTCTTTGGGTCTCGTGATTGGTCTTGCCGCAGAATGAGCAATAGAGGGTGTCACGGGCGACCTTCTTGATAATATCTTCCATTTCATTTGATCTCGACAATCTTGATTCGCGGCTGACATTGCCGTGGACTGAATGATAGAAATGGATTGCCTCATCGACTTTTAGCATGGCGGCGATCAGGCGTTTTTCGGCATCGGTCTCGCCGGTTTTGGTTTCGATGGGCATGGTTTCTCAATGTGACTGGTTACGGTGCTCAGCGAGCAGCAGATCAATTTCTTCAGATCTTAGCTTTTGTGGCACACAATTGAACAAGGAACAGGAAGATACCGACCCATCAAACAGCGATTTTATTTCGCAACTGTCATCATACATATCAATATAGCCTTTGCCGTAGCCAGCACCACCACTGCAAGTAATCACTTTGCCGGGATGACCGCGACAGTCTTGGACAATGTTGCCGAACGCAGCTTGCTTTCGAGCCCAATTTATTCTACGTTTTAACTTCCTGCGATCTTTTGTTGTCATTACAAGTTTTTCCTGCCGGATGATTGCAAGTGTTTTCTGCTCTTTGACATCGTGGATCGCCGCACCGGCAGCAAGGCCCGCCAGAGGTCTTTCCATGGCCGCTTGAGGTACAGGCATTCGCGCAGGGCGAGTCTGAAACGGCTTGATTTCTTCATCTTTTCCTCGGCTTGTAGACCCATTGTTCTTTGAACTGAAAGGCTGCATCGATGGCGTCCTGAGCACGGCGGCGATGCGTTTCATGAAGATTGGTTTGCTCCATGATTTGCCGTAACGATCCGATCAGTTCAGAGGTTATGGTTTCCATCTGCAATGCATCTTCATCTGTCATCTTTTCGCCTTTCTCGCCTCTTGATGCGCTCATGCTGCCGTTCATCAACTGGACATTCCGGATCATCGCCGGGATACCACAGGCCATTGAAGACCAAGGTTTTGCTTATGCGGCGACGGGCAACCAGGTTACTGCGGACACGTTTTGGCACATCACCGATCCCGTTCGGGTGGTGCGGCTGATATTTTTTCGACATCTGCGATTGCCGCTGGATTCGGCACATCTTCCGGCTTCTGTTTCACCCACCATCCCGGTGGAAATCCATTGCCGTCCCATTGCTCCAAAGCCTGTTTGGCGTCATGTTCGGTTTCATAACAGAATCTGGTGCGGTAACCTTCATCATCGAGGCCAACGAACAACCCTGTGGTGAAATTCATCTGCAATGTCGCCGCCCATTCGCCTGTCGGCAGCAACCTGATGTTGCGGTAGCCTTCGGCGTGAAGCTGGTTCAGCATTGTGGCTTCACTCATTTCTTCGCCTTTCTCGCATCAGATCCCGGCATTCGAGCAGATTGAGAAGATCATGAAGCTGTTTCGGAGATCCTCCGCCGATCATGGTCAATGCCAGCTCATAAGCGGCGATGCGCTCGTCTTCCAGTTTCCTGATATAGGCGTCCTTGTCAGTCATAAGATGGCTTCACTCATACCAGACTCCTAATCTTCAGCAATTTCTGTTTCACGCTGTTTCATGATATGCTCTGCGGCAACAGCTAGAGTTCTGAATAAATCAAATTCTTCGGACTGACTTCCGGCACCGGATACGGGATACCATTGCTTGCGTGAACGATTAAGATTGCCTTCAAAATGAATCATTCTGCTTAAGCGGCGCGTGATCTCATCAATATCAGCGCCTTCAAGATAAATAGGGCTGTTCATTTCCCTGTTTTTGGTGAAATTAAACAACTTGTCCTTGACCGTAAATTCGGTTCTAATGGCATTAATTGGAATACTAAGTGCTTCCTTGATTACGTCTTCCATTCCCCAGCTTTGACCTATCTTGTGGCTGGTCATTGCGTCATATGCCATCTCGTGGATCATGGCCATTCCAACAGGACGGAAACGCGGATATTGCGGATAGGCCCTGGCGGCGGCGTTGGCAAAGAGCACACGACCATCGTGAATCCACTCACCAAAGGTTTTCCATGTCAGAAGATCCTTTTTGACCTCTTGCTCATGATAGGGATTTTCACCCTGCTCGCGCTCCACCAGATGATCACGGATGTAAGATAGCGTATCGGCGGTATAGATGTCTTCTTCGATATCCTCGACATAACCATAGTCATTGTATTTTGCCTGAAAAGCATAGCCAACAGGCACGAAGCGATCATAGGAATAGCTGGTTGCGGCTGCGCCCATCAGTGGATCAGCAAAGCGTGCGGCGACGATGACTTGACAGACAACGGGATCACCCACCATAATTGGCAGATTGGTGACCATGCATGTGCCGTTCCAACATCCCATTTTACGATCCTACTTTCTAATTGGCTCCAGCGCGAGGACTCGAACCTCGATTCTCAGGGTAACAACCTGGTGTAATACCTTTATACGACGCTGAAATTTGCGTTTTTACTCTCGCGTACTTCTTGGATACGGGTCTAGGGGGCCTTCATAGGCATCCCACTCGTGATCTTGCAACAAGACAAATTCGTCCTGGGCCTCGCCTCTATATGTCGGCTCATCATAGAGCTTATCAAAAAACTGATTGAGGTGGTCTTCGCCGAAGGCACCCCAAAACTCTGCCCCCTTTTTGGCCAGGAGCACATGTTTGCCGGATGGCTTGTGAACCAGCCAGAGACGGTTGTTTGTCATGCCGGTTCCTTCGCCTTCTTCCTTGGTCTGTTCCATGGTAATGTACTGGCCGGAACATACATGCTGCTGATGGCCCGCAGGCCGCGCCAGTATTCTGACGTTATGACTTCGACATAGGCGCGCGATCCGTAAGGACCAACATAGCGAGCTTCAACCCAGATCTGATCGCTAATCGACTGCGGGACTCTGATCTGGTTCTTCCACTCCATCAGGCTACTTCCTTGGCTTTCTTCTTCTTCACTGACGCCATGACGGTATGCTTTTCAAATTCGCCCATCACGTCAGCAAACGCAGTGCGGAGGCCCCGTTTGAAGGCAAAAGATTCCCGCGTTACCGTATCCGGATTGGGGACGATCTGTTTTTCGATATCGTCTTCAACTATTTTTGCTTTCTCGGCAACGGCGGCTAACGCCTGTTCCATCTTATGCCGGGGAATGGATCTGATCCATTCTGGGATCGGGGTGTCCTTACGCAATTTCAGAACTTTCTTGTTTTAAGGCGTGCTGTCCAACGTCAGCTTTGGTGGCCAGGCGAGCCATCAGCCTTCTGTATGTGCGTTCACGGTGACAATTAGAACACACCAAATCACACTTCATCATTTCTGCCAATATACTACTACGACTTTTCTTCCCGTTTTTTGCTAAACTGGTGATCCCGGCACGACTCAAACGTGCAACCTTCGGATTCGAAATCCGACGCTCTATCCAGTTGAGCTACGGGACCAATGTAATGGCGGGCGGGACGCTACCCCCGCTTGCGGTGCTTTCACCAACAATTTTTCGGATTCAATCACTGCCGTATCAGGGAACACTGGCTTCGACAGATCGTTGGCAAGGACCTCTAAGGCTTGTCAGGTAATCCTGACGGGTTCCCAGCCGTTTGCACTCGCTCTCCTTCGCTCTCGATTGCTCGGGACCTCGCTAATCCTGCGCTTCTGCTTTCAGCGCCGCCGTCCATTGTCTGTACATATAAAATTTTACATGCCCTTTGTCAACGCGGAATAATTTCCGCTAACGTAATTTTTTTATTGACAAGCTATTGATTCTGGCGAATTCTAGTATTGCTATCGATTCGATTCGGAGTTTGTCTCGCGCGTCTCGGTCTGTATTACAGCGTTAAAGATGATTTTTTCTGTATTTGCGTATTCGTAGCCAGTTCATCTGATCAGTATCCGAATGCATCCCTCCATCGTCTTCGACCAGCTTCGGTCTGAGCCCCGTTATTCTTAGCTCCCGCCCCCGCAGTATCGGCGGTTATCTGATCTGCTTCGCATCCTGCTCCGGCGTTACAGGGCATTCATTTCACAAGCGGAGATAACGATGGCTTATACATCGTTTCCGGTGAATGATGCATTCGCCGTGAAGCTGTGGAGTAAAATGCTGATTGTGGCCGAGAGAGAGGCCCTCGACATTGCTCCACTTATCGGATCGGATGACAATTCCATCATCCAGATGAAGTCCGAGACCTCGAAAGGGTCCGGGGACAGCGTGACCTTCGGTCTGCGCGCCCGCCTGACCGGGGACGGTATCACTGAAACGGAAACTGCCGAAGGCAATGGTGAAAGCCTGTCGATCTACAGCGATGCTGTTCTGATCAACGAGCTGGGCCATAATGTCGGCGTCAAGTCTCAGAATACCATCGACCAGCAACGCGTTCCGTTCAACCTTCGCCAGCAGGCCCGTGATGGTCTGGGTGAGTGGTGGGCGGATAGAAAATCCGTGAGTATTCAATAGCTTAGCGGATGTAAAACCGGGTGAACTCAGGGAATCCCGTCCCAGTCCGGCTGGCGGCAATCCTGATCTAAGCCCTTGCAGCTTCAGTTCTGGTTAGAGTAATTCTTTGTGAATGGATCAACCCACCACAAGGATTAATATGACAACCAGAGTTTGCAAAAAATGCAGTCAGACTAAGGCGATCGAGGAATTTCAGTTCTATGATCCGGCACATACAAAACGGCGACATGCTTGCAGAACGTGCAATAGCGTACGTGTCGAAGCGCACCATGTTGCCAATAAGGAGCGCCGCCTCAGCAGGGCTAGAGATCGATACGCCAAAGACCCTCTTGCGGTCTGGACGCCAGAACGGCGGCAAAGAGCAAATGAACTTAGCATTTCCCGCTATGCGCAATTGCGCGAAGCGGTCTTTGAAAAGCTCGGATGCGAATGCCAAGCGTGTGGTGAGACAGAGTCGCTTTTCCTCACCATTGACCACATCAATAATGATGGTGGCGAATTACGGCGGGAAAATCGACATCGTGAAATCGGGTATGGACTTTATGTTCGAATCCTCCGTGAGGGGATGCCAGAACACCTCGAAGTTCTCTGTTTTAACTGCAATTTCGGCAAACGAAGAAACGGCGGAGTCCTTGTCAAGGATCGCCGACGCAAGGGAAAGAGCAACGACTAGAGAGCAATCTCGTAGGGCCAAGCGGCCCGAAGCGCCCGGCGTCCCGAAAGGGAATGATGATATAGTCTGGACTGCATGGAAACATGCAGCAGCCCGAAAGGGCGGTGTCGAGAGTTGCGATCTCGATGCGAACACACGAAGCTTTTTCAATCAGGTATGCGGCTACACGGTCCAGACCAACACCAAGTACACCGGTCTCAATTCCGTAACCGCCCCGACATCCGGTCGCAAGATCGTCGCCGGGTCTGGTTCCAACGACCAGGATATCACATCGGCTGACGTGTTCACCCTCGATCTGATCGATCAGGCCGTAGAGCTTGCCAAGGTTGGCAGCAATATGGTCCGGCCTATCCGTATCGGTGGTCAGCCTAAATACGTAATCTACCTGCACCCATACCAGGTTACGAGCCTTAGAACTAACAGTTCTACTGGTCAATGGCTTGATATTCAAAAAGCAGCCATGATGGGTGGCCAAGTAACCAAGAACCCAATCTACACCGGCGCTCTTGGAGAATACAACGGAGTCATCATCCGGCAGTCTCAGGATGTTACTCAGGGTGTAAACAGTTCTACTAGCGCAGCTATTACTACTGTTAGACGGGCAGTATTACTTGGAGCCCAGTCTGCCGTCGTTGGTTACGGTCAGGCAAATTACGGCCCCATGAAATACCGCTGGAATGAAGAGTTGATTGGCAGCTCCGTTGTCGGGAAACCGGCAAATGACAACTGTGTGAACTCAGGGGAAGCCCTAGCCGCGTAAGCGGTGGGTAATCCTGAGCCAAGCCTTTGAGTTATTATCAAACTCGAAAGGAAGGTGCATCGACCATCCCGAAAGGGAGTACAGCCAAGCGGCTGGAAGCGCACAGGCCCCAAACGAGAAAGACGTGGGGCATGATATGGTCAGATCTCATAGGAAACTATGAGCAGTCCCGAAAGGGGCGGTCGGGGACTAGCGGCCCTCGGTGAACAAAAAAGTGCTTGATCACAAGCGTAAACTTGAAGTCTCCGCCTGGTGTATCTGGGGTATGAAGAAGACAGTCTTTGACAGTGCAGATTTCGGGACTGTTGTTATTTCAACCTACGCGACAGCGGCGTCTTAATAGGGGGTATTACCCATGGTTACGAATACTGCCGGGACTACCGCTCGGGAACTCGCGTTTCAGGCGGTGCATTATCTCCGGAAGACACTGACTGTTGATGACACGACTGCCACTTTTGTTGGCACGATCCCATCAGGAGCGATTGTCATTCCAGACTCCAGCGGCTTTCTTCCGACGACAGATTTTGATGGCTCATCGCCAACAATTGATGTCGGCGTTGATGGCGAAACGGATGCCTGGATGGATGGTGGCGACATTGATACGGTTGGATCGTTTGTTCCTCTCGATCAGAATGATGCCGGTTTCCTCGTGACAGCGGATACGGATGTTTATGCCCTCGTCGGTGGCGGTGGGTCTCATACAACCGGATCTGGTGAGCTGGTCATCATGTTCATTCCGGATAATGACGGCTAATAATGGCAGGGAGGCTAAAAGCCTCCCTCCTGTTTAGCATAGGAGATTTAGAAAATGGCTACACCTGAAACGGCTGGCGCTTATGGCGTTGCCCGACAATTTGCCAATATGGACATTTTGTGCAAGCGCGTGATCGCAAGCGGTGCAAATGTTCTGGCTCAGCCCGAGTTCCTGACGGGCAACGTGTTCTATGTGGATAGCGGCGTGGCGGCCTCCGGTGACGGCTCATCCCCGGCGCTGGCGGTTTCGACGCTGGACGCTGCCGTTGCCCTGTGCACGGCGAACAACGGCGACAAGATCATTGTTCTTCCCGGTCATGCGGAAACGCTGATAGCGGCAGATCAGATCGATCTCGATGTTGCTGGCATCAGGGTCATCGGCCTTGGCGTCGGTGCAACGAGACCAACCTTCACCTATACGGTAGCAGCGGGCGAGATTACGGTCGGCGCGGATAACGTCACCATTGAAAACATTCGCTGCGTATCCAGTGTAACTGCCGTTTTGAAGGCGATCAACGTCGAAGCTGGCGTTGACTATACGACAATTCGCGGCTGTGAATTTACCGTTGAAGCCACCGGCACCGATGAATTCAACGCCACTATCTACTTCGAGGATAATAATACAGGTTTCCTCGTTGAAGGCAATACCATCCATATGGGTCTCGGCGGCGCTGTTGCGGCGATCCACATGGATGCCGATACATCATACGGTCAGATCATTGGCAACTACATTACCGGTGATTATTCAACGGCTTGTATCGTGGGTGACACCACACTGTCTACGAACATCTTGATCAAGGGCAATCTTCTGGTTCAGGGTGTTGGAGGCAATATCGGCACGGAACCGGCCATCGAACTGCTGACTAATACAACCGGCATCATCGCAGACAACTATATTGTTTGTAATGTTGCGGCCCCGGCAAATTCCATTGTGGCAGATCAATGCTTCCTGTTCGAGAACTACTACACCGAAACCGTATCGACTGGCGATGCTGCTTCTGGCGTACTTATCGGTCTCGACACACCGTAATAAAATGGGGCCTCGGCCCCATTTTTTCTCTTTTTGTGCCTTTAACCGATAGCGGTTCTCAATGATCATTACACCCACAGACAGTTTTACCAGACCCGGCGACACAACATCTTACACGGCAGCGGATCTGGTTGCCAATGATGTTGATGCCGGTGATGTGGTGCCACTCACCTTTGGTAGCAACAGTATCGGCACACATGGCATTATCCGGCGCGTGCGGCTCTACAAGAGTAGCACCACGGCGACTGCTGCCACCTTTGTCGTGCATCTGTTTTCGGTCGCACCGGTTGTCACCAATGGCGATAATGGTGCATTCGCGGTCTCAACCGCCGCCAATTATCTTGATGAGGTGGCGGTCGATATGAGTTCGGGCGCATCGGTCGGAACGGCTTATCTGTACAAGCCTTCAGCGGCTGTCGCGATTGGGTTCAATTTTGCCCATTCCGGCAGTCTGATTTACGGCCTGATTGAAGCCAGTGGCGCTTATGCTCCAGCTTCCGCAGAGGTTTTCCAGGTAACACTGGAAATTGAATCAAACGGACCATGATTAAAGGCGGAATGGCAAGGATGGGAGCTTAATTCACCGATGCCATTCCACCACTGACATCAGAGCAGTCAGACTTGGACTTTAGGGGGAATTACGGGGGCATGTCAAGTCATGACAACGTTGGGTGACATGAAGACGCGGATTGCGCAGGAAGTCAGGCGCAAAGCCTATGCCGATGTCGATAGCATCATGCAAAGCGCAATTGACGATGCCATCACCTCTGCAATCGGGGCCTATAATGATGAGCGGTTCTTCTTCAATGAATCGCGCGACACCACCTTTGCAACGGTGGTTGATCAGGAATTCTATGATTCCAGCGATGCTGCCGACCTCGCCGATCTTCTCAAGATCGATTATGTCACCCTGTCCGATGGGGCGCAAAGCTATCAGCTGATCCCCGATTATCCAGCCGAGATCGAAAGCGCATCTTCCAGCAATACCGCAACCGGTCAACCTGGATGGTATCTGTTCTATGATCGCAAGATCCGGCTTTATCCGATTCCAACCAGCGCCGATTGGACCATCAGGGTCGCTGGAACATTCAAATATGCCGCGCCAGCAAGCGATGCGGAGGCGGATAATTTCTGGATGACCGATGCTGAGCGGCTGATCCGGTGCCGGGCCAAATATGAGCTGGGCCTGCATGTGCTCAGAGATCTGGAAATGGCGCAAACCATGGGTTCGGCAACCTCTGAAGCCTTTGAACAACTGAAACGGCGCACCGCCCGGATGACGCAACGCTCTGACGGCAAGGTCAGAGCGATGGCGTATTAGGGGGGGGGATACCCATGCCGCTCAGCAACCAGCCGATCCGATGGGGCCAGTGGCATCCTGACCTTTTCGACGCCAATGCGCCCTATACCTCATCGATCCTGAACGTCCTGCCCAGAGCCGATGGCTATATGCCGGTCAAGGACTATGCCGCGCTGACCGACACGCTTGCCGGGCCATGCCGGGGATTGTTCTTTGCCCGGAATGCCGGGGTGCTGATGGTGTTTGCCGCCACAGCGACACGAATTTATCAGCTCGACAATACCACCCTGGAATGGACCGATGTGTCGAAGGGTGGCAACGCCTATAGCAGCCTCGCATCCAATGCCCAATGGCAATTCGTGCAGTTTAACAATGTTGTCATCGCGGTGCAAGAAAACACGGTCCCGCAAGCCTTCAACACCACATCATCCAGCGAATTTGCTGATCTCGGCGGTTCGCCGCCAGAGGCCCGCTATGTCTCGATCATCAACCGGTTTGTGGTTCTCTCCGGTCTGCTTGACAATCCTTACCGGGTGCAATGGTCCGGGCTCAATGCAATCACGACATGGACCTCCGGCACCAATTTTTCTGATTTTCAAGATCTTCCCGATGGCGGCATCGTGCGCGGCGTGGTGGGGGGTGAATTTGGCATTATCGTGCAGGATCTGGCTCTGCGCCGGATGATCCATGTGCCAGGCTCGGATATCGTTTTCCAGATTGACAGGATTTCCAGAGACACCGGGACTCTGGCCCCTTATTCGATCATCAATGGCGGTGAGAGCGTATTCTTCCTGTCACCGCGCGGTTTTGTCAAGACCGATCAGTCCGGAGTGATCACCCCGATCGGGAAAGAACGTGTGGACCGGACATTCTTGCGCGCTTTTGATGAAAATGATCTGCAATTGGTGATCGCCGCCTCTGATCCGGCAGCGCATCTGATCTACTGGACCTATAAATCCGCCGATGGCGGTGCAGACGGCGAATTTGACAAGATCATCTGCTATGATTGGGCGCTCGACCGCTGGTCCCTGATCTCGGTCAGCGGGCAATTCATTGCCCCGCTTGCCTCGCCTGGCCTGACGCTGGAGTCTCTGGATGACCTCGCGCCGGGGGCCTTGGCGATTACCGACGCTGATGATAATGGCTCCGGCCTGATCCGCATCACCGTTGCCTCGACCACCACGCTCACCGATGGTGCGTTCTATACGATTTCCGATGTTGGCGGGGTTCCCAATGCGGATGGCACCTGGGAAATAGACATTATCGACGGCACCGATTTTGACCTGCTCGCCTCAACTTTTGCTGGTAGCTATACCAGCGGGGGGATCGTTGCGGGTTCGCTCGATGCGATGACGCAATCGCTGGATACGTTCGCCGTTGCCGATCTGGCCCAGATCAGTATCGCCAGCACCGATAACAGCATTGGCTTTTTCCAGGGCGACAATCTGGAAGCGGTTCTGGAAACGCCAGAGCAGACTCTGGCTACCTATCGCCTGCTTGTCAATGGCATTGTTCCGTTGACGGACAGTCCAGATGCCGCGATCTCGATTGCGATGCGGGATAATCTCAGCAGCTCCGCCACTTATGGCGAGGAAAGCACACTCAACATTGATGGCTATGCCGATCTTCTCGAAGAAGGCCGCTATCTGCGCGCCAAGATGCGGGTGCCAGCTGGCTCGGATTGGAGCTTTGCCACAGGCATTCACCCAGACACACGCCGCGCTGGATGGCAATAGGAGACGACCAAATGTCGGGCAACTATCCCGCGATTACCGAAACCAGCCTGCCCCGGATCATTCAGTCGATCCGCGATCTTTATGCGGGACGCTCCAATGCAACCGGCGTATTCACGCTGGATGTCAGCCCGGCGACCTCGACAGTTGTTACCGCTGCCAATTGTGGACCAGGCTCGATCATCACCTTGATGCCAAGAACCGCCAATGCCGCTGGAGCCATTGCGACCACCTATATTGAAGAGGGAAATGTCGGATCGGGGACGTTCACCGTTACTCATGATGCAACGGCAAATAACGATGAAACGTTTTCTTATACTATACAGGGGTGATCATGAGATCAATACAGGAAACGCCTGAAGAAAAACAAGAAAAATCATCCGAATCACTTTATGATGTTGTCAGAATTCCTGTCAACCATATTTCTGCGATCTGGTCCTATGTGTTTCCGCTTCTGGATCAATCGCGCGAGATCAACCCGCTGATGACGATGGACCAGATCATTGAAGGCTTGGCGGATGAGAGCTTGCAGCTCTGGGTGACGGTCAGGAACGGTTGTTGTGCGGAACTGGCGGCGGTGTTTCTGACCGCGATCGAGCGCGATCAGGGCCAATGGGTCTTGAGCTTGCACAATCTGGTCGGACAGGACGCCAAAGGCTGGGTGATGGCTTGCCATGAAGAGGCGCAACGCTTTGCCCGTCTGCATGAGTGTTCACGCGTCCGCCTCGCTGGCCGCAAGGCGTGGACCCGGATATTGCCGCCTGACTATCAGGTGACAGGTGAGGTGGATGGCCATTTCATCTACGAAAGATTGGTGGATTAGATGTCGCTCTCATTCGGGTCGTCGAAAAAGAAAACCAATTCATCAGGTCAGGTTGATCCCTGGGATGTCACAATCCCGGCACTGACCAATCTTGTCGGTCAGATCGAGGGCCAGCAGGGCAATGTCGGCATCACGCCGGGGCAGGAAGACGCTTTCAGCGCGCTTTTGAGCAATGCTGAAGGTGGTAACCCCTATGCAGGCCAGATCGGCAATCTGGCCGGGGATGTTCTGCAAGGCGTCGATAGTCAGTCTGGAACTGTAACCGATGCCTATACCAGATTGCAAGATCAGATTGGCGGCATCGCTGCGGGGGATAATCTGGATGTCAATGAGAATCCCTATTTGCAACAGATGCTCCAGCAGGTCGGCGATGATATCAGTGGACGGATCAACTCGCAATTTGCCGGGGCGGGACGTGATCTGTCGGGCATGAACCAGATGGCGGTGGCGCGCGGTGTCTCCGAAGGCACGCTGCCAACCCTGTTCAACCAGTATAATCTTGAGCGCCAGAACCAGTCCAATGCCGCCAATCAGCTGTTTGGCGCTGGCACCGGAACAGCAACCGCTGTCCAGGGACTGGATACCGGTGCGTTGCAAAGTCGGATACCAGGGATTGAAGTCGCCAATGCGGCGATGGATGCCGAAAATTGGGGGCCGAATACCATCCTGGCACTGGAACAGCAGATGAAACAGCTGCCGATGGAAGATCTTGGACGGCTTGAGGCCCTGCTTGGACCGCTGGCTCAGCTTGGTCAACAGCAAACCCAGCAAAGCACATCCAAGGGCTCATCGATGGGGATCGGGATTTCGAATCTGTTCGGCGGGCTGGGGTCATTGCTTTCTGATGAGCGGACCAAGGAAGATGCCGAGCAGGTTGGCGAACTTGCCGATGGCACGCCGATCTATCGTTATCGTTATTCCCATGATCCGAGCAGGACCGTTCACATCGGGGTCATGGCGCAGGAAATCGAGGGTGATCACCCGGATGCGGTTACCGAGGTTGGCGGTGTCAAGATGGTTGAATATGGCGAAGCCACAGATCACGCCGCTGAACTGATGAAGCGGAAGAAGAGAAATGAATCCATGCCGAACAGCAATTATTTCGGCCTTTATCCGGCATAGGAGGGTATCCCCATGGCCATGTTAGAACAGATGTTGCAGCAATCCCAACCCGGCGTCAATCCGGAACTGGAAGAGATGATTTCGAAGCTTATGATGGGCTCTGGCGGGGCGGCTGGGGCCTCACAAGGCGGGGCGGCGGGCGCGATGCGCCAACCCTTGCCTCAATCAGCGCTGGGGGCAGGCGGTCAACAGCAAGGAGCCGCACCGGGGTCGCCATTGCCAGGCGCAGCCCCAGGTGCGATGCCAGGCGGACAAGCCCCGCAAGCAGGCCCCGATCAGGGCAACCGCACCTATCAGGTGCTGGTTTCTCAAGGCGTGCCGCCACAATTGGCGAAAGAAGCAATCAACAATCCCGCTCTTTTGCGCGATATTCTCAGGCAGTTGCAGGGCGGCCAGAACCAAGGCGGACAACCGCCCGCTGGACCGCAAGAACAGCCACAAATGGTTCAAGGTGGCAATAACCGTATGACACCGCCCGGTTTCGGCGGCGGCCCAATGAGGTAAGAACGCCGATGGCACCGCTTTTTGACCCGCTTGCCCAAGCGCTGACGGCGCAGGCATCGTCGCCTCAGGCGATGCAGGATCAGCAACTGGATGAGTTGTTCCGCACCATCAATGCCGATCGCGCCGATGCGCAGAACGCTCAGCCCATGAGCCTGCCATTTCCGGGAATGGCGGTGCGCGATGCGCCTGCTGGCGGTCGATCTGCGGCTACGCCAGCGGCAAGTCAACAGCCCAGCACGCAAGCGCCAAGTGTTGACAGCCGGTTCCTGGAAGGCGGGCCACAACCGACATCGACCAAGCGGCAGGATCGGCTTGAGCCCAGCCCATTGCCGAAAACCGGGCGTCTGCCAACGGTTGCGGAACGCACGAGCCAGCAGACGAATGCGCCAGTGCCGGATTTCAATCCCAGCTTTGGCGAAAGGCTGACCAATTTCGGCAATGCGCTGACCAGCCAAGGCACAGTCACGAACTTTGCCGAGCAGCAGCAACAGCGTCAATCGACTTTCAAGATGTTGCGCAATCTCGGCTTTGATGATGATTCTGCCAAAGCCGCCGCGCTCAATCCGGATATTTTGAAATCGGTTCTGGCCAGCAAGTACAAGACCGGCGCAGGCGCTTTTGGCAAGCAAGTCGTCTGGGGTTATGATGAAGAGGGCAATTGGGTTCCGCTTCAGGTAAGCAGCCAAGGGATTGGTGCTCGGACACAGTTACCGCCAGGCGTCAGAGCGGTTCCGCCCGGAGATATTGCACAGCAACAAGGCTATGGCAAAGCCTTTGGTACAGAGCAGGGGAAAATTCAAGCGGATAAACCGACCGCTCAAGCACGCGCTCAAGATGCGTTTTCCAAGATTAATACAAATATTGAAATGGTAAATAATTTATTGAAACATCCTGGATTGGATGCAGCGGTTGGCCCGATTTCACAATATTTGCCAAATGTTCAGAAGGAAACAGCCAACTTTGAAACTGATCTCGATACATTGCAGACACGACTTTTCGTTTCGGCGATCAATTCCATGCGGGAATTGTCCAAAACGGGCGGTGCCCTTGGTTCGGTGACCGAGCGAGAAATCGAGTTGATGAAAAATTCTTTCCGCAGCCTCACGCTCGGACAAGGCGAAGCCAACATGCGCCAGAATCTGCAACTGCTGACCAAGGATTTACGGGACTCTATGGCGCGGATTCAACAAGCTTACGAACAGCAATATGGCGCGGGGCAAGTCGTTCCGCCGCCAGCAACAGCTGGTGGTCAGGGTCAAGCCCAGACAGCACCGGTTCGAGTTCAGTCGCCGGAAGAGGCGTGGCGTCTTCCGTCAGGCACGCTTTTCGAGACGCCTGACGGTCAGCAGAAGGTGAGGCCGTAATGCCAACCGCATGGGATCAATTTCCTAATGCCACGCAAGGCCAGTGGGATCAATTTCCTGCATCTGATGCACAGCCGGTGGCAAGCCAGCCACCACCAGATGATCAGGGCTGGATGTCTTCGGCGTGGTCTGGGGTGAAATCGGCTTTCACCGGTGAGGGGCGCACCGAGTTTCCAGAGGCACAGGAATTTGGTCCGGCCTATTTTAGCCGGAGTCCAGGTGCGGACGGCAATCCGCCGATGGCCTCGGGTGCGCCCGCAATCATGCAATCGGCGATCAGCCCAGATGAAGAAGCCCAGTTCGACATCATCAAGAAAGCCATTCCTGGACTTGAGAGGAAGCAGGATGCGCACGGCAATATCATGCTGAAAGCGCCAGGGATGTCGGACTTTGCCTATCTGAACAAACCCGGTTTGTCAGGCCGTGATCTTGATGAATTTGGCACACAAACCTTGGCCACCGCACCGCTATTGGGCTGGGCAGGTGGTGCTAGAAGCATGCTTGGCTTAATGGGACGAGGTGCGCTGGCTTTGCCCGTCGCCAGCGCCACACAGGATGTCATTGCCGGACAGGCAGGTTCTGAACAAGGCATTGATCCCGAACGAGCTGCGATTTCTGGCGCTATCGGCGCTGCCATACCGGCAGGGATTGGTGTCGCTAAAGGGATAAGCAGTTATCTTGGTGAAACCGGACGCCGTGCGCGATCCGCGATCCAGAATGTTCAAGATCCGCAGGCGGCAGCTCGGCGAGAGGTTCAAGCCGCTTTTCAGCGTGATTTTGAGAGTGGACAGCTTGCGAACCGCCCGGCCCGACCTTCGGGCTGGCGTGCTGGTGCGGCGTTGACTCCGGCAGAACGACAGCAAGCGACCGGGCGCAATCAAGATCTAAGGGTTATGGATTATGGTGGTGAAAACGTAGCGCGCGAAGGCCGCAAGGCTGCGAACTTGTCACCAAGCGCCAAGAACGAGATTATGCGCGTTATTGGTGATAGGTTCGAAACTCAGAGCCCGCGCGCTGGGGGATTGATCGAAGGCGAGATGAATCTTGCGCGATCATCGCAAATGATCCGGGATGATTTGCGCACCCAAGCCAGAAATCTGCGAGCGCCACTCTATAATCAAGCCTATCAGCAAGGCGCTAGTGGTATTGATACACCTTTGCTGGATCAATTGCAACGCTCTGGCACGTTTCAGCGCGCCATGGGGCGGGCTGAACGTATGCTGGCGGACCAGAACGCCATGCCTAACTGGCGGCAATGGCAAGCCCAGTCTGGGCAAGGCGGTGCGGGGCCATATACCTTGGCCTTCTGGGATCAGACCAAGCGGGCGCTCGATGATTACGCTGGGCAAGCTCTTCGTGCGGGCAGGAACAATCAAGCGGCGACGTTTTCCGAAATGGCGCGGCAGTTACGCGAAGAGTTGGATCGGGTGGTTCCGATCTATCGTCAAGCTCGGAGCACGGCGGCACGGTTCTTTGGCGAAGAAGATGCTCTTGAAGCCGGACGCAATTTTGCCAAGGGTCAGTTTAACTGGCGCGATGCGGAACAGGCGGTCAATCGTCTTAACACGGCAGAACGCAGCTTGTTTTCTGAAGGTTTTGCCGATGAGTTGATGCAAAGAATAAGTGCCACGTCAGACCGGTCTAATCTCCTTAATCGGATTGCGCAGTCGGATATGGAGCGCAATCGGATTCGAATCGCGTTGGGGCAACAGCGCTTCGATCAGATCGAAGCTTTCTTCAGAGTGGAAAACATCATGGAAAAAATGCGCAACGCTATGGGCAATTCGACAACAGCGCAGCAGGCTTCCGACATGATGAAGGGATATAGCGGCGTTAACCTTGGCTTCAACCTTGGCACCTTGAGAGACCCAGCAGCAGCAATTATTGGAGCCATCGCTGCCGGAGGTCGTGCTGCGCAGTTGCGGATCAATGAAAATGTCGCAGAAGAAATTGGCAATCTGTTGACTTCGCGCGATCCGGATCTGTTCCTGCAAGGACTGCAACAGGCCGCGCGGCATCCAATCATTGATGCCCTGAGGGCTTTTGACGACATGATTGCCGACCTGACGCCAGTGGCCGTGCAGACTGGTGTCAACCAGAACTTTTATGATCAGGCCGCACCATAATGTCCACCGATTATGATCCGTTTTCTGTGTTTCCAGATATCTGGGATAAAGAGCGCAGGCGCAAGCAGATCAACCCGAATGATTTCCGCTTCGGCGAGATCGGCGCGGCTGTCTCGGATTTCCCACAAGCGGAAATGGCCAAGCGCGGTGTCAATCTCCAAGCGCCAAAAGTTGATCCGGTCTTGCCGCAGGCGACCGATTATGATCCGTTCGCAACATTCCGGCAATCGCGCACGGCGGTTGAACAGCCAGATCCGTCTATTTTGTTTCCGCGTTCTCGGGGGCCGGTCAGCGATGAGCCCAATCTTGGGGTGCTGGGCGAAAGTTTCGGGGTCTATTCGCCGCAGGATCAGCAAAACTGGCTGAAGGCGGAAAAGCAGGCCGCACAAGGGATGATCTCGGGGGCGCAAGAGCGCTTGCGCAATCGCCGCGCCATGGGGATGAGTCCGGACGACGATCTGCTGGGGGCTGATGAAACCCGGCAAGCGACTGCCTCGATCAAACAGGGTCAAACACGTCTCAAAGAGCTGGCCGCGATGGAGCGGGGCGAGTTGGCTCTGCCGATCAAAAGTGGGTTGCGGTCTGCTGTAGAGAACTTCCCGCGCTCCGTCGCTGAAACCATGATCAGTATCCCGCAAATGGCCGGGATAATCAAGGGTTATGTTCAAGACGGCCCGGTTGATGACGAATATCTGCTGAACTGGAGCCGTGGGGCAAAAGACTGGGTAGCGCGGCAGTTCCCCGGCGATCCCGCGCGCCAGGATGAGTTCGCCCAGCAATTGGCGACAGGCGCTGGCTCCTTGGTCAGCTTTTACGGTGTCGGCATTCTGGCGCGACTGGCAAAGCTGAGCCAGCCAGCGCAGATCGGGATTGTCTCTGCCTTTGGTGGATCAGCCAGCGGGACGCAAGGCTTTGAAGAGGCCACCCGCGAATTGCAGCAAGCCCGCGCCGAGGCGGCGGCAAGTGGTGATCAGCCAGCGATTGATGATTATGATAGATTGCTCAAGACCCTTGGCTATAGCGCAGTTGGTCTGACCGAGGCCGCGCCGATTGCCAGAACCCTGACCCGCGCGGTGCCTAATGCGCAGACCCGGTTGGGCCAGAGGCTCATTCAAGGGGCCGAAGGGGCCGCAGAAGAGGCGGTGCAGGAATCGGGCGCACAGCTGGCGCAAAATGTCATCAGTCAGCATACCACCGATCCCGAGCGTGCGGCAATGGCAGGGGTTGGCGAGAGTGCGGCAGTAGGTGGCACGCTTGGTGGCTTGATGAACTTCCTGATGCCGGGCCGATTTAGCCCTGATCAAGGTGGTGGTCAAACTGGGGGACAGGTTGGTCCTTACCCGCAATTGCCACCGCCTGACAATTGGGACTGGCTGAATGATGGGGTCGAAGATCGCGGTCCCTTGACGCCATTGGAAGACCTGCCAATTGGCGGTGAGCCAGATCCCAGCGCACCGCTGGCGCTGCCTGATCTGAATGCACCGGAGCGCAATGCGCTGAAGGCGGAAATGTCCCGCCTGCTGAACGCCAGCCCGCCTCTTGCTGCGCAGGCCGATCAGTTCCTGAGCGCGGTTGATGAGCCTGGCCCGACCCAGAATGTCGTGCAGGCGGCCTTGCAAAAGGTTCGCGACACCGGGAAACTGTCAGCGGTCGCCAATGAGTTGATCCAGACCATGCGCCCGGCGATGGCGCAGATGCCTTCCCCGCAAACGCCACAGGAACCGCAAGATACACCAGACGTGGAGGTCCGTGATCAATTTGCAGCGCCTGGCACGGCAGGGCGGGTGCAGACCTCGCCATTCCAAGAACAGACACCAGGCCAGACCCAGACACTGGATCGCGAGCCCTTGACCTTGCCATCGGCGCCGCTGTCGGAAGAAGATATTCTGCCCGCGATCGGCCCCGGCGTTCCGTCCCGCGATATTGATGATCTCGGCTTTTACAGTCAAGCGCTGGAATCAGCCCGCACGCTGCCGCAAGCGACCGGCACCCCGGAACAGATGCTGGCACAGATCGAAAAGGGCGGCACCAAGGAAGCGGAAATCCGCGCCACGGATCTGGATAAATTCCTGTTTGGCGAGCCTCTTGCCCAGCAGCGCCGCCAGCTTGTCGATCTGCGCACCGAGGCCAATGCGCTGCGCAGTGAGATGGGGCAGAAAGATCCAGAGATCACGCCAGCGCGCCGCGCCGAGATCGAAGCCGAATTGGCGCGCATTCAGCCGTTGCTGGCAACTGGCGAAGATGAATTCCGCCAAGCCATGCAGAACACCAACCTGCCGCGCCGGATCGCCCGTGATGATCTGGTGGGGTATCTGGACCAGAATAGAGTCAGGTTGCAACAGTCACGGTATGGGGGCAAGGAAGCTGCGTTTCCGTCCTTGCGAGAATACGCCAGGGTTCCCAATGAAGATGGCAGCTATGATGTTGAAGTTGAAGATCGCGAGAGCGGCAATATCTTTGTCGTCAATGTCGATGATGATGCGGGCAATGTGACGGTTCGCGGGCCTGACGGGGAATATATCCCTGTCAATGCGCCGATGAATCGCCAGCGTGAACGTCATGCGATGCTGGCGATCCAGGATTGGCTGGAAAACCAGGTTGATCACCCCGAAGATGTCACCGGTCCTGCCAAATGGGAAAAATGGTCTCTCGATCCAGGCAACCCGACTTATCGGGAAAATGTGGTGCATCTTCCGATTCCGGAATCGGCCCCACAATTTGATCCCGCCAAGGTCAAGATCGAACGCCGTCGCCAGTCTACCACGCAAGGAAGTGCCACGATTTCCTACGATGGCAAGGTCTTGCTTGATGGTGCCGAAGACAGCGCAGGGAAGCCAGATTCCTACTGGATCGATTATGCGCGCCGCGTCTTCGAAAAGGGCGACAGGTTCAATCGCCTTGAACCCATGCAGCCTGCGTTCCGCCAAGGCCATTTCGAGGAACCCAATGTCGTCTCCCATTACCGCACCCAGCAGCTTCAGACAGTTGATGGCCGCACGGTTCTGAATGGTGATGAATTCCAGTCTGACTGGGGTCAGAAGATCCGTGAAGGCGGGGCACGGGATGAGGCCAAGATTGCTGAGCTGAAAAAGCAACTTGAGGAAACCGACAAACAGCTTCGTGAGCTTTCCATAGAGGGAGACAGGCGATATCGCGACCATATCATGGACCCCAACGGGGATGTCGATGATAATAACCGACTGTTGAATTTCTTCCCAGGACCATCGCCGAACTATATTGACCGCATTGAGGCAGGGGAATTCGGGCTTAGCCCGAAGGCAACAGGGGATTGGCTGTTCAGAGCTGGGCAGGAAACAGCCAACGAAGAATTTGGCGAATTTGCGGACAAGCATGCCGACAAAATAGCCGCTGCCTTCAATACGAGAATGCGGATTGTGGCTGAACTTGCCACAGCCAACGCCGCCACCCCAGCCCATCCCCTTGTCCGCACCACAGATCAATGGCTGGCGACAACATTACGTAAATTTGTAAAAGACGCCGTTGATGCCGGTGTTGATGGGGTGACGATTACGCCGGGGGATGTGCAGAACAAGCGCTATCCCGGTCTTATCGCTGTTGCCGATGAGATGGAAGTCGAAGTGCAGTTTTCTTCCGACGACAGACTTATAAGGCTGAAAAAAACAGGCAGGCCAACGACAACGATCGGTGTCAACTCTGAGGGAACAATTGTTCATTCCAGCACGTCGGAACTTGTAGGACATTCTCTTTCTGAGGTGATTGGGCGGGAGCCTGCCGATCTGGCGATGGGAACCCCGCACAGTGATGTGTTTGATGTCGGAGATCTCGAAATCGGCGGCGAGGGCATGCGCGCCACCTATGACAAGATCTATCCCCGTGCGCTGGCGAAAATCTTGCAGAAATATGACAAGAGCGTCAAGCCGGAACGGGTGAAACTGTTACCACACAAGATTGCTCAGCAGACTGACATTCTACAAAGAATGCAAGCCGAAGGCAAGACATTTGAGGATTATCCCTATAATGCTTTGTCGGACAATGATGCCCGGATTGTCAAACAGGATTTCATCTTCTTCCCGATCACCGACAAGGTACGCCAGAAGGTCAAGGAAGAAGGCCAGCCGCTGTTTGCTTTAGGACCAGGAGGTCAAGATGAAAGACGATCCAAACGCGCCAGAGACCGAGCAGGACGGGATCAGGGCGGAAGCCTTGCGCCGCTTAAGGGTGCGCCGACAGTCGAGGACGCAACCGGCCCAGACCCAAGGGTTGTCGCCGTCGCCGAGCGCTACGCCCGCGACCACGGTATCCCGCTCAAGCGTCAGGCCGAATACGCGAAAATAAATCCAGAGTTAGCCGCTCGGATCGCCACCGCCTATGATCAGATGCCGCATGCGCCGAATGACCCGAAAGTTGCGGCGGCCTATCAGGCGATGATCGAACAGACCGTTGACCAGTATAAAGCCCTTAAAGCCGATGGCTACAAATTCTGGTTCTATGATGAGGGTAATGATCCGTATGCGGGCAATCCTTGGAATGCCATTCGTGATCTGAGACAAAATCAGTCGATGGCGGTGTTTGCCACCGAAGCCGGATTTGGTTCAGGGGCAACCGATGTTGACACCAGCACCTCACCGCTGCTGGTCGATAGCGGTATTCAGTGGCCCTATGGAGCCCCTGATGGTCCCATGAAGCGGGTGCTGGTCAATGACCTGTTCCGCGCCGTGCATGATGTGTTCGGGCACTCAATGGAGGGCGCAGGGTTCCGCGCGCAAGGCGAAGAAAACGCTTGGCAGGCCCATATCCGACTCTATACCGGTCTGGCACAAGGGGCAATGACCTCGGAGACCAGAGGTCAGAATAGCTGGCTCAATTTTGGCCCTTACGGCGAAAACAACCGCACCGCCAGCCTTGAAGACACCGTATTCGGTGATCAGAAATCTGGGTTGATGCCGGAATGGACTTGGGCCGAAGGCCGGGTTGCCGATCAGGATAGTCCGCTTGCCAGCGTCCCAACCTATGCGCTGGAAAATAATCCACAGGCTGCAATTGATGCCTTGCGAATCGGCGGCGAGATCCTGCAAGATTGGCTCGGGAACTTTGCGCAAGTCTCTCCAGAGGGGGTAGGGCCGGGACCGGATGCGGCATTAGCGGCGGTCTCGGCCATCACTCAATCAGGACAGCGCACCATGGAGGCTCTGCGCCGCGCCATGGTTGATGCCGGGTTCAAAGAACCCATTTCCGATGAGGTCCTGTCCCAAGGCTTGCTCGCCGCCAATTTCCTGATGGCCCCTGAGACCAAGGAAGGCATTGATCCGCTCTTTGCCATTACCGCGTTTCCAATCACGGGGAATGCCGGGCGGATGGCGGTATTGCAACGCCAGCAAAATGATATTTTCAACCAGATCGACACGCTCCAAGGTGAAATCAAGGATCTCATCGGTGGCAAAGCCAATGATCTGACCCCGGAAGAAGAGGCGGCCTATAATGATCTGGCATCTCAAATTGATGCCTTGAATGAACGCCTGCCCGAAGTTGAAAGAGAACTGAACGATCTCTATGATAAACAGCATGATGCCAGAGTGCAATCGGGACTGTTTGAAAAACGCTCAGAAGCAGGCGATCGAACGCGTCAAGCCTTCCATGAAAAGGTTGATCTTGAAAAGCAGGTGATTGACCTTGAGCAAAAGCTTGAAGCCAATCCGAACGATTTTCAGACAAGGCGGCAATTACAGCTTGCCCAGCAACGTCTGAGCGAGGCTGATGCTGTCTATTCAGATGCCCAAGCCGAACTTGACAAAATCAATGATGATCTGGCCAATCTCGTCTTTGCCCTGCGTGGGTTTTATTCCCCGGCGATCCGTGCCGTCGAGACCGCCAAACAGGACAAGGCAACCCCGGAACAGTGGAAAAAGGTTCTGACCGGCCCCGGCGTCAGACAGGAAGAGGTGCGCTGGCTTGGGGTAATGGACTGGCTTGATGAGCAAGCCTCGATGATGGTTGATCGCCCCGGCTCCAACCAGCCCAAATCCGAAAAGACCATTGCCAAGAGCGATGTTATCGATTTCCTGCGCGCCCATCAATATGAAATCGAACAGCGCATCCTGCTCTCGGAACGCGATCCTGACGATATTCCGGAAGACGAACGGGTCGATGACGATGATGAACCCGCTGACGTCATGGACGAGGAAGAGCGGGATGAGTGGATTTCTGAGCGTGCTCAGGAAATTCAGAATGAACTAGAAAGTGAAGCCATACAAGAACAAATCGGCACGTGGGAACAGCGCAACGATCCTTCTGATTACGATGTCGAAATTCAGTTTGAAGATTTCACCGGCACAATCAGCGATGCTGAACAAGAACTGTTAGAAGTCGAGCGTCGTTACAGCGATGCGATGGATTTGTACAGACGCGCTTTGGACGCGTGGGCAGCGAGCGGCGAAGTTTTTGGGCAAATTCCGCTTCCTGGCCTGGCATCACCAAGACCCGTTGAACCACGTTTTGAAACAATAGCCGAAAGAGTGCTGACCGAAGATACGCTTGAAGACTGGCGCAACGGCAATCTCGGCTGGGTAGTCAATCTGGAGCATCCTTATGATCGCGAGGATGAAGAGCTTGAGAATGGTGACGTATTCCCGACCCGCCAAGCCGCACAGGAAGCCGCCAACGCCAGACTTGAAGCCATTCGTGATGCTTATGATGAAGAGTTAGAGGCTGCAAGGCAAGATATCTATGAGCAGGATTTCGCCTATGAATATGACCAAGCTCATCAGCAGGCAGAGCGAGACTTCGAAGACGAATATGGCGATGGTGTAAGGCGCAGCGGTGATTATTTCTCCGATCAGACCCGTTACAAGCAATACCGCATCAAGGGTGGCCGTCACTATCAGGAAATGCTGGTCCGCCTGCCGATGCTGGAGGGCAAATATTCATCGCACCACTATCAGGATCAGGAAGTCGTCCATATCCGTTATGATGTCAGAACTGGCCTCAATGGCGAAAAAGTTCTGTTCATCCATGAGATCCAATCGGATCTGCATCAGCGCGCACGCGCCTTTGGCTTTGGCAAGCAAGGGCTGGAGCGGGCCAAGAAAGTCCATGAAGATGGTGGGGTGACGCCAGAATTAGGCCAAGCCCTGGAGCAGGCAGCGCAGCAACTGTACAAGGTTCGCGAGGAATTGCATCAGTTGAGCGAGCAAAGACAGGACCACCCACTGGTGCAGACGATTATCAATGAGGCGCGCGAGGCGGAAGCCAAGGTGAGCGAGGTCAACGCACGGATTATTGCCAATCGCGAGGCGGCCTCGACCTACATCAGCACCTTCGCCCGCTTTGATGGAGCCCCTGAGGCCCCCTATACCGGCACAGCATGGTGGGAACTTGGGTTCAAGGCTGCACTTCAACGTGCGGTCGAAAAGGGTTTTGACGGCGTTGCCCTGACAACACCAGCCCAGATCCGTGAAGCCACCTATACGCCAGAGAAGGTGGCACAGAAATTCTATGGTGAGAATGTTCCCAAGTTTATCAATAAATATGTCAAGAAATGGGGATCGAAACCTGAGAAGAAAATGCTCAGCGGCACTGATCGGCGTCACGCTGAGGTTCTTCGCCCGAATTACACCGTTGATGATTTTGTTAAATGGCTGAATGCGCTGAAAAACCAAACATACTACATGGATCAGGGCAATCCTGCTTATGATGGACATTTGATCCGTGGGTCCATAGATCTAGCGTTAGAAACTGTTGCTTCGCCTGATTTCAATGGCGACATCTCATCTGTGTTAAACGGCCATGCTAGACTATTTACGCGTCGCACAGATAATATTCCAGCCTATTGGCGCAGGCCATCTGGAGAATTATCCATTGCCAGAGTTGCCGTAGGCGATAAAATTTCTGATGATGCGCCGAGCCCTTACCATGTCGCTGAAACCGGCATTGAGCAACCATACTGGCCCATTACCGATCAGATGCGCAAGGATCTGTCAGGGGAAGGAACAGGACAGCCACTGGCGATTGGGCAAGAACAGATCCTGCGCGGCATTGATACATTACTGGCCGCAGGCCGGTCTGTAACCATTGGTGAGAATGTCAAGGACGCCATTCTCAACGCGATAGAGCCCCACAGGGTCATTGTTCCATCCGGATTGAGTGTCGGCTATCTGAGCCGGATCGAGCCTGTCAAGGGCAATAGAAAACGCGTCAATGCGTATTTCACCACCGAAGATGGCTCAAGCCACGTCATGGAATATGACCGTGATGGTTTACTCGGTCTGCGGGCGTTTTTTCAGCCGCCGAATGGGGCGCTCCCGACCGGCATCTTTTTCCTGCGCACGACCACGCAGGGCGAGTTCCAGCGCGGTGTCGTCGGCGAAATACGGCATGAGGCCATCCACGCCCTGCGGCGCAGCGGGCGTCTTCCGGATCATGTCTGGTCTGCTCTTGTCGGCCATGCTCGAAAACTCCAAGTTATGGACATCAGCTTTGCTGATTATCTGGATGCAATTGGCCGCCCAACGCAAGATTTCAGAGCGCATGCTGTTTCTGTCGGCGACCAATACAGATCATTTTATAGCGGACGTTCTGATTTTCAAGAGGTATTTGAACAAGAAGCCGTCGCTCATTTAAGTGAATTATACAGTCACGACGCCTGGACACAAGAAGAAATCGCCCCCGTCAAGGACATTCTTGACGATATCTTTGCCGGTCGCTATTCAGGGGCAAGCCCTGATCCGCGCGGTGGCGGTCAGGATCTGTCCTATGCCCTTCGCCCGGTAGACCGGGAAGGCCAGCCGATCAAGAATGATCCCAGATTCAAGGCGTTCTTCAAACAAAGCGCCGCAGTCGATGAGATGGGTGAGCCGAAAATCCTCTATCACGCGACGCTGGCGGATTTTCCAGCCTTTGATCCAAGACGCACACAGGTTGAATCAAATCTTGGCAGAGGCTTTTACTTCACCGACAGCCCGGATGATAGCAGCGCCAATTATGGCCGCGCCATTGGACCTGATATCGAGGGAAGAATAACAAATCTGGCCGAACGCCTCAACAGCGATGCCGGGCTCGAATATAATGATCCCCATGGTTTTAACAAGGCCAGAGAGCAACTCGGTTATGTCCATGAGGGCATGAACCTGCCGGTTTACCTCAGTATTCAAAATCCGGTGGTGATCAGCGATCCGTATTCGGGAATTGAATCAACTTTCCTCCCATACCAGGCTGGCGAGATCTATGATGAGGAAACTGATGACTATGAGTATGGCGAACCCTCTGGCAAGCTTGATGAGTTCTTCGAAGCCCTGCGCCAAGTTGCGCCGGATTACAACAACATCGATGTCGAAGCCTTCATCGCGGATCTGATGGATGATGTCTTCATCAATGAAGGATTAACGGCTGAGCAGATTTATAATGTCGCCTCCAACAGCGATTTCCTGATCTATGGCGAAGATCCGGAATCTGGCCAACTGTCCACCATGGAGCCGATCCGCCGCGCCTATGAGATGATTGGCTATGATGGCATCATCGATCATACGGTGGATGAAAAATTCCCGACCATGCAGGGTATTCAAGGGGCCACCCATTATATCGTCTTCAAGCCAGAACAGATCAAATCCGTCTTCAATGCCGGTGGCTTTGATCCAGACGATCCCAATATCCTCGCCGCGATCGGGGGCGAGAAGAAGGGGGCGCGTTCGCGACTGACGCAGGACATGCTTCTGCTCGTCAGAAATGGATTGGCGGCTCCGGTTCCAATCGAGTCAGCCAAGCCGGTCTTCGATGCCATCCGCCCGGCGCAAGACATGGTGCCAAGCGAGTATATCGTCGCCAATATCAGTGGAATTTACCCTGATCAAGACGAGCCCAATCAGGCGAAACCGGAAAAGATCCTGTTTGATTTCAAGACCGAGGACGGCAAGCGGTTCACCTTGCGGCTTCCGCCGCACTACATACGATCATCGGCGTTCCACGCGATCCTTCCGGAAATGCAAAATCGGCCTGCCACGTCGGGGATTTTCTTTGTCAACCTTACCCCGGATGGCGGCAGCTCGCAATATCTCCGGGGCGTAATACGGCATGAGGCTGTCCACGCTCTCAGGACTAAAAATCGTATCCCCGAGGCGATCTGGCTCCGTCTTCTTGACCATGCTGAAAAACTCCGAGTTATGGATCATTCTTTGGGTTCGTATCTTGAGGCCACTGGAATAACCGATACAAATTCCAAAGATCACGAGGTCTCAATCTACGATTCCTATCATGATCTATATAAAGCCAATACAAGATTTTATCAAGAGTTCATCGATCAGGAGCAGATCGCTCACATGGTCGAACTCTATGAACATGGCGTCTTTACCCCGCAAGAAATCGCACCGGTCAAACATATTCTCGATGCCATGTTCCGGGGGGATTTCTCGCGCGGCACGCCGAACCAAGCCAGAACGCTTTCTGTTCCAGAACCAGATTACCATGTACCAGACACGATTGTAAAACGGCTAAGGGAAATCACCAATGCGACTCAACCGGCACGATCTGATCCTGGCCAGCCGGGCGCTGCTCAAGCGGGCGCTGGAGCACCCCAAGGGCTCAGCCCAGCGGATCGAATTACTCCAACACGCGAAGACTTTGGTCGATCTTCCCTCATCGGAGAATCGCTCGGACGCGGCCCCATTGATGACAGGCTCAGGCAATCGGCGATCCGGACCTATCTCGGAAACTGGTGGAAAGCCGACGCGCCATTAAAGCGGGCAAAACTGCAAGGCTTCACGCTTCCAGCCTGGCATGCAACGCCTTCGGATTTTCTGGTCCCGAACCCGAATATCAAGGGCCGCGATTTCGGTTTCCATGTCGCCATCAATACACCTAATGCTGCCAATGAACGAGCCGGGTTCTCATTCCACGATGTGGACAATCAGCTCACGCTGGAAAAACCGGGCATGATTGGCAAGCTCGCCAGATTCCTGTCGAATGCTTTTTGGGATAACCGCAAGAATATCCGCAATCTTCCCCTGCTGGTCAAGGCCCGCAATCCCTTACGCGTTCCCGATCTCAACGCCTGGGGCTCGATGCCGATGTGGCGCGGAGCGATCCAGGAAATTATGGCAGGTCAGATCCCGGATATTGGTCCGAAAAACTACCCTGTGTTCCGCGCCATCGATGACATGATGGTTGCCGTCATGACCGAAAAAGCCCTTGTTGGCGCTGGTTTCGATGAACAGCAGACATTCCGTCAGGCGCTTGTCAATATCCTGGAATCCCACGGTTATGACAGTCTGATCTACAAGAACGATTATGAAGATGTCGGCAATGACAGCCTGTTCCTCTGGGATGCCGCACGGGTGCGCTCTGCCTTTGATACATTCGATCCGCGCGCCGATGGCAATCCGGGATTATACGCCTCTGTTCCCTTCATGGAAGCCGACATGCGGCAAGAACTCAACCGTGCCTTGCGGGAAGAAGGTCTGGAAGAGATTATGCCGCAATTTGCGCTGGGGTCAGCAGATGGTGGTTCTTCTGTTGAAGGTTTCACAGATACGAATTCAAAACCGATGACGGAACTATACACGGATTATCTTAAAAGATCACAGAAATCCGGTAAAAAACCAATATCGTTCAAAGAATTCTCTAAGAACGACGCGCGAATCACTTTATAGTTTCTAGTGTCAAGAGGTATTTTGGTTAGACGGGGCAAGGCCGATGGCCTATTGGGCGGATCGCGATCGCCTGTGGCTCTCTCTCACGCCAGCGCAGAAGGCTGCGGCAATGGCGCTGATGGAGGCCAATTCAGGTGACGCACAAGGGGCGGTGAATGTACTCGGGGCGATTTATAATCGCGCCGAGGCTGATGGCCATGATCTGACGGCCTCGGTTTCCGGAAAACGCTACCAGCCCACCATCGAAGACACCCAGCGCGCCCGCCTGCCCCAGATCGTCAACTCCCCGGCCTTCCAGCATCTGACCGGCATTGCCGAGCGGCGCGGCAAGGGCGAGATCGGCGATTGGGTGCAAGGCGCAACCCATTTTCTGGCTCCAGAAAAGACCATGTTGGCCTTGGAGGCCAAAGAGCCGAGCAAATACAAGAATTGGGGTCCACGCGGCGCGAACTGGACCAATTATAATCCCGAAACCGGATCGTATCAAGGCGTCGTCATGCGCGATGACAGCCATGCTTTCCTGCGCCCGGATGGCCAGAACCCAAAACCACAATCCCAACCTTCACAGAACGCAAAAGGCAAACCCATGTTCGATATCGCAATGCTTGCCAAGCTGTTTGGTGGTGGCGGACCAGCCGCTGCCGCAGGCCCCGGTGTTGCCGGGTCCGCAGTCCCCAAAATGGCCAGCGCCGCCAATCCTGGCACCGACATGCAGAATCTGTTCGGCTCGCTCAGCAATTTCGCCCCTGGCGGTCAGGATGCACAATCTAGTGGGCAGCAATCAGGGGCTGACAGTTCACTTGCTGCCCAAGCCATGCAGAATGCGCAAGGCGGGGATGAAGGCGGCATGCAGATGCAGCAGCGTCCCGTCGATATGCAGCGCCTCGGCCAGATGCTCCAGCAGACCGGCAAACTGGGGATCTTCCGCCCTCGGATGATGGGGTAGTCCTGCTATGACAATGTTCACGTGGAGTACAACCGCCAGCAGTAATAATACGGCAGACGCAACCGTAAACTGGAGAGAGGGCCAAGCGCCCTCAACCGTGAACAATTCTGCACGCGCGATGATGGCGGCGGTGGCAAAATACCGTGATGACATTTCCGGCCAAGTCAATACCGGGGGCTCTTCCACAGCCTATACTGTCGCCTCGAACCAGACCTATACATCTTTGGCCGATGGCATTGTCATTGTTGCCAGGATGCACACAGCCAATGGTGCAAGCCCGACCTTGAATGTTGACAGTCTTGGTGCAAAGGCTATCCGCTCGCATACCTCAACTGCCATTGTCTCGGGGGTGATGAATTCTGGCGGTGTCTATGAGTTCACCTATGATAGCGGCGATGATTGCTGGTATGCTCGGAATTTCTACTCTACCACAACCACAGAATTTGCCGATAATGTGTTTCGCGTTCAGGACAATGGTGATGCCACCAAGGAGCTGGCCTTCGAGGTTTCTGATATCACAACCGGAAACACCCGTACCATAACTGTTTCCGATACTGATATCGAGATCGAAGGTAATGCGCTTTACCGCGTAGGCGGTACGGATGTTCCCGTGACAGATGGCGGCACTGGGGCGTCAAGCGCTGCTGATGCCAGAACCAATCTCGGGCTCGCTACAGTGGATCAATCCGAAGCAGAAGCAGGCACGGGAACGACAACACGGGCCTGGACGGCGCAGCGGGTGGCTCAGGCGATAGCGGCGCAGACGCTTGTCTCTGAGACAGTGCAGGCGACAACCTCAGGAACAGAGTTTGATTTCACCGGCATCCCGGCGGGGGTGAACCGAATAACAGTGATGCTGGATCAGGTCTCGCTGAGCGGGACGAATCTACCGCTTGTTCAGATAGGCGATAGCGGCGGCATAGAATCATCCGGATATGTGTCTGTAGGCGGGCTAAGGAGCGGAGAAACAACGTCTACGGCGGGTTTTGTCATCAATTCCTCTATCCCGGCTACTGGCATACTCGTTATTTCCCGCGTTACCGGAAACACTTGGGTATCAAGCCACGTCATTGATCGCCTTTCCGAGGCACCAGGCTACGGCGCTGGACGCAAGGCGCTGAGCGCGGAGCTTGATCGCGTTCGACTGACCCGCACTGGTAGCGATACCTTCGACGGCGGCCAAGTGAACATCTTCTATGAGTAGGCGACGCTAGTGGCTCTCACATTCTCCACACTACGCGCGGAAATTCGCATATTCTTGGGTATTATAGAGCAAAACGATGACCACTGTCAAAACTGAAATCGGCGTTCATAAACGTCAGGCCCATCATACCCGTTTTTCGCCAACCGACAATATTGAATCGACCGATGTGCAGCGGGCGATCGAAGAGGTCTCCACCGATTCCGCGCCATCGGATGCGACCTATTATGTCACCTCGGCAAATGCCAATCTATCTGCTGAAGTGGTCGTACCCGCCTTCATGCAGAGTGTTCTGGATGACACCACGCAAGGAGCCGCCAGAACCACCCTTGGTGTCGGGACAACCGATAATCCAGATTTTGCCGGATTGTTCCTGACCGAGAAAGCTGCCGCCGAAGCCGATGTTCCAGGCAGCGGCCAGTTCTGGGTGCAGACCGCCACGCCCAATCTGGCTATGTTTACCGATGATGCGGGAACCGATTTCAGTCTCGCCAATTTTGAAGATCTGGCCTCCAATGCCAATGCCCTTGGAGCGTCTCTCATCGGCATAGAGGATGCCGGAACGCTGATCACTGCGACGGATGTCGAGGGAGCGCTGGCTGAAAATAGGACCGCCATTGATGCCATTGAGGCAGATTATCTGACCAGCTCGGATATTGGCTCAACGATTCAAGCCTATGACGCTGATCTTGACACATGGGCCGGGTTAACGCCAAGCGCCAATTTCCAGACGCTGGTGCCACAGACATTTGCGCAAATGCGGTCATCACTCGACCTGGAAGCTGGAACGGATTTTTATTCGATTGCCGGGGCGGATGCCGCTTTTCAGCCGCTCGACTCTGACTTGACGGCGATTGCCGCATTGACCCCGACAGACAGCAATATCATTGTTGGCAACGGTTCCGCATGGGTAGCTGAGAGCGGTGCAACAGCACGAACAAGTCTTGGTCTTGGAACAGGGGATAGCCCACAATTCACAGCACTCAATATTGGCCACGCTTCCGATACGACACTAACCCGTGTATCGGCTGGCGTTGCTGCCATTGAAGGGTCGAATATCCTCCTGGCCAGCGGCCTTGGTTCGATCACGCAGGCGTTTGACGCAGACACACTGAAAGCAGATGTAGCGGACGTGCTGACGGCAGGCTTTGCCCATACGCCGGACAATGATGGCACGCAATCATCTGGCACTTATACGCCAGTTGAGACCACTGGCAACATGAAACGTATTGTTAATGGCGGAGCCTTCACGCTCGCCCCGCCGACAAATAATTGTTGTATCATTGTTCAGATCACCAATAACGCGTCTGCCGGTGCGATCACTACATCCGGATTTTCCGGTGTATTCGGAGACGCTTTCACTACGACGAACGGTGATGATTTTATTTGCACCATCATAAAAATAAACGGATTCTCATCGCTGACCGTGCAGGATGTAAGCTGATGTTCGCTGTGTTTCCTGCGCCGTATGTTGCGGCTGGCGGCTCCGTGACTTCACTCGCATTCCACGATGATGCCTATAGCTCGACGGATCAGATAACCGTTCCAGGTACAGTTCAGGCTGGTGATCTAATTATACTTTCTGATTTTAGTAGTGATAAGGTTGGTGCGCCCAGTTTAGTTACTCCGTCCGGTTTTACAAATTGGATTAATGTTGCTGGAGACTTTACGAGAGTTGCCGTAAGCTATAAAATTGCGACTGGAAGTGAAACGACACTTACAGGGATGAGTGAAGGTTTTATTGATGATAAAATACTTGCCGTCTTTCGCCCTGATGTAGCCATAACAACTATAACGGCTTCAACGCCAACAACTCAGATAACCGATGGAAATCCTTCGGCTCAGAATATTGTTGCTACGAATGGTACTTTACCACTTATCGCATTTGGTTTTTACGCAAATAATAGTGGAACTATTAATCCACGCACTATGTCACCAGCGGCAACAGCAGAATTAAATGGCGGTGCTATAAATTACCACTATTTAAAATATCAGTTACAAAATGCGTCTCTTGTTGATGTATCTATAGATATGGATGACGAAGGATTTGGCAATACCTTGGCAGGAGGATACTTATGGGCAGCTTGATTAAAGCCAGAACGAGCGGCACGTCAGGGCCTCGCAAGATGATCGAGATCGGTGATGCTGCCATTTCGGCGCGTTGCGAAGCGCTGAGGCTGCATATGGAGCGTGTTGGTCAAGCTGTTGCGTGCAACTTTAGCGCTGATACGACCATAAAGGTGATTACCGCGACGGAAGCCGTAAAGCATGGCGGCGGAAATGCGCAGGAATGGCCGGGTGATGAAACCACAACGCTTCTGGTTACCAATTACAGCCCAATCCTGAAGGCGCTACGTGATTATCCAGACACATGGAAAACCCTGAAAGAGATATGGTTCGCTCACATCTTTATACAGAAGCATGCGGATCGTATCGAAGACATGTTGAATGTTCCCGTCCGCAATTACTACGGAACGACTGAGACCGGATGCATTGCTATCGACGGAGTGCCGCTCGATGGCGTCGAAATCGAGATGCATGACGATGTTCTGCATGTCCGATGCGGCGGTGTCGTGCAAGGTCTTGCTAATGCAGATGGCTGGTTTCGGACGGGCGATACATGCCGAATTGAGAACGGGCGCATCGTCGGCGTTGCGCGGGCCAAATGACGCCCACTCATGCAATCTCAAATCCAGCCCCTTTTCAGGGGCTTTTTAATGCCCGCCAAAGTAAGTATATTCTTGACACGCGAATCACTTTAAGTTCTTAGAGAACAAACGGTGATATTGGCCATGATTTCAAAAGACATTATCAGAACTTTGTCGCCAAAGGCAAATGAGGACTATGCTTCTGCGTTAGTCAACGGTAAAGATGACCTCGATAAATACGGCATTAATACACCATTGAGATTGGCAGCATTTCTAGCAACGATCTGCCACGAGTCTGGTGGCTTGACGATTGTCCGCGAAAACATGAATTATTCAGCACCGCGCATTCGCGCGGTGTGGCCCACCCGTCCTGAAGCAACACGCTTTGCCCGTAATCCCAAGGCTCTTGCCAATTCTGTCTATGGCGGACGGATGGGCAATGAACGCAATGGTCTTCAGGACGATGATGGTTACCGATACCGGGGTGGTGGTCTGATTCAACTGACCGGTCGCGACAGTTACGAACAGGCCGGAAAGGCAATCGGCGTTGATCTTGGCAACAAGCCGGAATTGATTGAAAACGCTGAAATCTCACTTAAGGCGGCCTGCTGGGAATTTTCCCAGCATCTCAAATATTGTGACATGGGTGAGCGGGGATGGAAATCGGTTTGCAACGCCATCAACCGTGGCAATCCCTTGTCGAAATATGATCCGATTGGCTGGGCCGATCGGCAAATCTGGTATTCCCGCGCCTGTGATGCGCTGGGGATCTCGGGCAAGGTTGATGACGACCTGCTCAGGATCGGCGATCGCGGTGAGCTTGTCGGGGCGCTCCAGAATCGGCTGAAGGCGCTTGGCTATGCCGTTGGCCGCTCTGATGGCATTTTCGGCTCCCGCACGCGTTCAGCGGTGCTCACATTCCAGGCTGAGAACGATCTTGTCACGGATGGGATCATTGGCCCCAAGACCCGCACGGCTCTCAATGCCGAGACCGTTCAGCCCATGCCGCTAGGCGAGCGCGCCGATGATACGCTTGATGACCTGCGTGAAAGCGGCTCCCGCATCGTCGGAAAGGCGGATCAGGGTGTCAAGGCTGTGGCGACAATCGGTACAGGATCAGCGCTCTATGCGGTTGGCACGGCTGCTGACGCGCTGATCGGTGCAAGTGAGATCCTGAAAGAGATCAACACGCTGAAGACGCTCACCATGGGGTTCACCGATGTCTTGAGCTTCTTTGCCGATAAATGGTATCTGGCCATCATTCTCGGGTCGTATTTCCTCTATCGCTGGTTCCGCGATATTCAGCAGGCCCGACTTGAGGATCATCAGACGGGGGCAAATACCGCGAGATGATACTGTCATTCATCACCGGCACGATCGGGCGCTATCTTCTGATCGGCATCGTTGCTGTCGGGCTCCTTGCGTGGATCAGACATGATGCCGCCGCGCCATACCGGGCGGAAGCCGCCGCCTTGCGGGAGGGGCTTGCTCACCGCATCGCCATCGAACAGGCTGACGCCGCCCGCGCCCGCGCTGCGGAAGAAGAAGCGGCCCGCCTTGCTGGCCAATTGGAGCAAATCGTCAATGAAGCCAATCAGGATAATGGCGCTTGTCGCTTTACTGAGCTGGAGCGTCAGCGCCTGCTCACCCTTGCCACCGGCAATAAGTGACGCCAGTTTGCGCTGTCCTCCGATCCCGAGCGACATTGTTGCGGAAAGCAGGCGCAAGCCGGTCATACGCGGCGATACAGCGGTTGAAGTGGCGGGACGGTTGGTGACGCAGGTCCACACCAAGGCCAGGGCTCTCAAGCGAACAATAGCCGCTTATGAGGATTGCCGCAAATGAGCGAACGCGCCAGATCCCTCATCGCCATCTATCTGGCTTTTATCGCCTGCTGTTTGGCAGTTGCATCGATGAAGGAAGATGATTTCAAATCAGCTGCAAATCGCGCCGATCTCAGGGTGACAGTGATGGAGATCAAGGGCCAGACCAACACCATTACGGGAATGCGATCTATCAGAAATGAACAGCGTGCACGGGGCGATCGCATGGAAGCCGCCGTGCTGCTGCTGACGATTGCCTTTGCGGTTGCAACACCAGCGTTGATTGCAGGTGTTTACGGGGGCTGGATGCTCATTCTGGTGAGCTGGGTGGCGTCTGGCTCCGCTGCTTATTTCGCTTTTCTTGCTGCTGCCGGGTGATGCTGGTCATTGGGCGCGGCGGGCCGGGATTATGGGTATCGTACTCGTTTTCACGCAATCCCAGCTTGATCTTGATCCATTGCAGCCAACTATGATCTGGTGGTGTCATCGAAGCTTCATCGCCTCAAGCTCATTCTGTGCCGCCCGGATCTTGAACGCCTGAGTGGCTGAAACCCGATCACCAGCCTTGAGATTGAAGCGCTCAACAATCATTTTATCGACGCGCATTTCGAACTCTTCATTGCCCAGCCAATCGACAACCACGACATAGATTGCCTTGGATGGTGCGGGGATGGCAATCGGCACTGGTGCTTTCCAGTCGTCCTTGTAGCTGATATATTCAGCTTGTATTGGATTAACCATCAAGGCAAAAAAGGCAATAGTGGAAAGGATTTTCATGGTTTTGACCGATCCTGCTTATTCACCATACGCAGACTGGGATGTTCGAACTGGTTTCGCATCGCACTCATGGCGGCGAAAACCGGATTGGCAGGCTCGACAGTACCGACGCTGATATCAAGATCCGGGGTGGCGGCAGCAACTTGATCAACCACAGTGATGCGGAGCTTGTCTGGATCGATGCCGTATTTTTCCACCAGAGTTTGCACCAGTTGTTCGGTTGATGGAAGTGTCACAGGTCCATGATCGTCCAGTGTGTCATTGCTCATCATCGCTTTTGGAATCCCGGTTACGTCTGCAATTGATTTCCTGATGTCTTCGAGATAAACGGCGTTGCCTTCTTTTAGGTCACTTGGCTTGAGACTCGTTACGACGCCATCAAGAGTGACGCATTGCCCCACCGGACGATAGAATTTCCCACGCTCAGCGCCGGACCAGTCCTGAACTTCCGGAATATCGGATGTGTCAATGTCTCCATCGCTCATGGACTTCAGCCATTCAAGCTCTTGGGCCTTTAATCCAATTAGCAGTTTGTCCTGGTGGTCTTCGAGTTGTTGATCTGTCATTGTAGAGAGGTCACATGCCTGTTGCATTGCTGCCCGAACATTTATTTCATGCAGTTTCATGGCCAGTTCACGCTCGGCACGTTGTCTATCTGAAAGGTCTGGATGGAATTCAGCCATAGCCATTATCCTTATAGCGGTGCATTCTTGCTTGGCCTGCTGATATGCATGAAATGAATCAGCTCACCATCCTTGAAGTCGATTGTATTCAAAAACTCGATTACGGCTTCCGGTCCAGTCTCAGCCTTGACCCAGCGTTCGATGGAGCGCCAGTGTTGTGTCTCCGGCTGTACGATGCTGAGGTCGATACACCACCACATGTGTTATCCTTAAATGGCGGAAGGGGAGGGATTCGAACCCCCACGACACCTTTCGGAGCCCATCGGTTTTCAGGACCGCCGCCGCTAACCAGCAATCTTTCGGCTTACCCTTCCATTTATGCCAATGTAATATATTCCGTGCGGACATGCAAGACTTGACTTTTCAGCCGAATCCCAAAACGGTTGAACTTCTATTAACAATAGGAGCTTATCATGGCTGGAAAAGGTAAAGGCGGTTCTTGCAAGCCGAGTGCACCATCAGGTGGCAAAGGCCCATCTGGGGGCGGCTATCCAAGCAAGGGCGGCGGCAAGAAGAAATAATGGGAACGCTCATCGGGGACTCAGGCCAACGGCAGGAGACAAGATCGCCATCCCGGTGAGCGTTTTCTGTCTAGTGTGATTCTTTGCTGCCATCAAGAGGTGGCAGCTCGAATTCATTGGAAATTTCCATCCCTCCCGCTTCATACAGGGGTACATAGGCATCCGGGCCGAATCCAAGGCGTTCGTATATCAGATACCTATAGGTGCCGCTCTCTCGCGCGTGATCAACAATCGCCTTGAAAACTTGGGCGGTGATCGCCAGCCGGGTTTCATAATCGCAGGCCGCAACCAGTTTTGGGTAACGCTCGGCGATGTCCTTCATGTTTTCCTGATAGTTCTGACGCATTTGTTCCAGCAATTCCGGTGTCAGCGCCACTGCGCCACTACCGGTGGCGGCATCAATCAGGCTTTTATCCGTGGAGTGAATCTTGGGGGACTTGGGACTCATGATCGGGTACTTTCAGCTTAAGTTCTTCGGGGACTTTTTCGAGGACTTTCTTGCGTAAATCGAGGATCTGGGACTGGATGCTGATCCAGCAGGTCTGGGCGGCATCCTTCTGGTTGACCTCCATTTTCTCAATGGCTCTGAAGGCGTCTTGCAGCATCGCCATCTGGATCAGCAACTGGTTGAGGTCATAGTTTATCCGTTCGGAGATCTCGCCCATCGCCTCGGCGGCGGCATTTGAGGTTTTTCTTTTCTTGGGATCAGCTAGCTTCAAAAGCTGATCCCAAGAGATTTCCAGTTCCCCCTGAATGCTGTTCCTGATATAATCATAAAGATCAGATTTGGGCTGATAGAACAGCTTGAACGCGATCGCTTCGGCCCGGTGCAGGCGGTCAAGGATCTTCAGCTGGCTGTTGATTTCCAGAGAATAGGATTCAGGCTGTTTTTCCACGGGTTTACCAATAGTAAATATGAGGGCGTTTCTGAAGTGGCCATGCAGCATTGTCGGGATCAAGAACATCTTTCAGAATCCGACGCGCCATTGCCTTTTCTTTAGCCCGTCTCGGTCTGGTGTGAAAGGTGCGATCCCACCAGGCTGGATAGCTGCTCATCATCGAATAGTGGCCGCTGATTTTCCGGCCTCGATTGCCATGTCTACCACGGGGATGCCACATCGCGTCCCATTCAGCACTGCGATGCAAATCCGGGATGTCACCCCACGCAATGCGGATCGGCTTCATGCCAAACCGCGCCCGCCAACTGGTTTGACTGCCACGTATGGCCTTGGGGCAGTTGCGACGACATTTACCGCGCTTATAGTGCGCCATGATCAGGTCTCCAATTTGTTGTCCTATTGCATTGGAGACCTCCATTTTTCCAGTTTGCTAATTCTCATGTAGGAGATATAGAGCAAATTCTATTTACCGTCAAGGCCCAGTATGGCGTCAATCTGTTTGAGATCATCATCGGTGATACCAATTCTGGGGTTGGTCAGAACCAGAAAATCCATCTGATCGAAAAGGAACTCATCAACATCGTCGATAATGGCGTATCGATCGACATCGTGTTCTGCGAGCCACTGCGCAACTTCATCACCCCGAAGACGAGCACGCGGCGTGACATCAATCCACTCGATGCCGTTGGCCCTCAGCTCGGCCATGGTGCCTTCATCCGTTCGCCATGTCGATGACAGGACGATCTTGATATCCTTATCCTTGAGCCAGGTCTGGAAGCGCTTGAGCAGGGCCTGATCAATGCCAACAAAGCCATCAACCAGTCCGCCGCGCCCCTTTATTCTTTCTTGGGTTGCGTCATGGTTCAAAACGCCGTCAATGTCGAGAAATAGAACTTTCATTTTGATTTTCCATTTTATGGGGAATGGCGGGACCAGGGAGACTTGAACTCGCCATCACAGCTTTGAAAGAGCCGTATCCTGACCTTTAGACGATGGTCCCTCTGGCGGCTCTGGCGGCTCTGGCGGGAATTGAACCCAGCGTTACCGAGTTGACAACCCGGCGTCCTGACCATTGAACGACAGAGCCTTGGAGGATGGGGAGGGATTCGAACCCTCGACCAGCGATTTAAAAGACCGCTGCTCTGACCACTGAGCTACCCATCCGAAACTGGAGCGGGGCGGGCAGGTCTCCCCGACGCTTCTACGCTACAGACCTATCCATGGTGTCTGTAGATCTTATCCTTGCGGACCCCGCATAATCATCTAATAGAATGGCAAGGGTGACCGGAATCGAACCGGCGATCACGGTTTTGGAGACCGTTGCTTTAGCCACTAAGCTACACCCAAGACATCTGGCGGCGAAGGGCCTAGCATCGCCGGGACATCCTCGCATCTAGTTTTGTGCGCATTTGCGCCGCCGCCAGAACTCGAAACCTTACAGCCGGGAGCTTATCCCCGGCTGGCCTGCCGAAGCAGGTCTTAGATGGGCAGGGAGGGTGCGCTGTCGTCCTCACTAGCGGCTAGCCTTTCGCCGTGCACGGCGAAAGGCTCCTGCCCGAACCTTGTAAGCAGACGGCCCGCCATGACCTTCCACGGAAACACCGGGCCGTCTGTACACCAGCTCTGAAAATGAGCAAAACAGAGCTGGAATGGGCGCGGGGTGATCATTAGCATGAGGGTTAATGATCTGACCTGGAACCCGTGCGATGGACCAGATCCCCCGCATAGTGCAGAACCTTCATGGGGAACTGCAAGATGGTAGCGGGTCCGGGTACTGCCCCCGGCAATGGAGGCTTATGAGACCCCCCTGAGCACTATGCCCACCCGCAGAAATGAAAATGTCAAAGAGCGTGGTGCCGGGGGAACGGTTTGAACGTCCGACACCGCAATTTTCAGTCGCGTGCTCTACCACTGAGCTACCCCGGCAACTTCCATAGAATTTATTCTATCAACTCGCCTGTGTCAAGTGCCGGATAGTCTGTTTCGTACCATTCTACTGATTTTCCGATCGGGGTTCCGGGAGCGCCCGGTTCTTTGCCGTCGCCGATCTTGTGGCGAAGCCTTTTGCGGAGCCGCGCGCAGTCCGCTTCATACATCTCCATTTTGTAGGCCCACTCCCGAGCCTCAAAGCGGTCCATGTAATCCCAATAGCTTTTGCTGAATCGATCGGTTGATCGCGGTGACAGAACTCCGACTAAAAATGACCAAAATATCAAAACCCCGAGAATTAAAAATACGATTTCCATAATGAGACTCCCATTGAACAAAACTCAATAGAATTTAAGCCGTATGCTCTGGAATATCAAGACTTGTTATTTCTTCTTGAAACTGGCCAGACCGGCAAGCAACTGACCATGGGCCTGAAATTCCGCCGCGACTTCGTACATATGGGAACTGGAACCGTCAAGTATGGTGCCCATGGTCTTGGCATCGCCGCTGGTTTGAATGGCGATGAACTTGCCCAGATGCGCCGCCAGCGCCTCGATGATCTCGGCAAACTTTTCCTCCGGCAAGCCGGTGGGGACAAACTTGCCCTTGGTTTCTTCCATTATGAGACTGAGCAGTTTTTCGTCAAATGTCTTCATGATGGTCTCCGATAAAAAAAACCGCCGAGCGGTGGGTGTTAGCTCGGCGGCTTCAGGGCACCACAACTCTGCTGCTGTGCCAGCAGAGAGGGGATTTCGAGTTTATTTTACCACTGTGCGCCGAAACCAGCCTGCCAGCCAAAATGATCGAAATCGGTGTCAGCACCGAGCTTGCCGTTCACGGACCAGGTTTCATCAAGCCTGCCAATAGCGGCAAAGCCGAGCGCGGTTTCATCATCAAAGCCACCGACAGAACCGAAGATGCCGAAAGACTTGCTGTCGCTCAGCCATGCGTCCGGCAGAGCCATTGCGATGGCCAAGCCTTTGGCGTGGTCTTCCAGCGTTTCGCCATGACCGGCGAGAATGTCGTCATGAGCATTCAGCCGCGCATTGTGATTTGCGAGCTGTGTGTCGTGACCGTCAAGCCGGGTATCCTGCTGAATGTTCTTATTCGTGTTTGTCGTGATCCGGCTGTCGTGATCGATCAGCGTTGCGTCCTGCTGATCGTTCTTGTCCTTGTTCGCCGTGATGCGCGTTTCATGGTCTGCAATATCCGCGTCGTGGCCATCAAGCCTGCCGTCCTGATCGACGTTCTTCGCCGTGTTGCTGTCGATTTCGGTCTGCTGGCTGGCGTTCTCGGTCTGAAGATCGCCAATGTCGCTTTCATTATCCGTGATCCGGTTTTCATGATCTGCAAGCGTGGCGTCCTGTGCCGTGTTTGATGCCGTGTTGGCGTCAATCTCGGTCTGCTGGCTGGCGTTCGTGGCGGTGTTCGCTGAAATCGCCGCATCCTGGCTGGCGTTGTCAGCGTCAACCTCGCCTTTCGTGTAAGTGTCCGCCTTGTCGGCCTTGCCGTCCAGCGCCGTGTTGATGTCGGCAGTGCTGAGCGTGTCGCAAGTGGCGGTGCCGTCCATGTTGACGGTCGGGCCACCGAAAACAGCGCCGAGAAGTCCAGCGCCGTCTGATGCTTCGACGGGCGTATTCGTCACGCAATCCAAAGCATGGGCCTGACTGCCTACCGACACGAGCGCGGCAGATGCAATCAGGAAAGTTGACAGTTTTTTCATGATAGTCTCCATTGTTGGCACTTTTTGACGAATTACCGACCGAGCGTATAAGTCAGGCGAATATTGCCCTCATATTCTGTCGGGTCGATATTCAGGATGACGGCATCTTGTTCCTCAAACTGAGTGAACAGCATCTCGAAACCGAGATTCCAGCGCCCAGCCTCGTCAAGCTTGTTTTCGACAAGCAGCCCGCCAGAGAAACCCTCGATGGTATCGTCAAAATTGAAGGCATCCAGCGAGACATGCTGCCATTTATAGCCAGCCAGAGCTGAAACAAGGAAATCATCCTGCGCGAGACCAAGCTTGGCATAGGCCGCATAAGAATAATCAAGCTCGAAACTTGCTTCATTTGCGCCGATTTTCAGACCGGTCGAAATGTTCGCACCGCAGCCGCGCCCCTCCAGACCGGCAACCATGATCCCCATCTGCCTTTGAGCGCCAACAATTCCACACCCTTGAAAACCATTGCCGGAAATTCCGTCAAACGAGAATGGAAAACCGTTTCCTTCTAGTTCATAATTGGCTAGACCATATCCGATAGCGCCGCCGACATACACGCCAGACCAGTCAACATGGACGCCTGCGGGCTGGTCAGCATACTTATCTTCATACTGCCGATCCAGAACATCCGCCGCCAGCGCCGAGCCACTAAGGCTAGCCGCCGCAATCAGGGCAATTGCTGAAGTTGATAGAATTCGCATCGATAATCTCCTTTGTAAGATGTCGGTCCCGGTGGGGATTCGACGCCGATGTGGGGACTGTTTAGCCCGCCATTTGTGGCAAGAAAAAGAGAAAAGTGAGTTATGCCGGGTGGACCTGTTGTCTGTGTTGCGTTTGGGTAACGGCTTACTGGGGGCCGGATAACAAAAACTTTCGGAAAATCCGCATCGTCCACTTGCCCCCGATCACGAGCTATGACATAAAAAATCCACTCGACTTTCTCCTTTGTCTGAGCACTTGAGCGGCAGTTATCCGGGCTTAGATCCCCCGTTTAACTGCCGTTCATTTTTTACATGAACATCTGTGCAATCCAGCCGATCAGCAGCGCCGTCAGCGGTGCGACGATCACGGTGATCATCACGCGGCCCATGCGCTCGAAAGGATCTTCACTCGCATTGTGAGGCTCGACGCGAGTGGCGGACCCGCTGATGATCCTGCCAGCGAGGCAAATGCCAATCCCGTGCGCAAGGTTGATCTGCGCAAGACCGAATGGCACCAGGAACCAGCCCCATAGAATGGTCAATACCCACCCAGACAGAAGGCAGGAAATCACCGTCAGAACGATAACGCCGAAAATCACCAATATGGCGATTGTAAATTCTTTCATTTATTATTTTCTCCATTGCGCAGCCATTTCAACCGTTCTTGGCTGGCGTAATTTTTCCATGCCTTGGTGTCGGCTATGGTCGGGGTGTTCTCATCGGCATCCATCACCATGATGCGCCCATCCGGATAACGAACAGCGGTGAGGCCGGGCGGGACGAACTGATCATCAAACAGACTGATGGCTTCCGGGGCATAAGGGGTGCGTAGTCTCCAGGCCAGAACCGGGTGCTCTTCGAAACTGTCCCGATCGGTAAAGCTGAAGAACAGCTTGACATAGCCGTCGCCAGCTTGAACTGTAGGGCATCCCATGGTCTCGATGGTCTCCAGATCGCAATCCGGAATCAGGAAGGTCTCGCCGTCGCGATTGATTGCTCGCAGCGCACCGTCATCGCTCAGCCAGACATAGGTGATGTTGCCGGAATGGATGAGCTTGTTATTATCGCAGGGTATGAACATGGTGGGTCATCTCGGGATATGATCTTCGGCTTTCACGAAACGCACACCCACGGCAACGTCATCGTGAAAGATGATCTCGATGCCGCTTTCCTCAAATTTGTCGATAATCCGTGACATGGTGTCATCATGCATTCCGGCCCCGGATTCATACCGGGCAACCGTTGCGACATCGGACTTGATCGCCATGGCCAGATCTCTTTGCGTCCACGACAACAGGGCGCGGCCCGCCTTGATGATGCTTCTGGGGACAACTCGCATTAGGTGATTCCCTCATATAAGATATTCCGTTCCTACCATAATTAGAATATATTATGGTATTTGGCAAGATAGAGGAATCCGATAAGCACGAATGATAGTCCATAAAAGATCCGGCTGGCCCAATTGGCGCGGGTGAGCAACCGGGTGGTGCGTTTTGGCCTGTGCCAGAGCGTGCGGCGGCGGGGCCGGTTCAGCAAGCGTCCCGATTGATCCAGATGCAGACCCGCCAGAACCGCACGCTCATACAAGGTGCGGGCGATGGCAGGATGGACGGCCTTGGCGTGCTGGGCCAGAGCTGATTTGGTGCCGCGCTTGATGCAGCCATCAACGGGGCAGGTCATCCGGTTGTGCATTTTTTTGCGCCTTTAGAAGCTGACTTGCATACATCGCCATATGATAAGGGGTCATCCGTCTGGTGACGAAAGCGGCGACGGCACCACCAACCAGGAGCCCCGCTGCACCAGAATAGCCGATACTATAAAGCCAGATTCCAAAGGCTATTTCCAGCAACGTGAAAATGATTTCCAATGTGGATGTCGGGAGAAACATCATCAATCTTGCGGCGCGGATACCCCTTCAGGTAGGGGAGGAAGCGCCGCCCTTTCTTGATTTGTTGTAGATTTGTGATAATAAAACGCTTGTGATTCTCAGCTATAAATTCCGGATCAATCCTTCACGATCCAGTCGCCGCAACAGCGCTTCGGCAACAATCTGCCGTTCTTCTTCGGTTGCGATACCGTTCTGGACGTTGATTGCCTTTCGCATGAGCTTTTGCCATTCTCCAAAGGCTTCCGCGCCGATGCTAGCTTGAAGAGCGCCTTCGCGCGATACGGTCTCGCCTTTTACGCTGGCGTCAGCCTGACACAAATCCCAAACCGCATCAGCGGCATCGTCCCAATTTTCTTTTTCACCTTGAGTTATTTCGTCAAATGGTGTCCAAGGCCAGGTTTTTTCATAGTCTCGATGCCTGGTTCCATGATAGCCTTCATAGGCGATCTTACCGAGATTCCTACTTTTCGGCATCTGGATTTCCCTTCAGTGCCAGTATTGCCTGTTCGGCAGCAGCCAACGCAGCCCGATAGCCATCGCCAGTGGCGTCGTTTTCGATCATGAATGGCATGCAATCCTTGACGGCCTTGGCACATTCATCAATGACGCGATCCCGAACCAGCCGCACCAGTTCAATCGCTGGCGTCACATCCGCATTGAAGGCTTCACCGCTCACCAAGCCTTCCTGATTGCGATCAAACAGTTCCTGAGCGGTGCGCAGAGCGTCCCACTCCATGCTGTTGAGATCAGAGGACTGCGCGCGGCGGGCGGCTAGCCACGCTGGAATTTCAGCCATTGGAATCTTTCTTTGTAGCGAGTCTCTCTATTACAGAAGCCCCGATGCGAAGAGCAGCCTCTGCCGCCCTTTGTTCCTTGAGAAGGAAACGCAGAGCAGCGGCGGCTTCAATATTAATTGGCGTTGCCTCGAATTGACGCCATCCGAATTCAGGGTTGCCATTGGGAAGATGTGGCCCGATCGGATACCGGCCCTCAAGCCGGTCCACAAGTGCTTCGATTTCCTTTATGGTGGGATCAGCCATTGTCATTTTAATCTTCCAGAGCTGCGGTTAGAATATCTTCATGATCAAAGGCCAAGCCGCGCCGGAAAGCTTGTTCCGGCGTCAACCACACCACCTCGCGGGCATCATCGGCGGCAACCGCCCTGGTTCTGGATGGAACCTTGGCCATGTAGGCCGCGCTGATCACCCGGCCCCGAGGATCACGCTTTGTCTCAGAGGACAGTTTCACGAAGGCCAATTCGCTTTCCGGAAGCACGACGCCGGTTTCTTCTTCCAGCTCGCGGATGGCGGCAGCTTCGGCGGTCTCATCCACCTCGACAAACCCGCCCGGCAAGGCCAGCATGCCCTCAAATGGCGGATATTTACGCACAACGAATAATATCTTCTGTCCACGAACGATGACGAGATCGACGGCAAACAAAACGGTACGCGAGCGCATATCTATCCCCCCCTTATCGCTGAAAGCACGCTACTGATCAGCCCGGCAACAATGATCATCAGGAATAATGTAAGGACACTGATGATCGGCCAGCATATCGCCACCGCAATCCAGACGAACGTCCCCGATGCAATCCCCAAGATCCAGGCAAAAAAAGCCCCGACACTCAAATAGACAAAGCCGAGAAACAGGATCAGCAACATGAACAAAATCTCATCAGAATTCATTGTCAAAGCCCCGATTGATCAGGCTGGCGAACGGGTGTTCGCCGCTCGCAACCAGTTTCTGGATTTCTTCGAACCACTCCATCGCGCCGCGTTCCTGACGATTGGAGTTGCACCAATTGCAAGCCCCAGTCAGATTGTCGTAATAATGCGTGCCGCCATCCGCCCTGCGGGTGAGATGTTCGATCGTTGCCCGTGAATTTCGCAGGAACCACCGAACTCTTTCATTGCCAGCCCGGTAGCGAAATCCGTTAAATCTGGCATAACGGATTTCGCATTCCCAAGGCTCGCCAGCATGCATGCGCAAGCCGCAATAGCAACACCGCCAGTTCTGCGCCTCGAAGACGGCGAAGCGGATACGCTGCGGGATGAGTTCAAGCTGGTAGAGACCCATGCCTCACCCCATTACTTGCCCTGATAAGGCTCCAGCAGCTCGCTGCTATAGGGGAATTCGACGATCCTGTCCTCCACGCAGACGCGCACCGAAACATCAAATTCACGGCCAAAAGCAGGATCGCCTGAGTCGGCTTCCGTAGACATCAGGGGTGGATTATGTTTCTTGATGACCAACGCTGGCTGGCCCGGTTTCGGGTAGTAGAAATTGCCGTAAAGCGACGGCTTGACCTGGACGATATCGCCGGGCTCAAACTCATGAGTTTCCTGAAACTGGCGATAGGCTTCCTGAAGCCGCAGAACCTGAACATCGCGCGGCAGGCCGTCTTCATCACGCTTTTTTTCACCGCCACTAAGAAGTTCAAAGAACTTTTCCGCATCCCTGCCGCTGAGTGTCGTTTTGCTTAAAATCGTGTCATCCATTTTTCAGATCCTCTAGCTCAAATGAAAATTGCTCAGGGTCAAAGTGGCGTGATATCCGTTCATCGGGGAAATACCCACGTGGATTGGACAGAACTCTGGTTTCACCCACCTTGTAGTTCTCCGCACAATGGGTATGACCATGTACGGCATATTTTATATGCGGGTGTTCGAAGAGAATGTCAACAAGATCACCGCAATAAACATCATCCAGATAGGCTGCGTTGAAGTCCACGCCGTGACCACTGGCAAAGCAGGGTGCGTGATGGGTAATCAGGATGATTGGCCCATTGATAGCGGCGGCAGCGTCGGTGATGAACTGTCTGTTGATCTGATAGAGGCGATTGGCGTCAACAGGCTGAAAGGCACGCTGCTTGTGATACAGACGCATACCCTCTGGTGGTTCTGCGCTGGTCTTGATTCGGGAAAAATCATTCATGGCTCGCGCGGCCCGCCATTCCTCGGCTGTTCCAGCGCAACTTCTGGCCCAGAGCGTGGAGCCAATGAAAGTCACACCGTCCATGTGATCAATACTGTTATCGAGGAACCTGACATTGGGTGCGTATTGCCTCAGAAACTCCCGGAGCGACTGGTCAGCCGTTTCTATCAGACTGCTATAATATTCATGATTTCCGGTCACATAAAACACCGCATGGTATTTGCGCAATTGCTCGGTGCAAAATTTGACCGCCCGGTCCCGCGCCTTTCTGGCTTCCTTGTCAGTTCGGTGAGGGGCCAGCAGTGATACTTGAAAAATGTCACCTGCCAGAATCAGAATATCGCCACCAGGAAGTTCGGGTGCTTGGCAGAATTCCAGATGCAAATCTGAGCATAGAGAAATTTTCGTCATGTGCAAATCCAGTTAAAGAAAAAGCCGGAGAAATATCCCCGGCTTTGTTACATTACATTGATGGCGATATATTACTGAGCGTAAAGCCGGTAATATTGGTTACGCCAGAATATCGCCAGACCTATCGCCTGAGAGACTTGCGTGGTGCTAGCAATGCTCGCCGCGCGCATGCGTGACGTGGTGTCATTCAAGCTCTTGATGGTTTCAATCAGAAGATCCTGATCAATCTCACCGCGCTCTTCCTTGCGACCGTAAAGCAGTTCTTTCAGGGCAATCAGATGATCGCGGCGGATCGGCGTAAAGCCACATTCCGCACACATGGCAAGAATATTATCCAGTTTCGCCTTGCCGTGTTTCCGGTAGATTTCCTTCAAGGCTCCGATCGCCATGGTGGTGTTCGGCTCATAAGAGCCAGTAGTCGCACCGGACATGAAGCGAAGCAACTCAATGCCATTTTTTACCAGAACATTGTAAATGTCCATTGTGGTTTGATCTTTTTGCGCCAATTGGGCAAAAAACAAATCCATCACCGGAACATTCACCTTGGCGGTGTTGTGCGAGACAAAAGAAGATGCCTGATCCTCCACACTCTTCAAGGGAATGAAGATTGCGGGGATTCTCTTGATTTCCGGATGGCTGGCCGCACCAATCAGCGTATGCTGGCCATCAATGGCAATCAGACGATCCTTGTCGTCACGCGTCAGGACAGGGGGTTTGAATTTCGACCAGGAAAAATTCTCGATGATATTGAGAATGAGCTTCATTCCCTGACGGGTCACATCACGCTGATATGTCCCGTCAATATAGACCTCCTTGGGATCGACGTGAATGAATTCCGGCTCGGAAGTTGATACCTTGTTAGGCTGAATACCCATCATGTCATCGATGGGCTTAACCTTGCGGATGTCACGTTTGCGATCCGACAGGAGTTGTGACGGCTTGACCTGATCGCTATGTGTTTTTTTCGTAAGCGTTTCGTTTATTGCCATGTAACTCTCTCCTTATATTACCAAGTCTCTGACATCAAATCAGATCGCTGTCAAGTCCGTCAATGGAAACTTGCAAAGGGGGCTTCAATTGCTGAATGGCTTTGCGCTTTGCAAACAGGTTCCACACATGCGCCATCATCATCAAGGACCATGAACTGGACGCGCGATTGCCCTTGTGCCCTGCTGACGCAATCAGTTGTTCACGCAAACGATGTGCGGGGCATCCCTCATAATCGGGAACACCCGTATTGAACACGGTCATGAAGCGATGGGCGGTGTCCGGAAGACCAAGCAATTGGTCGCCTACATAGCTCATCGTCACCACTTGTGACGGCCTTACGCCGCGCACAGGACGAATGCGTGTTACCCACGGAATAATGTCTTTGTGCTGCTGGGCAGCGGCGATGATGTCACTGTGAGTCCGCCAGCGTGGCGTCTTGAGTTGCAGCGGGCCATCCTTGATGATCAACAGGTGGCGCAGGGCTGAGGCCAGCAGGACCGTATTGTGAAACCCGCTGATCTTCAAGGCATCAGACGGTGAGCGCGCCTTGCCGGTGTCAATGACATGGATAGCCTCAACAGGAATGCCGCGTATGACGATGAAAGGCGTTGCGATGCCGGTGGCAACCACCGCATGCAAGCGGTGTTGACCGTCAATCAACTCGCCATTGATGTTGAACCGGATCGGGTCTGAGGCTTCAAAGCGCCAGCGCCCACCCGCCATGTCATCAGCATAGCGGCGGACATAGGAGCTGATAACCTTGCGGTTGTGACCGAAATTTACCCCCAGATACTGCCTTGCAATATCGGGAGTAATGGTCTCGGTCTTGATGTCCAGCTTGATGTCTTTTGGCGGTGGAGCCGGTGCTTTGGCCTCATCGTCGAAAGATACATCTCTGGCCATGGCGTCGATATTGACGGGTTTTCTTCTGGTCTTGGTTGCCATTTGGCTTTCTCCTTTTACGCAACTGAATTTTTAAGGCTTGATGATCGTATTGAGTATGGTTTTTGCATAGCGGCGCAGGGCTCGGGCAAAGGCGGCCCCAAGATCGCCATTGGACTGATTTAAAAACTTATGGATGTCTGTCAAGAGGATCGAGGTGTACATCTCCAACGCGACACGGGTGATTTGCACCCACATCATCCGATGCTGCGGAGAGACGGTCTCCCACGGGCGGCGCTCCCGGCGCTCGGCATTGGCGGCGTTGGATTCCCAAAAATCAAAGAAGATCCGGGCAGTTTCCTCAGCAACGCCGGGTGGCAGTTTCATTCGGTTTTCGGATTGGGACGCAGACGTTTGGTAAACGGCCTGGCTGGAATTTTGCGTCCGGCGCAAAGAGGCCGAGAGGTCTTCGGCCAGGGCCGCGTTGGGATCTTTGTCTTCGGGCTGCATGATGTCTCTCGGTTTTGTTCGGTGCCGGAGCTTGGCACGTCTTGTCCGCTCTTGGCTAGAATTTTTCGCAAGAATTCTTGCTGTTTGCGACCAATTCTTTTGCCCTTGGCGATTTCCGTGGTGTCGGCTCTGGATTTCTCGCGGTGATCCGGCTTCCGCATCGGGTAGAGGTTCTGTGGATTATTTCCACCATTCTCGGCGTGACGCCGGGCATGGTCAAACTCGACATAGGCACGGATTTCCTGCGCCGTGCCTTTCTCGCGCAAATACTCGTCGTCGATCAGCCACTCGTCACCCTGTTTGATCCGCAGCAGGGCCGCTGCCAATAGTTCCGACAGGTTGGGTTGTTTGCGCGGTGGCATTCAAGTCTCACCTTGCTTAGGGTCCACATACATCGTGCTCAAGGGGAGTCCAGACTCCCGCTCCAGAACAGCGAAGACAGCATCTGCGATCGGCGCAAATGCGGCTTGATCCAAGACATCCCAGGCGATGCTACGGGGCGTTGCAAAAACCAGTGAGCCATTGTGAATCGTCACGAAACCATAACCATGTTCGCGTTGTTTGGCGAGACATCGTGTGATAAAATTCGACATCGCGGCAACATCGCCGACATCATGATCAAGCCGTTCGCCGATCAGATCTCGGTAGCCCGCACGCACAATAGCCCAAGCGCGGAGGTGTTCTTCGTTGTCAGGTTGGAAGGATGCCGATTCCGGCCAGTTTTCAAAGTAGTTAGCCAGAGTCGCAAAGAAAAATCTGTGATGTTTGTGCCGTCTCGGCTTGGTCAGGGACACCCGCAAAAGCGCATCCCTGCCCATGGCGGACAGCATCTCCTCCGCCTTGACCTCGGCTGGAATGAGGGAGCGCCCGGTGGAGCGGAAAAACGCGCTGCGATCGCGCTTGCGTTTGATGCCATCGGTCATGCCGTCTCCTTTTCCACCAGAACATAACATTTGGCAGACCTGTCATATCGCATCAGATCGGGGAAGCGTTTCTTGATCTCTGCGATGTCTGAACTTGCCTGCGGCATGCTGACCTCGCCAATGCGTTGGATGTCGGCGCGGTTGAGCGTACCGGTCTCGCGAAGCCTTTCCACGGCCTCAGACAGGCGCAGGCGCACCGCTGGGCGCAATCCCGCCCATGGCGACGGCTTGCGTGGCACAGGCGGCGTCTCTGGCGTGTCCACAGCCTCCAGCCCGCCATAGGCCCTGATCTTGGCAACGATTGCCGCAAGCTCATCATTGAACCGGTCTACCTCATCGGCAAGCATGCGGATATAGGGTTCATCGCGATAGGCGCGTTTGATGAAGGGGGGGATCTTGGGCCAGTAGCAGCAGATGTCCACCCAATCCCGCTCGGCGACCATCAACTGGCCCTGGGTTTGTGCCTTGTGCTCGGGTGGAAACGCATTCTTGATGATCAAACCCAAGAGGATGCTGGGCAGGGCGGTTTTGATCTCCAACAGGCCGCGCTCGCCGATCAGCGAATCCGGTGAAGCGCCAACATTGCCATTGCGGATGAAGCCGACTTGTCTTGTTTCGGCATTGGTGATCAGGCTATAATAGCTGCGGGCTTCTTCTTCGAGTAGATGGCCACGTTGCATGTGGTGGTTGCTGTAGGTCTCGGCGGGCTCGCCGGTCAGGATTTCACCGGCCAAGGTGTAAAGATATTTCTGCCGGGTTAGGCTGTCTTTGCCGCCCTTGCCACGCGCCAAGACGGTCTTCATCTGCGATGCGGTCACACACCCAGCTCTGATCTGATACCACTGAGGACTGTTTTGCTCAAAATCGTCAAAGATCTGCATCAGGGGGTCTTTGTGTTTCTTGCAGCTTTTTCTTTCTGGCGAACATATTCATGGCGTCAACGAAGCGGGCTTGCGGAAGACCGGCCACATGATCGATGTTGAAATGCCTACAAAAATCAATCGCGTTGGTATTGGTTTCCTCGATCAGGGCAAAGATTCTCTCTACCTGTTTTTCGCTGATAGGCTGGTGTTCTGGAATGGCGTTGCCATCATTGTCATCACCGGTGGCGATATCGAACAGGGATAGTTTCAGATAGCGCCGCCCATAAGACATGGTGGAACCGAAGGCTTGAGTCGGGGTTTTGTTGACGTTGCCCTTGGACCCGGCAGTGTCCATCGGGATTTCTGCGGTGTCAGACTCAATGTGGCCACCTTGATGGGCGATGGTCCATTTGATGCGTAAATCGCCCCGCTCGCTGAGCCCGGCAGGCTGGAAGGAAACGGTAAAGCCCCATTTGTGAATGATGGGATCGGCCTGCTTGGCGATCGCGGCCAGATCGGCATAGGTGGAGCTGGTGTGGGTGTTCTTCTGGTTCTTTACGACGACTTTCAATTCGGCCTGGCACGCGGCCATGGCGCGAAAATAATCCTGCTTCTGCTCACGCGCCTGCCGGTCCTGCTCTCGGTCCTCAAGCTGAACCTTGAGCGCGATGACCCGCTCCAGCTTTTCGATGGAGGCAGCAGGATCAAGCACGATGCGCTCGATCATGTTCACCATCGGATCGTCGCTATGGGTGTCGCGATCGATGCGTTGGAGGCTGTTCGGCATCGGCGGCGTGTCGTCAGGCATCCTGTTTCCCTTCGAGAGTGAAGTGGGCACGGCGGAGGTCGCCATGGGTTAACTTAACTGTCCGGTCAGGGCCGCCATGCCGAGAATAAAATATTTCGTCATCCCGCCGTCCGTCTGACTCAATGTCAGCAAGGCGCGCAAAAGGCTTTATCGCCGCTTCAAGCTCCGCGACCCTACCCCGTGAGGCTTCAAGCTCAGAACGGAGACGGTAAATTTCCGCTGTGTCCTGTTCATCGGCCCAGACGGCGAGGCTGTAGATGCGTTTCTGATCGCCATCGGACAGGATCATCCCGGCATCAATGACCGAACCAATCCGGTCCAGAAAGCTCTTGATCGGTTCGTCGTTCTCACCCATTGTCTGTCTCCCTGCTACGAATAGCGGCGGCGATGTTTTGACCCTTCTGCGTAACGGCGCTTTGAAGGCCGAAATCCTGAAGCATCATGAAACTGTCATCATTCTCGGCGATCTTCGCACACGCCTCGCGTTCATCGTCTATCGCTTTGGAGATGGCGTATACTAGTTTCGGGAAATATTCCGGAACCGCCTCATCAATCAACGTGGAACGGAATTCCTTGACGATCTCTCTGGCCTTTTGCTCTGATGGGGTCATGTTTTCATTCATCTTCTTTCTGACTTTCGCTTTTTTCCAGTTGGGTTAGGTCATCCTCGGCCAGAATACCTCCCCAACCACCGCGTTTCAGCCAGCCTCCATATTTTTCGATCGATCCCCACGCAACTGATGGTGCATATTGATAGAGGAACTGGACATAATCAAAAATCCGCCGCTGATTGATGTCGTCTGCCCGCATGCAGGCTTCCTTGAGGTCATTGCAAATCACGGCTTCGAGAAAACTTCCAGGCGGAACACCATGTTCAATATACCGCTGCAAATTAGCGCGACCGTGGTCTGGAATCTTTGACCAGTCAGCGTTTTTAGTATATTCTCTGGAGATGTCATACTCAGTTGGCTTGGTCATGTTTTTGTCCTACCTCCCGCAACCGTAGCGCGGCCAGAGTTTCAAAATACGCCAGCGGTCCAGTCAAATCATGCGCTCCCGCCATATTGGCATAAAGCAGGCTTTCCACCGCATAGCGATAAAATCCTCTGAACCAGCGCTCGAAATCATCCTCATTGACCAGATCGACCCGGATCGGATCAATGTCGAATTCGGTCCGCACCACTCGCCATTCCAGCGGTCGCAGCACCGGGATCAGCACGTTGTCTCTCTCCACGACCGGTAGATATTCCGCCATCTCCAGAAGAACCGATCCACCGATGCGAGTACGGGTGGAAATCGGATAGGCTTGGAACGCAACTGTGATCATTTGGCCTGGTCCTTGGGTGGAATATTATCAATGATAAGGTCCATCATTTGATCAAATTTGGCGACAAGATCTTGAAGTCTTTCAATCTCATCAGCGGCTCGATCGTATAGCGTCTGCGCATTCTCACCACCCCATTCCCGGCGTTCAATATCCCCCGCCAAGCGGAGCCCCTTCACAAGCTCTGAATTATCAGTCATATCTCAATCTCGCGCCGCTTGCATTCATCCTTGCAAGCCATATGAATGTTGATGCTATAGGCGTAATGACCGCGCGCGCTGAACCGGCGCATGGCCTTGAGTTGCTCGACAAGATCAGCGTCCGGTAGAGCGCGAATGGTTTCGGCCAAGGTCAAAATGGCACCACCTTGTGTGCAAACCCTTTGCCAATGTCTTCAATCACCCGGCTGCGGGATACTAAACATGTCCCCCCAGTTTTATCCTTTGGGGTGGTGTAAGACATAGTATACAAAGAACCATCACTGGAAATTTCCGCAATTGTGTAAACGTTTCCTTGACTATCCGCAAGCATGTCTCCGATTTTTAACTCGGATTCATCACTGCCATTATGGTTTTTATTCTTCACAACATCAACAACATACGGCATAAGCTTAAAAGATATTCCAAGCGTTGACACCAGTTCCTGGTTGGCTGGCCAGCGGCGGTGCTCTTCGAGATAACGCGCCATCTCATAACCATCCATGGCAACCCCCGCATAGGCGAGAGCCTCACGCAGATCACGGGCATAATGGGGATATGCAGCAGGCAGCGGTCGGGTCTGGGTCTTGTTCCAGATCAGCACATCATCAATCAGCCTCTTGACAAGCTCATCGACCACTTCGGGATGGTAGGCGTCATACTCTTGCTCAACCATGAAACGACCCTCTTGACACAGCAATAAAGAGACAGGCAAGCTATCCAGCGAGGGAACAGCTGAACCGCTCGCCTGTCTTGAGTGGCCCTGAAAAGGGGGCTCTCAGGGCAGGCCAGAGGTCGCAGAGCTGGGAGGAATAAACTCGCGTTTGCCGTCTGGCCGTGACGTATAGATACGGCTTATTTTCCGTGAGCGCAAGAGCGAATGCGGATATTTTTCATGATAGTGTTGGGCTCTTGATTTCCAACGGGTAATGTTCTATATTTACAACCATGAAGACAGATGTAAACAGACCGTACCCAGGACCATCGCGCCAGCATCTGGCCCGGATGATCCGTGATTTTCTGGACCGCACCGGAATGAAACCGACGCCCTTCGGATTGAATTCCGCAGGGGATGACAAGCTCTTGTGGCGGATCGAGAGTGCCAAACACGGCATCTCGATGGATAAAGCCGACAGGATTATCCGTTATATGGAGGAATACGAAGCCAATATGGCGACAGCCAGAGCGGCTGGCGTCCGCTTCAATGTCGAATGCGTCCCGGCTGAATAAAAATGGCGCACCGCATCATCGGCATCAAAATCAAGGATGTTCTGATCAAGGACGGCAGGCTGGAGTCAGACGCCAAGGGCATGATCGCGAAACTTCCCCTTAATAAACAGATCGCCATCAAGAAGTCAAAAAAAATCCGGGTTAAAAAAGGCCCAAGATGATGGCTGAAATAACCATCGGCAATTGCCGTCTGTTTCATGGGGATTGTCAGGAGATTTTCCCCGCTCTTGATCCCGTCGATCACGTCATTGCCGATCCCCCCTATGAAGAGCATATGCATGCGGCAAAGCGCGGGCGAAAAGTCAAAGGTGCCCAGCGCCGCATCCGCACGGATGGCCACGCCAACCCGCCAGCGATCGATTTCGCCAGTATCGATGATATTCGATCGGTTGCGACGCGCGAATGCATCCGGCTATCCCATGGCTGGGTGATGTTTTTCTGCACTCCAGAAGGGGTCGCCCTGTGGCGTGATATGATCGAAGTGCATGGCGGACGCTACAAGCGCGCCTGCATCTGGATAAAACCCGATAGCGCCCCACAATTCAACGGCCAAGGTCCGGCAATGGGAGCAGAAATGTTCGTCACCGCCTGGGCAGGAACCGGCTATAGTCGCTGGAATGGTGGCGGTAGACGCAATGTCTTTACCCACCCATGCCAGCCCCCAGACCGCACTGGGCTGCACCCGACCGAAAAGCCACTGGCCCTGATGGGGGAAATCATTCGCCTGTTTACCGATCCAAGTGACACAATTCTTGATCCTTTCATGGGGATTGCCAGCACGGGCGTTGCCTGCCTCAAGCTGGGCCGGAAATTCATCGGCATCGAACGCGATAAGAAGTATTTTGACATCGCCGTCAAACGCATTGAAGACGCCCATGCACAGGGTGATCTTTTCGTTCCACCGCCACCAAAGAGTGTGCAAACATCCTTTGAGATCTGAAAGTTACCATGTCCCATTATTGGATTCAAACCTACACCGGTAACCGGTTTTTTCTCGACCAGGAAACCCCATCCCTGTCGATCCATGACCTAGCCGCGCCGCTGGCGCGCATCCCCCGGTTCGTCGGGGCTTGCTCGCAGGGCTCGATCTCGGTGGCCGAACATTCTTGCGCGGTCGCTGATATTGTTCGCGACATGGGCGGCAATGAGCGCCAGCAATTGACAGCGCTTCTCCATGACGCCCACAAGATCATTTTCGGCGATATCCCGCGCCCGGTCAAAGCCTTTCTCGCCAATGTCCATGCCTGCGATATTTCCAAGATCTCGGCAGGTTATCAGGCCCAGATCGAACTCTTGCTCGGCGTCGAACAGATCTCGATCGAAGATTATGATCTGGTGAAGAAAGCCGACATGATCGCGCTCGCCGTCGAACGCCGCCTGTTCATGCCCGGCCCTTATCCATGGCCCGAAGTTGATGCCTTAGATCCACCAAAATATTATGATGGATTTTATGCATGCTGGGAAGAACATGAAGCCCGGCATGCTTTTCTCAAAGCCTATGAAGAGCTGAGATCGACGCTCGAATTTGAAAAAAGAATGGCTGTGGAGTCCGCGTAATGGTTTCCAGAAACGTCACCGCCCTGAAGCGCCTGCCGCTTCCAGCAATGCTGCCTTGCGATCTGGATCTGATCCAGGACCAAAACCAGTTTGACATTGCCGATGTCGAAACGGCGCTGAAGACCATTCGTCAGGCCCGGCGTCGCACCCACCCGACCGATGATCGCACCTCCTGGTATGTCAATCTTCAGCGCGCGGAAAAATTCTTCGCCGATTGTCTCGAATGCGGCCCCGCCGACAGCCACCAGACCAAGGGTGCGCATCTGTCGTTGGCTCTGGAAGCCTGGTCGCATCTCTATCAGAGACAGTCAAGTCAGGTTCCGATGATTCTGGATGCCTTCAACACGGTGCTGGAATGGCGCGGCGGGTATCGAATCACGCGCGGGCAGTCAACGGTGTATTTCGGAGTTGCTCTGAACGAGATCATCACCCAGAGAATCAATCAGATGCATGTAAAACAAGATATGGTAGAGTCGAGAGACAGACTATCAAAATCTATTCTTGCGTCATTTGATTAAATCCACAGCTTATCCACGTAGAAAATTTCACTCCATATCTCAAGCCGTTGAATCTCAACGCAATTCCAATTTTGTCCATCAGATGGCGATTTCTTGCATTGACGAGGGAAGGACCGCTGATGCATGATGGCGTCCATCATCCGTAGCGTCAAGCGTAAATGTTTTGGGCGGCCCATCAAGATAATGAGAGCCGCCCATAAAAGGTTATCTGATCTGTATGCGTTTTACTCAGGAATAGCCCGCCAGCCGATCTGAGTAATTGAGCCAAGAAGCAATCAACCGAGAGGTGAAGGCTTCTTCCATAAAATCCCGCATCAACGCCATTGATGCGAACAAAGGGGATAAACTCTATGTCACCGCTACGTTCACACAAAGGAACGCCCCTATGTCATTGACGATATTTACACCCTCCCATCCCGCATTGCAAGTGCAAAAACCGTATATTTTGCGGTCTTTTCCACAATTGGATGTTTCACGGCGCGTTTCACGTATCGCTGTATTGCCGTTCGCCAAAGTTATCCAAAATAAAATCCGCCGTTTTGTTTAAGGGAGAATGTGCCATGCCAGCCAGCATCGGACATAATAACCCGCCATTCGACTTTTTCGCATTCTTCGATGCGATCGTGTCGTCCTCGGCATCCGCCCAGCACAAGCTGATCCAACTGGTTCTTGCCCGGCAGGCGCAGAAAGCTGGCGGCACAGCGAGCCCGCGCCGCGCTGATGTCCTGCATCATGCTTCGTGCTCTGAGGCGACATTCAAGCGAGCTTACGGGGTTCTGAAAGCTGGGTTCACAGTGACGCCCCGGCGTGGGTCAACGACGCAATATGCCCCTCGCGAGGCTGTGACGGTTGAGGAAATCGAGGCCGCGATTGCGAAGATGCCGCACAAAAGTAAGGATCACACTGATACCCACTCTGTGAAAACTAAGGGTCACAAAGAGACCGTCTCACAGCGCCCGGTATCACAAAGCAATGGTCTGTGTGATACCGGCTTTTCAAAAAGTAAGGGTCAGGGTGATACCGGCTTTAAAGAAAAATCCCCCCACACCCCCCTAAAAGAAAATATTAATATATATAATAACCAACCCAGCATAGAAACTGCGCGCGAGGCTGGGGTGGGCGGTGGCAAGGGGGAAATTCAGGGTCTGAATGGAGCCACGGCTCACATCGTCAAGACGCTTGGTGAGTGGATCAATCCGCTGATGCCAGATTACCGCACCGCCAAAGGCTGGCTCGAAAGCTCAATCAGCATGTATGGCGGGGTCGTTGTCCGCGACAGCTTTGCTGAGCTTGAGGCCAAAATCCTGCATGGCGATGTGGTCGCCAAGCCGATTCCGCTGTTGGTCTCGATTTGCCAGCGGCGGAAAAACGAAAGGCCAAAAACTCAAGGTCGATCCGGAACGCAGAGCAGTTACAGCCTGAGCGGTAATTACACAGGGAAGCTGCTGTGAAACGAACATGGCTGGTGCTGGACGAGCGCGATATTGCAACTTTGCAAGATGTTGGCGAAGACGCCTTCCTGATCCAGGATGCCGGACAGGTCGTGCCTTCGGCGGAAGAAATAATCGTGATTGGTCAGGCCGGTGCGCCAAAAGATGCGGCGCTCGGGCTCATGGAGCGCGGTGTTGATGCGGCAAGATTGAGCTATGTCGATCTTAAAAAAAACGATGATATCTATGCCCGCATTGGTAATCCTAAACATATTTTCTGGGATGATGTCATCCCGGTATCGCAAATCTTCGAAGAGGATTTCATCACCTATCCGACCGGGATCGGTTTCCTTGAAAAAAATCTCGGCTGGCGATGGCGGCTTCCAGAGCTTGTGATTATGTGCGGCCCCTATGGCTGTGGCAAATCCACAATAGGTCAGATCCTGGCCGCCAACTTTGTCAATGCCCCAGAGGCGGGCAGAGAGCTTGGCACTGGCGCAATGCTGTGCTCATGGGAAGATCTGGGCTCTGAGGTAAAACGCAATATCTCTGCCTTCGCTACAGCGAACAATGCCAGAGACATGATGGATAAAATCCATTTTGTCCGCCGCCGCGCTTCGGAGGATCGGCTTGTGAGCTGGTATATGGATCTTGTTCGATATCACAAGCGACGTTATGGAACGCGATTTTTCTTCCTTGACCCATGGAATGAAATGGATCACCAACGCGATCCGCGTCAGACCGAGACCGATTACGTCAAGGACATCATGCGCTCCATGCGGGATCTGGTCGATGAAGAACAGATCATCCTGATTATTGCCACCCATATTCCCGGCAAGTTCCTGAAGGGCGATGGCGGCGTCGAGCCCTTCCGCATCGGTCATGCCTTTGGCAGCAGCAATTTTGGCAACAAGGCAGATCGCGGTATTTGCATTGCCAGAACCAAAGCTTACGATCGTCAATCCGGTCATGCGATTATCCGTTTGGATAAATCCAAGATTGAACGAAAGATGGGTCGCAAGGGAACGATTGCCGCACGTTTGGACACAGATCGTTTCAGCTTGGAATATGATGGGTATGCGACGCAGGAAGCACAGGATATCTGGAAGGATTGATCATCATGTTTCTGGAAGCCGCATTGGAATTGACGCAGTTCGGGTTCAAGGTTTTCCCCCTTGCCTCTGGCGAAAAAATTCCGGCCATCCCCGCCCGCGAAGGCGGGAAGGGATGTCTCGATGCGACCGATGACGAATACGTTATCGAAGCCTGGGCCAGACGTTTTCCCAAAGCCAATATCGGCATCGCTTGTGGATTGCCATCAGGGGTGATCGTCATCGATCTTGATCCTCGCAATGGTTCTGATGAATCGATCAGAAAACTGGCATTGAAAAAGCAGACATTTCCGCCAACCGTAGCGGTCAAGACGGCAAACGGCGGTGCGCATCTCTACTATGCGTTCGAGCCTTCCTTGAAAAATTCAAAATCCGTTCTCGCGCCAGGAATTGATGTCAAGACAACCGGTGGCTATGTCGTTGCACCGCCATCGCAACTCCATGGCGGCAAGCGCTATGAATGGATCAACTCACCGCTTGGCGATCGGTTCCCACGGTTGCCGGTCTGGGCCGTTCATGCCTTGAAGCCAAAGCCTTTGCCGAAAACGTCCTATGACAGCAAGGATGCGCCCAAGGATATCGCACCTCTGGCAAAATTTGTCTCTGGCGTCAGCGAAGGAAATCGTAATAAAATTCTTTACTGGGCGGCCTGCCGTGCAGCGGAAGCTGGATTACTGAATTCGTCAACGCGCGCAGAACTTCTGACCGCCGCCAATGCTGCCGGGTTGCCAGAGGCCGAAGCTGCAAAAACCATAGAGAGCGCCAAGAAACGAGTTATACTGTCATGACAAAGATTGTAGACGTATTTGTTATTGAAGAGCATCCCAGCGGGAAGACAATCAAGTGCTCCATCAAGGATGATGAGAAAGATCCGTTTTTTCTGGCAAAATCGCAGATAACACCAAGCGGACCTGTGAAAAAGCGGTCTTATCATACATTCGATGTTTCAGAATTTGCATGGAAAAGCCATAGACAATTATGCGGAGATGAGATTTTCGAAGAAGAAAAAAATCGTCGCCGAGAATGGAAACAAAATCGATGAGCAAAGATCAGAAAAATATCTGTTTGTACTGCAAATGGTGGCTGGAATTTTCAAAATCAGATAAAGGCAAAGATGGGGGTATGTGTCGCCGCTATGCCCCGAAGGGGATGGTGGTGATAGAGGCTAGCTGGAAAACGTCTGACCCCGATTGGCCTTGGACCTATGAAGATGACTGGTGTGGTGAATTTGAAAACCGACGCGATGATACGGAGCAAGATCATGAGTGACAACACCACCATTCGCCCCTGGGTCTCAGTCGGCGAAGCCGCCACCCAGGCAATAGGGAAAATCTCCTACGAACTGCCGAAAAGCGAGAGGGACCAGGCTTTCATCGATCGCATGGACAAGCTTGCCAGCCATGACACCGATAGCGGTCAGACCATGGTGGATACTGACGATCTGCGCCGTCTGGTCGAGATCGCCGAGCGCTTTCGCGAATTGGACCGCGCCGCCGCCAAGCATGTCGAGACCGTCATCATCGCCTATTCCAGACACTTCACCGGCTTTGACGAATATGTCGGCTGGCAGGGTCTTGGCATTGCGCTTCGAAAGGATTACGAACTCCTGGATGCTTATGAACGGGCTGAAGAAGAGGAAATCAACGCGATTTTGGACGGAAAAAAATGACCTGGATCACCGACAACAAGGGCACGCGCTGGGTCGAATCCATTCCGCGTCAACGCCGCAAGCCACCTCAGCCGAAACGCTTCAAGAATTTGAAGGTTGGCGATCAACTGATGCAGAAACCAAAAGAACACTGGCATCGCGGCCTCCCGCGATATATCATCATAACCGATATGTGGTTTGATCCTGTCGCAGGTCAACATGATCCGGTCGCCGGGCAGATGGTTGGATACTGCCCGATCAAGCAAGATGGCGAGATCCACCCGGAAAAATCCTCCACCACCATTCGCGGCCTTGCCTCACAGCAATATCACTATGCCGACATCGATTATATCACCCATTGCAAATCCCGCTGTGACGCCATCGATAAGGGCAGTGTCGTTGGCATCGGATATGGCAATGTGCTGCGCAGGCGTCCTAAAACACCGGGAGGATCTAACCTGTGAGCACCACAGTTGATTTTCATATTGAACGTCTTCGCCGCGAAGCCGACAATGCAAATGTCAGTGTTCGCGATCTGCTTTCTCTTGCCCTTGCCGACATCGACGACGATGCGTACAAGAACCCATCCAGAGCCATCATTATCATCATTGATGAGGTCGAAGACAACGGCGGCATCGCCGTTGAAACTTACCGATGCGGAATGACCAGACCGGAAGAACTCGGATGGCTGGAGGCGGCGAAGCAACACACATGGGCAAGATGGAGGAAAGATGAGTAACCTTTGCGCGGGCTGCGGAAAACCTCAAGAAGACTGGCCCAACGACACCGATTCCGTCCGCGCATGGATACATGACGATCATGGCTATTGGCACAATCCATGCTGGGGCTCAAATCCGCTCAAGCAGCGGATCAAGAAGCTCGAAGACGCGATCCGGCCCTTCGCGCAATCCCCCCTCAGCACCGAACCGGAAGCCATGCGAACCCGGCTGTTTTCATTTGAAGATCATGATGCTAAAATACAGGCCGCGCGCGATGCGCTGGAGGGGGGATTGAGTCTAGCAAGAGATATCATATCCGGAAAAAAAGACCCGCAATTTGAAGTTGGATATGACTCCGTCCTTCGCCAATTCACCGACATCAGAATGGAATTGGTCATCTGGCGTGGTGATGATGGTATCATACATATGCGCGGCCCAGTTGGTTTTTATCTATCCGGGAAAAACAAGAACAATGTCTTCCACGATATGGGCCGGGTATTGCAGATGATTTTAAAGATGAACACGGAAATCGATTGGGTGAAGGATGACTGAACCAAACTATCGCACCGAGCGCGTCGAGCGACTGCTCAAGGAACTTCAGTACGAGATCACGCGCGAGGACCGATCCGGTTTGAGCAAGATCCGTCACTCCCCACACAGCAAGCTGACTAAGCTTGCGTGGCACCGAATGAAGCGCGGCGGCAAGCGCTACGAACGCTGGCTCCGTATTCGTCCATCCATAGACTCTGATATTGGCGATCATTCATGGATAAGATACATCGCAAGATCGCGCGCCAAAATCAACAATCGTGATTATCGCCGTCAGTGTGGATACGAAAATTAGCGGCATATTCGCTACAGCAATTTACCATAAGGTCGGTTATCTTGTCACTGATCCTTAGACTATAGGCTTGAGCTTGAAAAAACGATGGACACAAGAAGAGATTCACGAGCTTCGCTCTCGGTATGAGAATGGTGAAACTGAATCCGCAATAGCGGCAGCATTGAACAGGACAGTTGGATCTGTCTCTAATTGTCGGCAAGCGAATAAAATTCACAGACCCCAAGACAAATTGCATCGTGGGGCAGTGTGGAGCGACCATGAATTAGATCAAGCAAGAAAAATGTATGCAGTTGGTTGTCAAAATGCAGATATAGCGAAGTTTCTAGGTAGAAGCAAGATTGCAATAAAGAGACTTATAACAGAAAGAAAAATAAAACGCAATCCAATGCGTATTGTTTACTTGGGTATTTTCAACAATGAACGAGAACAGTGGCGAACTGTTCGTGGGGTGTCAAACTATGCTGTGTCAAATATTGGGAGAGTAATGAGCTTACATCCAGGAAGATTAGGAAAGATACTATCTCAGTGGGTTGACGAAGATGGATATTGCCATGTCTCCCTGCAAGGGATTGGGGGAGCTAAAAGATATTCAATTCATCAAATGGTCGCCACGGCTTTTATTGGTCCGCCACCGTCTAGCGGTCACGAGGTTGCCCACGGAGACGGAAACCCATCAAATAATTGTTGTATAAATCTTCGTTGGGCAACAAAAATTGAAAATCATGCTGACAGATTAATTCATAAAACTGCCGATCGTGAAGTCTCTGGGAAATTTAAGAAGTGTAAAAATTAAAATCCATTCAAAAGTATTTGATTATTACCATCGAATCAGACGAGATAAGCATGAGTACAGTTTTTGGTGAACATGGATAAGAATGAAATGCGCGCTGAAGTCATTCCAGGAGAGCATGGCAACCGTCCCGTCATTCGCGAAAACGGCCATACCCGCATCGCCATGCCCATGGTCTATATCGAATCCTGCGCCAGCAAACATGAACAGGATTTTCTCTGGCGCTTCTATGAAGCCTATGAGTTCTCAGAAGGGCTCAGACACGCCGTAGACGGCGATGGCGAGCCGATGGGGCGTTATGAGATATATGCGGATTCCATGGCTCCTGAGACCTATGAGAAGCTTGAGGTGCAGGCTTTCAAATGGATACGGCATTACAGCCTGGGCCGGGAATGGGGATTGCGCGCGGAAATGTTTCTCAGGATGATGTCCGATCGCACCAAGACCACCTTGGTCGATCTGGGTCATTTCCTCACCAATTCAGATGATGAGCATGTCGCGCTGGGGGGCGGGCAGGTTTCCTTGCGGGATCTGGGGCTGGTTCTGAAAGATGCGTATCGGGATTTCTTCCGCTGGTATGAGTATGTGCGCTCATGTGAAGCGCAAGGGCGGGAACCAAATGGGAAGGAAGCACTTACCCATTTGCAGCGTGAGAAAGAAATTGCGCTGCAAATTGATGAATTTCGCAAAGCCCATGGCCTTGGTGATTGACCATGGGCGATTTTCCGGGGCTTAGCAATGGACACGACAAACAGAGATCTCCGGGAGATCGACCAGCGCATCGCCGACCTCAATCTCAGCCTAACGGAACAACTCGCCACCCTAAATCTGTCCCTGAACGGCAGGCTCAGCGATATCCAGTCCGACCTCGATCACCATCGCTGGCAAACCCATTACTATCACAGGAACACATTGTCGCGCCTGGGGCGCTTGGAGGCCAGGCGCAAAGACCGGCAACCGCTATTCCAAAACCTAGACTCCGTGATCATCATTCGGATGCTCTTCTGGGTCGGAATGGCGGCGGCGGGGGTCATTTCATGGGCCGAAGTCGGAAAACTCGTGATCAATTGAAAGACCAGATCGACCAACTGATCTTGTGGACCATCATCTTTACCGGGATCGCGGTGATCATCCTGTCCGTCCACGGGATCTGGACGGCTTAACCAAGATTTGGCACCAGATTTCGATATTCCTGTTTCTTCTCGATCCGGGTCGGGGGCTGACAGGACAGGAAATAAAACGCCGACATCATCGATATATCAAACAGATGGCTGAACAGGCTGCGTAATTCCAGATCCGACAATATAATTCCAAGCGCTGTTGCACCGATACTGTCAACAACCATCAGCACCCAGAATACGCGCAAGACAGGGAGCCTGAAATCGCTTTCATGAGCAGGAAGCTTACTGGCTTTCCAGAGTAGATGTTTCTTGTGCGCCCAGTAAGATTCAAAGAACATCGCCACCATGACTATGAACAGAAGGGCATAAACCAGCGGATGCCGATCGCTTTCGTCCCCGATCTGACCCGTCATGATCAGACCAACACCCATAATCGCCGATCCGCCTGCCGCATGGAAACATTTGGCCGCAATCGCATAGGGCGAGGTTTCAAACCGCGTATAGGCCAGATTGGCCAGATATTGAAACCGATCCAAGATCCAGGCATCCAGCTTCCAGATCCGATCCATCACAGAACGCAAAATCCACATGTCGGGTTCCTCAAAAAGAAACCCCGGCCAGCGTATCCTGCTGACCGGGGCCGTTGGTTTGGATTTGCAACCCAGTTTTCAAGACTGGTGTCTTTCCAGATTATCAGTCTGGCGACCTATCCTAGTACTTTTACGCCTTACCGTTCCACGGCGTTTAAGATGCTGCGTCAAGTCTCAGTGCAAGCGTCATTCCGCTAGACCACAGGGCCATAAGAAGGTATGGAGGCCCCAGCTGGAGTCGAACCAGCGTCTCTTGCATTCTTGCAGCACCGGTCGAGAAAAACGGTGCGTAGTTGTCTCAGCTTGAGGCGAATAGTCTGAATTTCAACGTGAAAGCTCATGCCTTATCAGCCGGGCGTCTACCATTTCCGCCACCCGCACATAAGAATTGGAGCGCGGGGCAGGATTCGAACCTGCAATCTTTCCGTTTCGTCAGGTCTCACGACAAGTTTGAGTTTCTGCCTACCTCAGTAAAATAAGCCGTCATGGCTCACCTGTCAAGTGCTTTGTGTTGGAAGCGTTCCATCCATCACAAAATCAAAGATGCGATCGCCAACAGAGGGGGCGGACACTTCTTCAATGCCATTGGCGGCTTCACGGGCCTGCTTGACGGCCTGAAGCACGCGATCGATCCGCTCGATCATCACCTCGCGAACCGGCTCAGGGATCGCGCCAGAGTGCCTCACAAGGTTCCAGTAACCAACCAGAACATATTCGGTGATCAGTTCGGTTTGCGCCGGATGCTTGTCGGTGGCATCATATTTGACAATCGGGCGCTGAACTTTCTTGGTCCGATGGGTCTTGGTGGCCTTGGAATTATGGATACCGGTGGCATTGGGATTGGCCTGCCAGTCTTCGGAAGGGTCCAGCACCGGGATCTGCGAGGTCAGGCTGCGCAGATCGGTGAGCTGTTTTTCCAGGAACAGCAGATGTGTTGCCGGAACCTGCGGGATCAGCACGGTCTCGCCGATCTTGACATCGGCCTTGGCCACGCAATTGGTCCAGTCCTTGCGGGCAGTGATGTCCATCAGTTCGGTCATCGCCTTGCGCGCCGAACGCAGCACCTGTACGAAGGTACGCTGAACCTTTTTCTGTTCGCCAGGAAGCTCGGCATCCTGATCATTGATGCGTTCATAGTCCTTGTCGAAACCATCGAATAGCGCCGGCTTTTCGGCGACGTTCTTGAGCGCGGTCAGGTCGGCATAAGACTCCGTCTTGATGCCTTTCTCGATGGCGAGAATCTGATTGAGGCGGGTTGTCATTGTTGTTTTACCTTTTGAAATTGAGGTTGAAATTGGAATCAGTTAGATTGCCGTCAGTGCAGCGTTGAGCTGACAGGCGCTGGCATTTGGTCGCCGCTGCCCTTGGCAGACAGGGCATGTGTCATCGTTGTCAGATTGGCGACGAACTGGTCAAGAATCTTTTCGCGGGTCCGCAGGTCAGATACAAGAGCAATAATCGTGGTTGCCGCCTTGATCAATGCGATTTGACTGGTTTCAAGGAAGAAATAGGCATCCTCAGAATTGGTGCCGTCGATGTTGTTGTCTTTCGCGACCTTGCGCAAAAGATCGAGGACTTCATCACCAAGCGCGACACCAGTGTCAACGATGCGCTCGCGCGCCTGGCTGTTGCAACTTCCGCAGTCTGGATTATCACACATTGCTTTTCTCCTTCGAATCAGGTTGAATCATTGGTGATGAGTGGGGACAACCTGTCCCCACTCACATGCTTCTTTGACAAGTCGGATTGGATCAGCGCCGCGCGGCCTTGCCGTTCAGGCTGTCGGCTGTGGTCTTGACCATCTTGATGATGACATCCAGCTTGCGCTGAGCTTCATCAACATTACCATCGACATTTGTGACGTATTCACTCATATCGGCGAACTTGTCACCATAGTCAGCGGCCTGCGGATTAATGACCCTCTTGAGCGTAGCTGCAAGCAGTTCGGCGTCATTGATCTCCTTGCGCTTATCGACAAGCAGATCAGCATGAGCCTTGAGCCCTGTCGCTGACGCCTTGAGATCATCGGTCGTCAGATGTTTGCGGTCATTCATCAGCATCGCCAGCTTTGACCGTTCGACAACCTCGCGAATGGTTGCCGGAATAAACCCGGCCAGCATGTCACCGAGCCCTGTGAGGGGATCATCAGGCCGGATCAGATCCCCGGCATAGTAACGAACCAGCTTGATCGAGGCCACCGCATCAGGCTTGTCGATCGGGATCAGCGCATCAAGCCGCCCGTTCCGGAGCATGACCGGAGGGAGCTTTTCGATGTGATTGGTGGTCAATACCGTGATCACTTCATCCCGCTTGTTGAGCACCGAGTCGATCGTGTTGATGATCTCGTTGGCATCGTCCGAACGTTTATGGTCGATGACCCGATCAATGTCTTCGGCAAAGACCACGCAGGGCTGGAACTGTCGGGCAAATTCCAGCGTTTCCGCCAAGGCTTCAGCCCGGTCAACGGTGACATAAGTCCAGCCATTCTGATAGGCCAGCTTGCCAACGACAGCCGCCGTCAGCGATTTGCCTGTGCCGTAAGGTCCGTAAAGCAGAATTCCCCGCTTGAGCGGAATATTATGTTTACGGCAATTTTCAGTCTTGGCGATCGGGGTCTTGATGTTCACGTCAACAAGGCCCTGAATGTTTTCGTTCAGCACCAGCGAGTTTTCGTCGATCGTGGTGAGGTCGATGAATTCCGGCTCGATCAGGGCGTCAAGACTGCCGCTTTCATCGACACTGAGCCGCATCGTCTTGCCACGATAAATCGAGTTTTTCTCCAGATGCTTGCGCGTGGCAGAGATCAGCTCCATGATCACCTTGCGGTCAGCATAGGTCACGGTGCCACGGATATAGAAATCCATGAACTGCGACTTGCGGCGGTTCTGCGGACGGGTAAACCCGGTCTCGATCTCGGTCGAGATATCGTGGAGCTTGAACAAACCCACGGGAACCTCAACATAATCCTCGGAATTGGGACCGGTCTTGACCATCTTCATGTCGGGCTGAACATCACCGAACCAGGTTTTCTTGGTCTTGGCTGCTGCCCAGCCATAGCGTTTCTTGAGAACGTGCACAAAGGCGACAGCGGCATCAAGCGGCATACCGGGAACGGTCTCGAAGAGATCGAACTGCTGGTTGTCCTGCGCTTCCCGGTCGAGCAGCACCTGAATGCCAGAGCGCAGCGACATCGGCTTTGGTTCTGCTGGCAGCTTGACATGCGTGCCTTCCCAGAGCACATCAGTTTCCTTCTTGGGATTGCGCGCCTGTTCGATGCTGTCACTGACAGCCTTCTGCATGAACTCGATGATGTCGAGCTTGTTTTCGTCAGACATGTAATAATCCTTTTGTTTATGAGGCAGGCTTGGGGGTTAATCAGGCACGAATCTGGCCGCTCGGCAGTCATACCGGCCACAAGGGCAGGCTTGCCAGCGCCCCGAAACGCCATTGAAACTTCTGGCGCTTCGGCGGTCGGTTTCGCTGGCCATCAAGATGGCCTTGGAAATATCAGGCACATCCAGATCAGCGGCGTCACCATCACCGCCAATTCCCACCCCATCAAAAGGGGTGACAGATCGTTGCTTCTGCATCGCTTTCTCCTTTTTAACCTATGGTGATCCAGTAACCATACGGGCAGTGCCGCTCACCGCACTCGCGACAGATTACCCATTCTCGGCGGACATTCTTTGCATCCTGCGCCGCCTTCAAAGCCTCGGAAATATCCGGGATCTCGATATCTTCGCTACCGATCTCGGTACTTGCATCGGCAATGGGATCACCGGGCTTTGCTGTCTTTTGTTTCACGTGGAACACGCTCCTTGTCTTCACCCTCATAACCGGAAAAAGGACCGCCATAGAGACACAGGCCCTTGTTCCGACCTTCAGTAAAAACCCAGCACCTCCGGCAACATGGGCAGGAATGCGGGGCCATCGCCGGAGGTGCATTTCTCGTCATGACATATGCGCGATATTGCGGTTCTCCAGCTGCGCCCGCGTCAGCGCCGCCAGCATGTCTGGCATCGAAATCCCGCTTGGCTGCTTGGCTTCCGATGTCAGATCCCGGTGCAATGCCGCTGACTTGGCCTGTTCGACCAGCCCGGCCAGCATGGCCCCTGAAACAATATCCGCCAGCGTCTTGTGCGACTTGGCAATGGTGCGGTTCCCGGCAAAGATCTCAAAGGCAACCGTCTTCACCACCTCATCCAGCTTGACGCCTTCGGCCAAAGGCAGTTTGCTCAAATGCACAGCCAGAATGGCTTCGCTGTCCTCGACGCCAGGCCGGGTCACCTCGATCTTGCGATCCATCCGGCCTTCACGAACCACGGCCTCATCCAGCGCCTCAGGTCGATTGGTGGCCAAAATGACAATCGCGGCAGAGGCTTCCAGACCATCGGTTTCAGCCAGAAAGGTTGGCACGATGGTTTTCTCCATCCCCGACACCGAGCGATCATTGCGCCGGGCCAGAATGCTGTCGGCCTCATCAATAAAGATGACGCCCGGCTTACCGGTTTCGGCCTTGTGCTGCCGTGCTGCCTTGAACAGCGAACGCAGCTTGCGTTCGGACTCGCCGACATAAGCATCAAGGATTTCCGGCCCCTTGACAGGAAAGAAGCCGCCCGCCTCCCCATTCAAGGCCGTCGCCACGGCACGTCCAAGTAAGGTTTTACCATTACCCGGAGGACCATACAATAGAATTCCTGCCGGAACCTTCTTGCCATAAAAGGCAAAGATATCCGGATAAAGCTGCGGCATCACCACAGCCTCTTGCAAAGCGGCTTGTGCTTCGAGCTGACCACCAATCTGATCCCAGAGTAGCGGTTCAAATGTGGACGAGACAACCTTCTGCTTGTCATCAGGTGGAATCACCCCCAAGATCAGACATCCGGTTTGATCGGTGGCAACGGCATCGCCAACCTTGACGGTATGACCACATGTCATGGCGACACGGGCCATGCCTTCGCCGCCAATCTCGCAGGCGCGTTCATTGATAATTCGGGTAACGGTGGAGAGGGGGCCGGAGGCGGGCGTCTTTGCGGCCATCCGCAAGATCTGTCCCTTGTCCGTCAGGGTGACGGCATCGCCTGGCTTGATTGTGAACTCTGGCCTCAGCACCTCGATGAAACCATTGGGTGAGGCCACCACGACGATCTCACCGTCAATATGGACGACGATCGCCTGTCTGAGAGCGTCCTGGTTCAAGCGTTGCAGGATCTCGTTCTGTTTGATCAAGGTTTCCTGCATCGTGTCGAGGGCTGTTTTCGTCTGGGCATCCATGATGGGTTTCCGTGTCTCTGGTAGGAATGAATTTGACATTGAGGTTTCGTATCCCGCTCGGGAAAATGTTTCACGTGGAACACGGCACATCCAATGTTCCACGTGAAACAATCAGGACGACTTGATGTCCTTGTGCGCACCCTTGATCAGGCTTGCGCCGTGATGCTGAAGGTGGTGCATCAATTCCACGACACCGAGCAGCGCCGCGACGATGATGCCAAGACTGATCAGCTTGGCTGAATCATGTTCGAAGAAGAATGACCAGAACCCGGTGAGCCCTTCCGGCGCTTTGAAATGCTGCGCCGCATGAACATGCTCTTCAAAGGTGATCCACAGGCAGAAGGCAAACAGCCCAACCCGGATCGCGCCGGAATGGGCAAAGTCATCGACGAAATCGCCGATCCACGGCCAAGCGATGTAGCAGGACGCTGCCGCCAGATAGATGATGAGGAATGGCGCACCGAACGTATGCAGCGCATAGGTCGAGTTGCCAAACAGAATGACGCCTTGCACGGTGGCCGTGACAGCGACAATGAAAATACCGATTTTCAGCCGATCATGGGGATCGGCATCAGACTGAGGCATAACAAAAACTCCATTGAACAGGAAATTGGATTTACACCGTGCGCTGGGATTGGTGGGTGCCATTCACGACAGCGGCCATGGTGCGATAATTGCGACCCGCTCGCATTTCACCGTGCCAGTAGCCGACGCAATAGGCGGCGAAGCCGGTAATGGCGAGGATGATCAGGAAAATGCCGAAAGTCAGGAAGGTCATGGTTAAGCTCCATTGGATTGAGTGTTTCACGTGAAACGTCAGGCGGGTTTGTTCTTGCGCCTGTAATAGAGATGCGCAAGTTCAGCATCGCGCTCACTGATTGGAGTCAGCGCCAGCCTTGCCAGCACATCGCGCCAATCCAGACCCCAGATTTTCCTCGCGATATCATGATCAAAGATCAGAGCGTCTGCTGAGGGGATTTCTTCGATGATCTGGTATTTGAAACCATCGTCCCACTCTTCCTCAACCACATAGGTCAGGTGATGGGCGATGATCACGTCCTTGGCCCCGCAAGCCTCGCGGATGATGGCCTTGAACAGATCCGAACTCTGAATGTTGCGGTCATTCTCGTAAGCGCCTTCAATCTTCAGGCCCTTGGGGGTGAAATCATACTCAGTCTGATTGCTCATTTTATTTGCTCCAATATCAGTGTTTCACGTGAAACACTATTCAACCAGCGCTTTGCGCGCGGCGTCGAATGCCTTCATCATGCGGGTTTCGTAACTGACCGATGTCGATCCCGACCTGGCTTCCAGTTCGGTTTTGGAGAGTTCGGACCACAGCGCTTCCCAGCGCTTGGTTTTCGCCGCGTCCTTGGCGTCAGCATCGAGATCGATATCCAACTCGTTGGCGACTCCCGCATTGTTGAGCGCGATTTTCCAGACCTCGCCATCTTCACCAGTGCAGATGAACTGGCCATGGAGCTGGAATGCCGGATTTACCCTGCGCATGCGCTCAGTGAGCCAGTTGATGGTCTTGGCCATGTTGTAGATTTTTTCGTCACCACTATCGACAAGACCGGTCAATTGGGGATTGATTTTCAGCCCAATATATTCAGGCGGGCCATCTGGATCACTAGGGTTCATCTCCAGCGATTCATTCAGGAACGCTAGTTCCGACACCTTCATGTCATTGACGAAGTTGAGAGTGCCCTTAAAGCGAGTCGTATAGCCCATCGGTTTATTCCTCATGTTATGTTTCACGTGAAACACGGACTTACGGCTGGTTAAACCTCGCGCCGACATTTTCCTCTTCAATGGTTCCGATCGACCGACTCTGGATCTTGGCCATCCACTCCATGAACCCTGGAAACTCACCATTTTCATCCATCAGAGCAGACGAAACATACAGATCGTCAGACGTGTCTGATGGCGTGGCGAAGCTGGCGACCATCGCAATCTTGTGCGCCTGGCAGATCTTGAGAATCTCATTCATCAGGGGTGCAATCTCAGCGTCGTAGATATCTTCCTTGCTCATGGCAAAGCTCCTTTGTTTCACGTGAAACGTTCAGATGTATTTCAGAACCGTAACCCCTTCATGCGTGAGCCGGATGGCTTGCTTGTCGGGATGCAGTTCTACCAGTTCAGGCAGATGGCGTTTGATCTCTTGCGCGAACGGCCAAAGCTGGTCGCTGACATCAGCCCATTCCCCGTCCGCCTTGTCCAGACTGCGCTTGACCAAGCGAAGCATTTCAGATTGACCATATGTAAGAGCCATCATTCCTCCGATGCTGTTTCACGTGGAACAATCAGCGCGCCGTGAGAGCGCGCTGATCTTCCCTCGACAGCGGACGGCCAAGCTGGACAGCCTCGCCGCGCTCAGCGCCAGCTTCACGGCCTGCCGTACTGGCCTTGCCGTTAAATCTGTTCTGGCTGGGCTCGAACTTCTCACCTTGCGACATCAGCCGGTCCTTGATGACCACGGCCTTGGAGGCAAGAGCGGGAAGGTTGGCCGAGGCCCGCACCTGATTGCGATCGGCAAGCATGGCCTCGATCCGGGCGTTGATCCTGAGACCAGCCCCGATCAGATAGCCATTGCGATAGGCCGAGCGCGCTGAGGCTGTCGGGAAATAGCGTCTCGCCTCTTCTTCTCTCAATCCGGTGAGGACAAAATCGACGATGGTCTCAGCCAACCACTTGGCGAAGAACACATCATTGTCAGCCCCGATGAACTGATAGGCACAGCGGCGGGCGGACACAAATTTCCCCACGGCGAGCGTCCCGGTGAGTTTGCTGATTGCAGGCGCACAGCATTTCATCAGCAGCTCTTGCCAAAGCTTGTCGATGCTGACGGCTTCGGTTTTGAGAGCCTCTTCGCCCGCCTCGCGTAGATCGCCTTCGGAAATGTCATATTGATCCATCAGGGCCGCGATCTTCGATGCCGCCTCCATGGCTTCATTCTCGCTCGCGCCGCGATCGGCGGTCTTGGCCTTCAGGGCCTGGATAATACGAACAATGCGGTCTTTTCTGTCGGCCATGTCTTCCTCCTTTATGGCACCTCGTTTCACGTGAAACGTTCAAGCGACAGGCTTAACTGGACCATCGATCTCCGAAATTGCGATGATGGAAACAGGTCTGTCTGAGCCCCGGATTTTTTTGCTGCACTCGTCTTCCCAAAACAGGATCTGTTCTTCGTCGATCTGGGCATCGGTGCCGAACAGGCGACGACCAAAGCCGCCAGTGAAGGCAAATGACACAAGAAAAAAACGCATGCTTTTCTCCATTGCATGAGTGTTTCACGTGGAACATCCACAAAGACTTACAAAGAGAGGGCTTTGCTGTTACCACTCTGTGTAAGTCTTCAAAGAAGACCCGCTGGAGACCGGCCATGTTATGCAGCACCCGTAGATACTGCGACCACCAGACGTATGGTTCTCTCTTGCTTGGCGGAACCATTTTACCGTATCGGCTCTATCGTCGTCCGATGATTTGAATGTAAAGAATTCCGTTTGGATAGTCAATATAAAAATGGCGTTTTTTTTATAAAATTTACGCTGTTGATTTTTACGGCGTTCTGTCTTATATATTGCGGGATTGTGTCTGATGGGAGGATTGCTTTGAAGTACAAGTGTAGGCGGTGTCACCGCAATCCTGTTCCCCATCCAAGACATTTCTGCCCCGGCTGCGCCAATTATTGCATCAAGTGTCATATTCGGGAGCGCCAGCCTGGGCAGGCCATATGCGGACAGTGCCGGGCGGAAAATTACGCCAAGGAAGGGGCGAGGGCCGGGAAGAAGCGCTATGAACTAAGGAGGCAGTCACAAGACTTCGTGGACAAGCACCGGATGCGGACCCAGGTGAATGATTATTACCGCATCAGGGAAGAGGAACGCCCGAGCCGCTGTGAATTTTGCGGATCAGACATGAAGGTACAGAGAATTTTCGCCGGTCTTGATCATGGGCTGGCGTTCTGGAATCTATGGTTGTGTTCCGATCACCGCTCCAAGATCAACGCGCTGCTGGGCCGAAATGAAAAAATCTCAACAAGCTGGTCGGCTGCGCCGAAATCCGGTGGCAAAAGATCTTCGAAGCGAAAAATACCGCCCAAAAATCGTGGCGAACAAGCGCGACAAGCTGAAGGAAAAGGCTGAACGGCAGGACCATGAAGATTGAAGACTACTATGATATACAGGCTAAGGCCATAGCCTTGCAGCGTGCATTCAGGGTTCCTCTAAATCAGCAGGCGAATCTCGCCTATGTTATCGCGAGTCGCCTTCGAGAAGCCGAGGCAAGAGGGCGGGAAGAGATGCGTAGCGCCCTTCGCGTGTTGTTGGATGTCCCGTCAAGAGAAGATATTCAATATGTCGAAAATAAAATCTACGATCACGAACACTAAAGGAACCCCAATGACCAACGATCTCACCAAACATACTGTCATTTTCGTTCTCGATCGCTCCGGATCAATGGAGGGCAAGCTGGAATCCACCCTGGAATCCTTCAACGCCTATACGCAGAGCCTGCGCCAGTCGGACAAGGATATCGAGTTTACCCTGATGCAGTTCGATACGATATCCACCGATGTCATTCACCGGCGCAAACCCTTGCGCGAAGTGCCCGATCTCACCCGCGAAATCTATTCCCCGCGTGGCGGCACCCCGCTGATCGACGCCGCCTGCATCGCAATCGAAAGCGCAAAGTCGGATTACAAGCCCTCTGACAAGGTAGTCATCACCATCATGACAGATGGTCTGGAAAATGCCAGCCAAGCCTTCACCATGAAAGATCTTCACGAAAAGATCAAGGAAGTCTCTGGCTGGGGTTGGCAATTCGTGTTCCTTGGGGCCTCGATCGACAATTACGGAACTGGTGCGAAAATGGGAATTCAAGCCTCCAGTACCATGAGCTATAACGCCAAGGATCGCGGTTCGACCCAAGCCGCCTATGCCGCCACCGCCCAGTCAACCCGCGCATTTTTCGAAACCGGCAAGGCCATGAGTTTTTCCGACATCGACAAGCAGGCCGCAGGTGATGCTTACGCCAAACAGTGGAGTGACGAGAAAGAAAAACAGGGTGACAAGATCAAACAGGGCGAAAGCCTTGTTGACAAGGTGAAACTCTAAGATTATAAAGGACGCATCCCACGTTGGGATTTTTCCCGATCTTGCCAGATCAGCCCACAGACTAGCCAGAGTCTGTGGGCATTTTTGTTTGAAGCTTTGTTTCTATTGCGAATCACTGCATTATGGCCGCAAACCTCTTGCACAGGCGCACCCATGAAGCCACCCATTCTTGATAACAGTTTCCGATTTCCACCCGATCATTGTTTCACCCCGGATCGGATCGCCACCGAATACCGCATGCTGATCCGTGGTTATCTCGCCCAGGCTGAGCATCTCTTCAGTACTGAAGCCAGAGTTCAGGAAATCCGCGATTGCGCCACCCGCATCTATGAACTGACCACAGCGCTATCAGCCCATGAGCTGAGAACCTATTTTGCTCCGGTCGAGAAGAGTGTTTCATGTGAAACAGGGGGTGTGAAACTGGACGCTGATCAAATCCCTGACGTTGCAGACCCCAATGTTTCACGTGAAACAGGTGAAGGAGACACCCAATGACCGCCATTGTCCGCCTGTTTACCCATTCCGCCCTGATCAGCGCGCCAGTATCCCCAGCCAGTGGCAGACTGTCCACTGACTCCGTCTCCCAGCTCAAGCAGCCTTATCTGGCCAAGGAACAACTTACCGCCAACACAAGCACGGCGGTCAACTCATCGGCTGACACCGCACCAGCCCATGCAAAGCTTCTGATGGTTCAAGTACAGGAAGGTAAGACCGTCAATTACGAGATCACCACAGAAAATGCCGAGCTGGTCGAAGCGGTCGCCTCATCGCCAACTCTGACTGGTGATCAGGTGTTCCAGTTCGGAGCCGGGTGGCGGATCTCGTTCCTTGAGAACTCGGATGCATGATGATGCTGGACGGTCTTGAAAAGATCATAACCTTCTATATCATAGTCATCCTGGCTATTGGCCTTGCATTGGGATGGATGATTTTCGCATGACCATCACCGCCGACAAGAAACAGAAAGCCTTCCTCGGCTTCCGCAAGGGACTGGGAGACGCATCTTCTTTTGTCGGCCTGCGCAGAATCGAGATTAAGAATGACAGCGTGCTGGAATTTGAATCCTTCCACCGCTTCAACCATGTCAATCACTTCGCCACCATCACCCGTGTCTATGTCGATCATGACTGGGCATCACCATTGGATGAGCCTTACCAGGCTGGCGCTGATGCCGGAGGTCAGGCCAAGGAATTCTTCAAGCAGGTCGCCCCGGCACCGCCTTTCACAGAGCAACATCATAATATCGATCCCGACATCAAGAAATGGTCGCAAGATCTTAGAGGGCAAGCATGATGACCCAGAGTAACAAGCCACTGAACGATGTGCTAAACGCGCTCGCTTTGGCGATGCCGGTACCAGATGCCAGAACCCTTGAGGATTTCGTGCGCAGATATCCGGAACACGCGGATGCACTAACCGAGTTCGCGATCGAGCTGGCGCTGGAGCCGGCAGGCGAGGAGGAAGGCGACGAGGACATCGCGTCTGCCATTGCGCAAGAGGGACGATCATAATGCGTTTCATAGAATCCCACAAAGTTAACCCAGCCAATGATCAACTTGAGATCACCGTTCGTGATGAACCTGGCGCTGGCGGCGCATGCCATGATTACCAAATCAAGCTTCCGGACGGCAGTGGCGTCAGGTTAAGCTTCCAGAACGGCCCCATCAATGAAACCGGCGTCAATGGCATCACTCATGAAGCGTTGCTCGCCATTCTGATTGATCGTCTCGAAGGTTTTCAGGCTGGACAGTTTGCCAGCAACTACAATGCAGCTGCCCTATTCCATATTCAAGCTGCTCAGCTTCAATTGCTAGAACGCACCCGTGAACGCATGGCGCGCGGCGTCGAAGGCACACATCAACAGTAGGATTGTCATAATGACAGACGCTGATATAATAATCGTCACGTTAGAAATCGAAGAACCCGGCAAGCCACTGCGCAGAATGACAGTTACCGGCCCAGCCACAATGAATGAGGTCATGGATCTGGTTGAACAGGTTCACATTAAAGCGGAAGATGAATATACAAGAAACACGCCCGCTATGGGCAGATCATAATGTCAACCGTTTCCAATGAATTTCTCACTCTACTGGAAAAGACTTTCACAGAACAGCTTGAGGAAGAAATCAACCGCTGTGCCGATGAAGCCGCAGAGCAGGCTCGCATCAGAGTTAAAAAGCGCCTCGGAGAACTAACAGTCGGCTTATTCAGTGAATACACCGCGTTTCGTAGAGGCCAAGAACTGGTCATAACAGTAAATATCAAGGAATAGCATAATGTCATTATCACGAGATTTACCACGCAGGAAGATCCGAGGGGCCAAGAAGTCATTCCATGACCGTATCTCAGAAAAGCTTGACCGCCCCCTAACCGAAGAAGAAAAGAGCGATCTTGATGTCAAGGGTGCATCAAACGGGATTATCATGAATTCACATCTAAAAGTTGTTCGGTAACCACAATGCCACCCAGAAAGAAACCAACAAAGGAGGACATCAAGTCTGCTGCTGATCGTGCCGAAAAAAAGAAAGGCACAAGGAAGAAAGCCAGTCCCCTCGATCCTCCCGTCATAGAGGACATTGAAGATCTGGAAGATCTAGAAGAACTCCCTGGAGACATCAAGCTTCCTCGCCCAAAATCCAAGCGGGGCCGTCCCGTATACAAATATAATCCACAATACGCCCATGTGGCGAAGAGGGCGCTGGAAAAGGGCGCTCTGATCTCTGAGATAGCCGATCTGTTCGGAATAAACAACGCTACGGTGTGGAAGTGGCGGCAGACATATCCTGACTTCGATGCGGCCTTCGGAAAATTAGGCAATGTTTTTGATCAGCGCATCGAAAGAACGCTTGCTGAGCGGGCTGCGGGCTACACCTATGACGCGGTAAAAATCTTTCAAAACAAAGGGGTTCCGGTTGTTGTTCCGTATAAAGAGCATGTTCCGCCCGATGTCGGAGCAATCAAGCACTGGTTATCCGTCCGCCAACCCGAAAAATGGCGTGTAAAAGAGGAAATTGAGATCTCCAGCAATGAGGCTTTTCTTGAATTATGGAAGCAGCTGGGGGCAAATAAGAAAACTGACGGTAAGAAGGAGTGATGGATATGGTGAAGATTGTGGATCTGACACCCGCGCATCTGCGGTGTACGATAGGGGCTTGTCCCGCTGTCTATGAACTTGAGGATGTGACGCCAGAGGATTGCGAAGTGTCCGCGTCATGCCCCGCTGTGCATGTTGCCAAGTGCCCGATGGGTGATTGTCCATCGGTTCATGAGCATGGCGATCAGTTCGTCATCATCGGCAAGAAGCCATCGGCAGAGGTCTTGGCGGAGCTAGGTCACCGTGTAGGTGAAGATGAGGATATCATCGTGATCGGGAAGGAATACTTTGTAGACGCGTTGCCTGGCGGCTGACATAAAAAAGCCCGACCGCTGTTTCCAGTGGCCGGGCCGTATTGCCGATCGTCAGTTGCCCGGCCTAACTAGCCGGTTTTTTGCTCTTTGTCAAGTCTGGTTTCCGACCGTCCTGCCGATTTTCGCCTCGGTCAGGATGGTCACCCGTTGCTGAGCACTGTTTTTCGAGCATGTCGATCACGTGCTGTGGAAGGGTGAAAATTTCTGTCCGGTCTTCGGCGGCTTCGTTCGGCGAGAGTGGACGGCCCGTCCGGCCTCCGGCGTAGATGGTGAATTGATGGGGCATTTGTTACTCCTTTTCGGGCCAGACCTCATCGAGGATAATGGCGATGCCAAGGGCGATCAGCACGATGGCAAGACCTATGCGCAAGTCTGCTGGCGTGTCGGTGTAGTCAAGTATTACCACCGTTGCGCCGTATGCTGCAAAGGCATTCAGGACGTTGCTGATCCGTTTTCTTATCCAGTCTTTCATATGGGCTCCGTGGCAGAAAACAAAAAGGGCGCATCACCGATTGTCAGCGTGCGCCCCTTGAGTTACATTATGCTGCTTCCTGTGCGGCAAAGACAGTTTCATTGCCGCGCTTGGTGGTGATGACCAGTCCGGCGTCCTGCCATTCATTGCACCAGTCATTGAAGGTTGACTTGGCAACGCCTAGCTCTTCAGCCAGCGCACGGCGGGAAGACACAAGCATCTTGCCCGGCGAATGGAAGATCCGCATCTGGACTTTATGCAGCGCGATCTCCTTGGTCATTCTAACCGGCTCACCGATGTCATCAAGCGGTGCCGCCTGACGAACACGGGTTTTCACCGTCTTGTTGCTGACCGTATAGGCGCTGCGCAGCATGGCCATGCCATAGCTTGACAGCATTGCGGTCAGCTCAAGCAGAAACAGAGCGAACAGGGACGACCCGATGGTAAAGCTGGTGCCGATCTGTTCCTTGCCGATCCCGGTCAAACTGGCGATGATGCCGACCGATCCGACTGTCTTTTCTGGGGTGGCCTTGAGCAATTTGGTTGCCTCTGCCACCTTGGCTTCAAGGTCTTCGCGGCGCTTGGCCTTGCCAAGACGAACCAGCAGGGCGTCGGCTTCCTTCTGGATGCTTTCGCATTTCGGTCCACAGCCACCGCGTTCTGTTTCACGTGAAACAGCGTCAGTTTTCTGCGTATGCAGATCTTTCAGCTCAGATGAGCCAAGCAGCTCGTCGATCTTGGCGAGTTGTGCTTTTGCAGTTTCGGCATCCTGCTTGGCCGTGCTGATCATCGCAGCGCGATGCTGAGCTTCCAGGAGCGTATTGCCCTGGGTTTCGGCCAGATAGTTCAGGGCGCAGAACACCGAGAACAGCGCTGCTCCGACATAGAGCAGCTTGGTTTTCCACTGCCAGCCCAGAACCACGGCGACAGCGGGGAGAGCGATCTTGAGCACGTCAGACAGGCCGAAGATGGCTCCCATGATAGGCGAGAACTGGAGGCCGAATATCACGTTCATGCCCAGCGATGCGATACCCGCACTCAGGCAGAGGAATGCAATAAAAATCCCCAGCACCCATTGTGCCCATGCGGGCATTGTGCTAGATAGTTTCATATCAGATTCTCCTTATCTGATGAGTTGCATTTCTGAGGCCACTCAGGCTACCCCATCCCGACGGCCAACTGCGGGATGGGGTTAGTTTATAATAGCATAGAAAACGTGCCGTTATTTACGATTGGTGATCAATTTTCCGTGATCATTCATCATTCCAACATTGGCAATTTGGATCATCAGATCCGCAGTGCTTGCAAAAACGATTAAAAACCTGCATCCTTTCTTCTTCATTCAAACTCTTGAGTATCTCGACCATTGTTCGGACGCGGCTTTCACTTCTGTCTCTGGCTTCGTTATGCGGCATTTCATTCCTTTCAGCTATGAAGGACGGCCCGCTATGGGGCCGTGGAGTTTTCAATCTCGATCGTATCGTCTGGGTAATCCTCTACGGCTTGATTGGCGAAATCTTCAGCCCAAGACTGCCGCCGAAACGCAGCGGCAACGCGACCGTTGATACGCACTGTATAAGCGAGATCTTTATTTTCAACGGAAGATCGTTTCATATCTTTCTCCTTCATTCCGGGCAAAAGCCGCCCGTCATAGCTGATTGCGAAAGCCTTCAAGGAACGACCAGTAAAGGTCGTCCCGAGAGGTGATCAGTTGTTAGCCGCTGCGTAACGAGGCACGAAGCAGTTTTCAAGTTCGCCCGTCTGCCGATTGATGTGCTGGACAATCCCGCCAATGTCGTGAGCAAAGTTCGCGTCGTCGGCATTCAGCAGGGCTGTCAAGTTCAGCGTCATCCCGTTGCAGTGTGCGGCAGTAATGTCCATTTCGAGGCTGAGACGCTCAGGGCGTCGCGGCCACGGAAGGGTAAGCGCCCGTTCGGTTATCAGGCCGATGAGATCACATT